GCCGGAACGCTGATAGTTTGGGGTGACCTGCAGGTGAACAATAACGTGATTTGGAATATTACAGGAACCGTTATCATCAAGGGTAGCGTAATTATGGCCAACAACGCCGACCTGAACGTGACCGGTGGTGGAACGCTACAGGTTGGCGGGAGTTTTACTGGGGGTAACAACACTACTATTACAGTTCCGTCGGGTACCATTTCGATATCGGGCGCAATCAGCGTGGGCAATGGTTCGACGCTTTCAGGTTGTACTGGTTGTGTACAGGCGGGCGGAGGTTGTACAGGCCCTTCGGGCTTCTGTACCAATGGAGCGCTTCCAATTACTTTGATTTCGTTCGAAGGAAAGGCTACTGGTTCGACCGTTACGCTTGACTGGTCGACCGCTTCGGAGCTCAACTTCGACAAGTTTGTGATCGAGAGATCTGCGAGCGCCACCAGCTTCACAGAAATTGGGAGCGTTCCCGGTCATGGCAACAGTAATCAACTGAACGAGTATTCGTTCGAAGATGATATGCCGTCGACGGGTGCCAATTATTACAGGTTGCGTTCGGTTGATTTCGATGGCAAATTCGAAAACTCGAAGATCATAAAAGTAGAATTTAACGCATCGGCAGATAAGATACGATTGTATCCCAACCCCGTAACGGATGGTACGTTTAGTGTGAGAACGAGCTTCGCAAGACAGGAAGGGGATAAGGTGATGATCTATAATAATGTAGGAATGTTGGTGGGTGAGACTGAAGTTGGAGCGAAGGAGATAAATATTGGAAAGATATTTACGACCGGATTATATACGCTCTTCTATGCATCGGGGAGTCAGAAATATGCGGTGAGGTTTGTGGTGAAGTAGCTAGAAGTATTGGAAGAATCAAAAGAATGTGTAATTTATGGATGAGTTTGATATACCAATAAGTGCCGCTAAAACTGCATTAACTTATATCGAAGATAGAGCAATAGGGGAATCTATAAAATTATTGCAAATAAAAGAAAAGAAGTCAGTATTGATGATTTGCCAACTAAATTGCCTATTTGGTTAATAGAGTTAATGAACGAATAACAATCTTATTCAGGATAAAAAGTTTAAATTAAGTCGATCAAAAAGGAATAAAATAGAAGAACAAGTAATATATTTGGTAAAAAGAAATCAAGGTATTATATTAGATGAAAAAGGTAAAGTTAAATATGAAACCTTGGATTAAAGCAAATAATGGTCAACTTGAATATGACACTAAACATCCGGCTTTTCAGAAATGGTTTAAAGAAACGGTGCTTAAGTTATCTACTAGGATTAGAAGATTTGTGAAATAAAGTAAACGGAGTATGAAAGAGTTGTTAAACAACGAAGAAGGAAGAAACTGGATTGAAGATTATAGCCACGAGAATGGCAAGTACATTTGTAAATGTTGCCTATGCGGTAATGATTTCCTTTCTGGTATGATTTAGGAAAAGAGTTTCTGATTAGAATCGATAAAGGCGACAATGAAATAGTTTGGCTAGGAGTCGATAGCAATGGTAATGGTTATTGGCGCCCTTCAGAAGCTCAAGTTAAAGAGATTGAAAAGGCCTTTAATTTATTAAACAATGAATAACATGACCGAATTACAACAACGTATCAAGAAAGAAGCTGAACAAATGTATCCATCCACTGGCTTCAAAGGTAAAAAGTATACTACTACCGATACTCAAAATAAAAGAGATGCTTATATGGATGCTGCTCTTAGTTATGCTGAAAAGTTAGAAAAGATCAGGGAGGAAGTCCAAGCCAAGAGAGATCAATATTGTTATATTGAAGGGGCCAGCGCTGCAGTTACGATGGCATCATTGGATGACGTACTTTCTATTATAGATAAATTACAAAAAAGAAAACGCGTTGATGAGTAATCAAGATAAAAGAGGATTCAGAATAGAATCTGAAAAGTTGCTTGATTGGTATGTAATTAATCCTCCAAATAAAGAATATAAATCAGAAGGATATAAGGGGAAATGGTGCCAAGATAGAGCAAAGAAGATAAGAGAAAGTAAAGAAAAGTAATTAAGGCACATGACTTAATATTGATCAATTAAGCCCACAGTCTTAATCAAAATAATTTTGCTTCGTATTAGTTAAGTTGTGTATTTTTACAAATTAACTAAAAGCAAATCTGAATGACGCCAAGATTAGAGAAAGCAAGTAAGATAATTCAGTGGGCAAAAGAAAATAATAAAAGTTTACGAAGAGCGTGTGAGTTTTTTAGAGTTAATGAAAGATACTTAAGAAAAATAAGAGGTGAATGTGTAGGGTATGAAGGATATGAAGAATTTATTAAGCTGTATAATTCATTTAAAAATTCAGCAAATATAAATGAGCCGGAATCAGATTTAAAAGACGGACAAAAGAAATTTACAGAGTCGGATAATAACGCCTCATTCGAGTATAAGGGAGATGAAATGATCAAATCGCTTGAAGAGGCGATTTCTTTTTTTAAAATAGATACAAGAATTTGGGAAGTTGATAAATGGATTTGTAATAGTTATCCTGTTTCTGGTAAAGAAAGAGAACAAGATTTAACTTGGAAGGGTGGCGTAATGAGCGGTTACGCTAAAAGGTCAGGTAGTTGGACTAGTAAGGTAAATTATCAAGTAAAGGTTTGGCTTAAGAAGAAAGTACAATTCGAGGTTGCTATTAAATTTGAGGATTTCTTTGTAGACCTTTTAAAGAAACATAAGCCAATTAATTATCCTAAGATAAAGTATTCTAAAAACAATACTAATAATTTACTAGAGGTGTCAATATACGATTTGCATCTCGGAAAATTAGTTTATGGACAAGAAAGTAATAATAACTATGACACGAAGATTGCCACTAAGAGATTTAAGCACGCTATTGTTGATCTTTTGAAGAAAGCGGAGTCGAGTAGTTATGAAAGAATATTATTCATTGTGGGTAATGATTTCTTTAATAGCGACAATCATTTGGGGGAGACAACTAAGGGCACAAAGCAAGATGAAGATAATAGATGGCAAAAGACATTTAGAACAGGTACGCAATTATTGATTTATGGGATTGATTATATGCGTACATTTGCTCCTGTAGATATTTTAGTTATCCCCGGCAACCACGATTATACGAAGTCATTCTTTCTTGGAGAAACATTAGCCGCATGGTATAGAAACGATAAGAGTGTAAACGTAAATAATAGTGCAAATCCAAGAAAGTATTATGAGTATGGAAAAGTATTACTTGGATTCAGTCATGGGAATAATGAAAAGAGAGAAAAGTTAAGATCGTTGATGGCGTGGGAAATGAAAGAAGCGTGGGCAAGAACGGCATATCGAGAATTTCACCTAGGTCATCAACACCGTGAATTGGCAACAGAAGAGTTGGGTATTACTATTCGTTCACTCTCTTCATTGTCGGGTAGCGACTTGTATCACCATCTTAATGGCTTCATTGGCCCGACAAGGGCAGCAGAAGCCTTCCTTTGGAATAAGGAACGTGGATTGGAGGCAAGATTTACAAGTAATATCATTGCGGGCGATGATTTAGATTAGCGTGTGTCTAAAAAACTTCAACATAAACAATTTGAACCTGAACAAGAACAAAGCAGGTTAAACAAAATATTAGCACTTCAAAAAGAGAATGATGTAATATCTCTTTTGCTTGAGGGGAAAGAGCAAGAAGAAATAATAAAGTACGTCATCAATAAATACCGCATACAACATAATACAGCAAAGTCTTTTATTAGCCATTGTCGTGCTATAATAAGAGGAAGAAAAGATTTTGAGGTAAACAATCTTGTTTCGTTGCATGTAGAGAGATATGAAAAGATATACGCTGGATTGTATGAAATAAAAGCATATGGTATAGCAATGTCTGCTTTGAGAGCAAAAGAGAAATTGCTAGGATTTCACAAAGAAGGATTCCACATGCGAGTATCGAAAGGTGAAATATCTACTGTCCAACTTCAAACAGTTAATAGTGAATATGATGTAATGAAGTTGAATAAGGAAAAGCGAGATAGGTTAAGTGAGTTATTACAAAAAGCAAAGAAGGAGAAGAAATTGTCACAATCAAAAGAAGAAAAACAAATAGGGGAAAAGCCAAAAAAGAAAAGAGGTAGGCCTAAAAAGAATGGGTGAAGACTTTAGCATATTAAATAAGATAGAAATAAATCTTGAACGTAGAATTTACAAACAATCCTACTATGAATTTTACAAAGCTGCATTCTGTCAATTGCATCCGGGATTGCAATATGATGAAAATTGGCATGCAAAGTTTCTTTGTGACAGACTACAAGAAGAGGGATTAAGAGTTTTAAGAGGAGAAAAAAGATTAAAGGACATTTTAATAAATGTTCCCCCTCGTTCTTCTAAGTCAATGATAGTAACTGTTATTTGGTTGCCGTGGTTGTGGACATTGAATCCTTGTTTTAAATTTTTAAGTTTTTCTTATTCAGATACAATTGCTGTTAATCTTGCACGTCAATCAAAAGATTTAATTCAAACGGCTTGGTATCAAAGATTGTATGGTGGGAAAGTTCAATTAAGAAGTGATCTTTCAGGAGCGGGTCATTATGCAAATACGGCTGGTGGGTTTAGATATGCATTTGGATTGGACGGAACAGTTACAGGAATGGGAGGGGATTTTTTGGTGGGAGATGATGCGTTAAGTCCCAAAATAGCTGCATCAGATAAAGAAAGAGATAGTGCAATAGAAAGATGGAATTCAACTATTTCAAATCGTATTAATCAATTGGAAATAGGTTCACGCATTAATGTGGCCCAACGTTTGCATCTAAAAGATTTATTTGGGTATATGCTGGACCCAAAAGAAGGTAGGCCTGAAGAATGTGAACATATCTGTATACCGGCTGAATATGATGAACAGATAGTAATGCCTAAAGATTTGAAAAAGTATTACGATGAACAAGGCGGATTATTTTGGGCAAGTCGTTTTTCAGAACAAGTATTAAATGGAGAAAGAAAGAAGGGCAGTTTATATTTCGCTGGACAATTTCAACAAAGGCCAGTTCCATTAGAAGGTAATATATTTAAGCGTAGGTGGTTTGATATTATGGAACCAGAACAAGTCAGTAGAGATCATAATAATAGCCCCATTCATTTCTTTATAGATACTGCGTTTACGGAAGATGAGGAAAATGATTTTACTGGCATCCTTGCTTGTTTTAAAAAGGGAAATGATATATATGTTATTAATTTTTTGGAAGTTAAAATGGAGTTTCCTAAATTGCTTGACTTTTTGCCGAAATATATACAGCAGACAGGTTATACTTTTAATAGTTGTATATATATTGAACCTAAAGCGAATGGAAAGTCAGTAGCACAACAAATGAAAGCGGCAACTAAGTTGAATGTAATTGAAATAACTGGCGACTTCTTAAAAGACGATAAGGTAGCAAGAGCAACAAGTGTATCGGGAATGGTAGAAGCTAGAAGAGTAAAATTAGTAAATGGAAGTTATGTAGATCAGTACTTGACTTACTTAACTGCATTTCCTAAAGCGCAACATGATGAAGCGGTAGACGTAACAGTATACGCTTTGAATAAATTGATACCAGTGAATGAATTTTATAGTGCATTTGTATGATTATTAAAAAATTAAATAAATTGATTCCATTTGTAGTATGCGGATCTGTTCAAGAAGGAGGTATTGAAATTACTCAACTTGCTTTTTACGAATCAGATAATTGTGAATGGTATAGTGAAAGAGGAAATAGATTAAGCAAAGAATCATGTGAAAAGCTTAATGAATTATTGAACAATGTTTCAAAGGTAAATTTAGATTGAAGTCAATTATATGAAAAAGAAAAAGAGAAGCAAGCGATTTGAGAAAGTATTCGGTGGATTGCGAAATCTTTTAAAAGATAAAGATGACAATAATATATTGGAGTTTTATTTTGATATTATTGAAATTTACGCTCAAAGTAAATTGGATTTTGAAGAAATGAATGATGCAATGAAAGCAAGCGAAATAGTAGGGCGTGGCAAAAAAGCAAAGCCTAAGGGAAAGCCAATTAAAGTTGAAGGTTGGTTTGGATAAAAATGAAACCATCTAAAGTAAAAATAGAAGGTAAGAACAAGAAAGGTGAATTAGTAAAATATCAAAAGACCTTTCTAAATGACGATCAGAAAAGAGGAAATTATGAACGTCATGAAGTTCATGTAAACGACACACCTGAACATTACGCGCTGGCAGAGCGCGTTTATCATTTAATAAAAGATGGATTAAGAACGAATGAGATATTCGCCACTCTTTGCGTAGAAGACGAACAAATGACGGAAACAAAGTTCATGAAGCTTTGTGTAGATGCGTATAAGTTCTTTGAAAATAGCCTATTAAAAGATCGAGAATACGCCTTTCAAACTCACATGAGTAGATATGAAGATATATATCAAAAGTGTATGGCAATGGAAGGATTTTGGCACGGAATGGAATTGGACAAAAAGAATCCAAAAGATATTCAGCAGATAATGACAAAATATATGCATGCTATAAAAGCATTGCAGTATAAAGAAGAATTGTTAGGTTTGCATGACAAGAAAGTGGTATTAGAATTTAATGATGATACGGCTACTATTGTAAGAAATGAAAGAGATATTTATAGAGGAATACCGGGGTATAATTTAGATAATCTTTCCCTTGAAGAAAAAGTAGAAATGCTTAAGTTGATTCAAGAAGCAAGAACAGTTCCTATTAACGGTATTCAGCGAGTAATTATAAAGCAGAAGAAAATAGAAATAGATATTGAAAGTGGCAATCGGAAGATAGTGGAAGAAATTAAGAAGACAGACAAAACAAAAACAATTGATATTGAATATGAAGAAATGCCACTAGAAGTAGTTGGTAAATTTAAAGATATAACGCCTTATCCAGAAGTAATAAAAGAAGACCCTAAATTTATAGATAATCGCCCAAAAGAAATAGAGCAAAAAACAGAGCAGCAATTAAAAGACAAGTTGCAAGAAAACATGATGAATAAGCTAAGGGATAAATTGAAGAAACATAGAAACGATTAATATGAGGGTGGTTGTAATTTCCGACACACATGGTCAGCATAATAAATTGGTATTGCCAAAATGTGATTGTATTATTCATTGTGGAGACGTAACTAGTAGAGGATACAAACAAGAAGTTTATGAATTTTTAAATTGGTTTGAGCAATTGCCTTTTTTATATAAAATCTTTATAGCTGGGAATCATGATTGGTATTTCCAAGAGACAGATCAGGAAGAAATAGATAGCGCTTTAATGAATAGAGGCATTATTTATCTTAAAGATGAAGGCGTTGAAGTAAATGGCATTAAAATATATGGTTCACCCGTGACACCGTGGTTTTTTGATTGGGCGTTTAATGTTCATAGGGGTGCAGAGATAAAGAAATATTGGGACGATATACCTGAAAACCTTGATATACTAATTACACATGGTCCACCAAAGAGTATTTTAGATAAAAATGATAATAGTCAAGAATGTGGATGCGAAGATTTATTGCGTAGCGTTTTAGACAAAAAACCGAGATTTCATTTATTTGGGCACATACATGAAGCGTATGGTAAGTTATTGTCTCCCAACACTCATTTTGTAAACGCAAGCGTATTAAATGAAAATTATAGACTTGTAAATGAACCAATAGTTTTCGACATATAAACCGTATTTTTAAAATTATGAACAAATTGTCAAAAGCTGATTTAGAAGCCCAAAAATTGAAACCGGTAAAAGAAGATGAAAAATCAATTTATGAAATAGAAGCTGATTTTGTTTGCGATACGATTCGCAAATGTATTAAGACAGAGCCTAAAGTGGCTAAAGAGAAAAAGTTAAACGTTTATAGAAAGCTATCTAAAGAAACAATTGATTTATTAAGTGAGGTTAATTTGGAAGTAGAATCATTAGAAAAATCTAAAGAGGGAATATATCACATTATAACATGGAAATCATTAAAAAGTATTGGCGTGAAATAGCAATCTTTATACTAATTGCAATGGTTGCGATTAGCGTAAAGACTTGTAAAAGTAAAAGCAATGAAGTAGTAAATGCGTCTAATGCAAAGGATAGTGCATTTCATATTGCCAGAACCTATATTAACAGACATGGTGAATTGATTCATCAAGTATCGGTTCAGGAATTGACCATAAGAGACCTGAAAAGATTGGCAGAAGAAAATGGAACTAGTAAAGAAGAGTTAATAGGGCAAGTGGGAAATTTGAAAAACCTTGTGGGATTTTGGAAAGGTAAGGCTGGATTTAAAGGAAAAGATAGTGTTAAGTGGAAAGATTCAATTAGATTTGTAGATAAAGCAGGGGTAAGAGATACTATTGATTTTAAAAACTTTAGTTGGTCTAATAAATATTTAACAATAAATGAAGATTATTACCTTTCTGATAATGTAGTAATAGTTGAATATCAATATGATTTAGGTGGATTTGATTTAACAACGTATAGAAAGAAAATGCCACGAGAAAAGGGTAAGGTTTTTAGAAAAAAACAATTAGTGGCCGATTTAAAGTTTGGTGATCCAAATATGAAAGTAGGTAAATTTGAAGCAGTGGTTGTGAAAGAAGAAAAGAAATTGAAATGGTATCATTGGTTCCTGTTAGGAGTTGGTGGAGGAATAGTAACTGAAAAACTAATTGATTAAAATATGGGGTTATTTGATTTTGTGACTAATATAGCAACGGCAACAGTTAAAGTAGTTTTAACGCCAGTGGCTATTGTAAAGGATGCAGCTAGTGTGGTGACGGGTGAAGTTCCAGACGCAACCAAGGAATTACTGGAATCGGCTGGATCAGATTTAGAAAATGCAGGTGACGAATTACTTCCATGAGCGTAGAATTTGTCATATTCCTATTCATTGGGTATTCAACGGCTTTATTTGCTATTTTTAAGCTCATTAGACGGTCAGAATTAAAAGATAACGACAAACTAGTAGATTGGATAGGGTCAAACGCAGAATTGATTAGAGATAAAACAAATGCGTTAAACGAGGCTTCCAAAAAATTAGAAGAAATGTATTGGCAAACCCTTAAAGAGAGACAGAAAACAATAATGATGGATGAGGAAGTGAGAGCAATACATAAGGAAAACATTATTTTGTTTGAAAACAATAAAGAAACGCTGAAAATAAACAAATTAGAGGTATTTAATTTGCGACAGGCCTCATTGTTTGCTTATAATGAATATAAAGCTATAGACGAACTGTTTAGAAATCTTCTTATATTTGATGATGGAGAGACGCCTCTCTTTAGACATATTCGTTTCGCTTGGGAATTAACTAACAAAAATAAAAAGATAGTAGGCGATCATTTTAAAAGTTATTTTAAAATGACACCCGAAGAGTACTTGCAGCAAAAACAGCATATAGGTGGCAAAAAAGAAAATGGAACTGATTTTATAACTGATTATACAGTAAATTGAAACGGTTAAAGTTACATAAGGTAAAAAGAGGTAAGCGAGTTAAAGGGTGGACTGGCAAGGAAACTGATTGGATGTACTACGAAAAATAATAACTATGAGCTTTTGGAAATATTTTATAACAAATGGTAAGATTTGGATTCGCTTCTTTGCGGCAGCTCATGTATTTGTGTTTTTGGCTCATGTTATAAGTCCTTTTAATAAACCTGAATGGTGGGGCATAGAGTGTGTTCTTTTTGGAATTAGTATTGTAATATTAATAGGTGATTATATAGTATGGAGAAAGACGTTCAAAAAATGAAAACAGATCTTTGGAATGATAAGAAGTTTTTGCAGAAGCGAATTAGTGAGCAAATAAAGTATCTTGCAGACTTGCATCTAAAATCGCTTGACAATAAAGTAAATGAAGAAATATATTATAAATTACAAGAATCAGCAGTATTTCAATTAAAGCGATATGAAACACGCTGGAAAGAATTGAACGAAATAGAAACTTATGAAAGGGTTGCAGATACCGCAAATTTTATTGGATGGAAGAAGTAAGATGCCTCACTTGTAATAGCAAATATGTCGTCAACAAAAAATACAAACTCTGCCAAAAACACAATCAAGAAAGATTGCAAATGCATAAATTGCAAGTGCAAGGAAAAGAAGATAGAGAAGCAACAAGAGAAATTGAAAGAGAATTTAGATCAATTCAAAAAAGATCGTCAAGAAAGAGTCGAACAAAGAGAGAAAACAAATTTCGTTGTAGCAATGGGGAGTTGGTCACGCAAGTCGAAATAGTAAGTAGGTATAGAATAGTTTGTGATGAAATAGATAATGAGCGAGAACAATATTGTGAGGCAACCGGTAGAACTGATTTACCACTTAGTCATTCGCACACAATCTCGCAAAGGCGTTGTAAGAATCTAGGAAAGACAGAATTGATTTGGGATAAGAATAATATTTTTCTTGAATCAATGGGCGCAAGTGATAGTGGACACGTAATATGGGAGCATGATTGCTTGGAAAATAAAAAGAAGTTATTTAACTTTGAACGAAAGTTAGGGTACATAAAAATACATGATCAGGAAATATATCAGAAAATAATAAATGAGCTATGAGAAGTGAGGTAGCGCAAAGAATAATTGACGAAACTTCTGTAGAAATTAAGAATAAAGTAAAGGAATATGGTCACAAAGTATTTTTAGACTATATAAATGCTAATCTACAGCTAATAGAGGATAGAAATAATTACCCGCAAAGCATCGAAGACTGGCAAGTATATAAAGATAACATGATAGAATAATGATAAAGGGAATCGATGTATCGAAATGGAATTGTAAATATGCTATTGACTTCAATAAAGTTAAAGCAAGTGGCTATGAATTTGTTTATGTAAAACATTCTCAGGGAGTTGATAGTATAGATAATAAATTTGTAGAAAATTTCACCAATGCTAAGAAAGCCGGATTGAAAGTAGGTCTGTATCATTTTGCTTCATTGAATGACCCTAATGAAAAAGAAGATGCCAAGAAAGAAGCTGAATTTTTCTTGAAAACAACTAAAGATATTAAAGTTGATTTATTGCCAGTTATTGATGTAGAAACAAATGAAGTAAATCTAAATAAATCAGAGGTAGAACAGTGGATTGAAACTTACTGTGAAATATTGAATTGGAAATGCGTTTTATATTCTAGCGCTGGCTTTCTTAATTCATATTTAAACCCGACACATAGACTTGGTAGATTGCCTCTTTGGCTGTCAGGTTACCCATTAGATAGAAACAATAATTATGTTTTAGATTCCACTTTTGAAAAGTTAAAGTTGCCAAAACCACCTATTGGTTGGAATGATTGGATTATGTGGCAATGGACTGCAAAAGGAAGTGTAAATGGAATTTCTGGACAAGTAGATTTAAATGTAGTAAAAACATTACCTTTGATATAAAATGGACGAAGAAGAAATTGATCTGCATAAAGAATACAAAGCAGCAACGGAAGTTAATGAAGATGATGCTTTGACGGTAGAAGTTTTATTAGGAATTGAAAGAATAGGGGCAGAAATAGCATTAGTAGAAGAACTATTTAGAAATCGTGAAGTGGGTGGCTATGAGGCGCTAGAAAGATTGAAAGTTTTGTTTGAATTAGTAACACTATTAACAGATAAAATAAGAACGCGAGTATGAATGAATACAAAGTGACATTTAAATATTACGCGCCAGAAAAAATTATTCAAGCGTTTGGTTATCATTGGGGATAATAATTTTATTCACTTTCATGATTTAGAAAAAAATCCTATTTGTTCAATTCCTTATTATTTAGTTAATAGCATTGAACTAGAAAGAAAACTAGAAAAATTGGATAATGTAGATCAGTTTAGGAAAGATTGGGATGAAATGATGAATAAACCAGCAATAGAAACTATAATAAGCAAATCAGATAATTGGGGAGGCGGCGGAAATCAATAAATATGAAAGAAATCATAATTCTATTTTTACTTGTTGTTGTACAAAACGCAAGTTTTACCCTTGTAAGTAGAGCAAGAAACAGTAAATCAATTCTGTATCACACATTAGCCGCCATTGGTTTAAATGGTATCTGGCTACTTGTATTTAGAAATATGGTGGTAAGCATAAATGATGTTACGCTTATGTGGACATGATTATGGTGATCGTAAGAATGTGAATTCAAGCGATGAATATGAAATGGGCACTTATATAGATTGGGAAAGTTTTGGAGCAGATAAAATGCAATATAAAAAATCTGCATTTGGAAATGATTTATATAATTGGAGTTGGCCTGAAATAAAGAAGTAATGGCAACAAAAGAAAACAAGAAAGTAAATAGCTATATTATTTATGACTGGGAAAGTTCGGGGCTTAGTTGCCAGAAAAACGCCGTAATGGAATTAGCAATGATAGCTATAAGTGGCAAGACGCTAGAAAACATAATTGCTTACGACAATCTGGTTAAGCCATATGATGAGAAACTAATTTATGAGCCTCAAGCAATGAAAATAAATGGATTATCCATTGAACAATGCGAAAGAGACGGAGTAGAATTAGAACAGTTAGTTGATGATATGATTCAAGTATTTGAAGAAGCTAATGTTCACAAAAGCAAAGTGCAGCTTCCAGTACTTGTTGCCCATAATGGATCATTTGACAACCCCTTTACAGAAGATGTATTTAAGCGATGCGGAAAAGATTTAAGTAAATATGTGGCCGGTTATATTGATCCGACTGGTAAATGGCACCCTAGATTTATAGACACTATTGATCTTGCAAAAATGGTTCATGGAGAATTGGCAGAGGGAACGGATGATTTCAAAATGGGTTCGTGTTGCGAAAGAGCTGGAATACAAATGGCAGATGGTCACCGAGCAATGAATGATGTAATAGCCTTAGTCGATTTGTTTAGATATTATGTGACTCGATTTCGTTCGAGTAGTAGTGAAGTAACAGTGGAGAGCGGAATTAATGTAAGTCATAGAGTTAAATTTGAATGGTGAAAAACAAATCTTTTTTTAATAATTAAAGATTCCATAATTTTGAGCATGGTGAATGTAAAAGAGAAATTCAAAATAAACATAGAGAGTCTAAGATCTTCACAGATCAATGTTCTAAAAGCAATTAAGAAGTCAGGAGAAGCGCATTTAAAATATTACCATGAAACAATGAGCGCATTCAAGAATCCAGAAAAAAGAATGAAATGTCACGATACAAAATACTTTGAGGAAGTATTGCCGATTGTAAATGAAATTTTAGAAGAATATCACAATAAAAAATGAGTGAAACTGAGCAACGCGTAGTCACTTCGGAGGAAGAGAAAACAATTAATGAATTCCTTGCTGATCCAGAAAACAGAAAGGGAGCATTGCATTTTGCCAGTTATATTGAAGAGTCGGTGGGTAAAAAGTGGTTTACCATTGATCAACTGATGAAGAAGTCAGGCATGGATAAAATGCAAGCCCTTCAAAAATTACAAATGTGTAAAGCGTTTGGCGTTGTTTCATTGAGAATTGGATACTGGAAAGATAATCGAGAGCAATTAAGAGAGCCTCTTTGGAAAGTAACTATTGGCACGCAAGATAAAATATATGCCATTGAGACTATCATTCAGTATTATAAAGATTCTATTAATGATGCCGAATTGACTAGGAAAAGTTTGCTAGTCCAATTAGAAAAAGAGAAAGAAATAGAGGCCTGAAAATCGTATATTTAAGAATAAATTAGGTATACGATGACAAGGCAGGAGCAAATTGCACCAGAAATAGTAGAATATCAGAAACAAAAAAAGGCGCAAATTTATAATACTTATAAAGAAGCAAGTTCAAATAAGCCGGTTGCTCAAGCAATTGTAAAAGCGGAATTTGATGAAAAATATCCTGCTGATAAATTTGAATATTATACTTTGTCAGGCATTGATAAATTTCGTAATGAATTAATGAAAGCCGAAGATATAGAAGATAAAGATGGTGCTTTTGTAAAGGCTTGTGAGGGTCTTATGCCATATATCGTTTATAACGAAGGAAAGAAAGTCATAACATTTGTTCGCGCTAAAAAATAATATTATTTGTCACTTCATGGGCAAAATATCGCTAAGCAACTTAGAGAGTTTGACGAAACGGAACGAAAATTACAAATCCAAAAAGCGTTAGCCCTTCAAAACGCCGTTAAGTCAGGCGATGTAGACGCTATATTTAAAGCGCAAAATTATTATCAGCAAAGCAACTTATTAAACGATAGATATAAGCCCCCGATTGAGGGAATGAAATCTATCATTATTGATCCGTACAATGTATCCAGCACAAACGGATATTATTCCCCGGGCGGAATCACAGGAAACATATTACGCAATATGTCGCGTACTCCTGTTATTGCTGCAATTCTTAAAACAAGAAAAGATCAACTAGGTGATTTTCTTAAACCTCAACCCTATAGATATTCTAATGGTTACAAATTTAAAAAGAAAGGCGTAAATAGTGAAGATGAATTAACGAATCAGGATAAACGTATTATTGAATACCTTACCAATTTTATTAATAATTGCGGTAACGAAGAGAACATTTGGGATTTAGATAATTTCGATACGTTTGGCAAAAAAGTACTTACTGATTCTTTGGTAGGTGACTTTGCTGCATTTGAGGTAATACCTACAAGGATGGGTAAGCCATCTATGTTTGTTGCAGTAGATGGAGCAACAGTAAGGTTTGCAGATACGGCAAATAACGATGTAAATAAACATGAAAGAACAAGAGTAAATGGATACTTGCCCAAATATGTTCAAGTAATAGATGGGTTAATTAAAGCAGAATTTTATCCTTGGGAATTATGCTATGGATTAAGAAATCCAACAACAAGTATTTATTCAAATGGATATGGGACAAGTGAATTAGAAATATTAATAACTACTGTAACTAATCTATTGAATGCAGATCGTTATAATGGATCAATATTCAAAACTGGTTCCTCTCCAAAAGGAGCTTTGTTTGTAAAGAAAGGCAATATACAGGCTGATGCCATACAACAAATAAGACGCGACTGGCAAGCAATGATCGCAGGTGCTGAAAATAACGGCAAAACTTTGATTTTGGATGCTGAAAATGTTGATTGGGTTGACATGCAGAAAACCAATAGAGACATGGAATATTCTGCATTCTATGAACTGATGATTAAGTTAGCCTGTGCAGTATACACAATATCGCCGGAAGAAATAGGTTTCCCATTGCAAGGTACAAGGCAGGGTGGAATGGGAAGTAAGGAGGGAGGTAAACAGGAAAAAGATTATTCGATTAATAAGGGATTGAAACCCTTATTGACTTATATGCAGACTTGGATTAATGAGTTTATAATTTTCCCTCTTACTAATAGACAATTTGAATTCCAGTTTGCTGGATTAGAGGTTGAAAGTGCATCTGAAGAAGAAGAAAGACTATTAAAGGCTGCAACTGTTTATTTAACTCCCAATGAGATAAGGGCTGGGAAAAAATTAAAACCGCTTAAATCTAAAGCCGCCGACCTTCCCTTGAATCCATTGTTTATGCAGCAACAGCAAATGGAAATGCAAGGGCAACAAGAACAAGATCAGCAAGACTCACAAAAAGAAGAAGAAAGACAATCAAATACAAATCCATTTTTAATGGAAGAGGAAAGTCCATTTCAAAAAGCATTTGATGAATTTTTTGAAGCTAAATATGTAAACGTAGAATGATAAAGATAATTTCTGTTTTGGGGTATATGTTTTCATTGCGCTTCGTTGCCGCCTTTGCGTCAATGGCATTAGCAGGAATAGATTATCATTTTCTATTCCCTATTTTTTGCTTTATGCTATTTTTGCCTGAGTTGGGATTTATGTTTGTTCCAAGTTTTAGAAAATGGTTAAAGGACGGTATAGAGGATAGCGATAATAAATTTAATAAAGAAGATTTTAATTCAATGCTGATCCATTATTCTACGGCGTGGTGCATTAAATTATTTGTTTTATTTGGATTACTTGAAGTATTTTACGCTGTTCAAGTAAGAGAGATATTTGTATTTGGGACGTTAACTGGAGCCTTTGGAATTGAGGCAGTGAACTTCTTTATAAGAAGAGGTGAAAAAAAATAAGGTTATGGAGATCGCTGAAAAGCAAATTATGGCACTGGAAACTAGAATGGAAAAAGTTGAGGGTAAGTTAGATAGCCATTGGGATGTATTAGCTCAAATAAATGAGAAGTTAAAAAAGCTTGATACGATTGAAACTGGATTGTTTGGAAATGAAATTTTGGGACATGAAGGTGTTATTAAAAGACAAGCTGATTTACAACGCCAAATAGATTCTTTGAATAAAGAAATTGAACATATAAGACAGGTTAACAGAGAACAAGATGTGGCTATAAGTGCAAAAAACAATGTTAAAAATAAATGGATGGAAATAGGAAGAATGTTAGTTCAAATTATCATTCAAACTATAGCAATAATTGCGATTCTTAAAGGAATAATGGGCGTAGATACTTTCTTAAAGATTGGATAAATATTTAGTGTATGGAAGAAATAGGAAAGATAAAAAGTAATATCTTTGAATACACTTTCCTTGATAATGGAGATTGGTTATATAAAGCTGTTCCATTAAAGAAACTAAAGCCAATAGAAAAACCTCAGATTAATGTGGTGAATGAAATTGAGAAACATTATCTAGAGTACTTTGAAAAGAGAGTGGTGGGAATATCTAGGGACATAGCAAAGTATTTATTATGAAGTCAATAACAATTATTCTAGCCCTTATAGTCTTGACTGTGATTATTATTGGATTACTTACCAGAGGATGAAAGAATGTTATCTCCACAACAAGTACAAACTATACTGGCTCTCATTCAGAGGCAAACAGCTTTATTCAGCGCAACCACATTGGGCGGGGACTATCTTTCAGATGGAGAAAAGCAGGTTTTAAAGGACAATGGAATAAACGCCGATAAGCTTTACGATGAAAGTAAGGATTTAGTAGAATTGAACTTTCATCTTGGATTGCTTTCTAAAATTTTATCAGAAAAACAAGTTCAAAATATTACATTTAATCAATTAAAAGATTATGTGACTTCCAGCGCATACATTCCCTTGAATGCAAGAGAAAGGGCAACGATCAATAGTATAAAGATGCAATCAATGTCCGATATAAGATTGGCAAACGAGCGCATATTCAAAGACGTGAACAATGTAGTCAGTAACCAATTTGGGAACGCAAGGGCAAATCAGGAAGAGTATTTAAAGGATCAAATGGCAACTGGAACGGGAGATCGGAAAAGCAAGAAAGAGATAGCAAGGCAAATAGGACGTCTTACGGGCGATTGGAGTAGAGATTTCAGAAAGTCGGTAGAATATATCTCTCATACTGCATTAAATGAAGGAAGGGCTGCAATGGTGCTTAGAAAGAATGACGGAGATAACGAGAAAGCAAAAGTGTGGTTCAGAGTCCAACCGTCAGCTTGCCCAAGTTGCGTAAAGCTTTACCTGACAGGCGGAGAAGGAAGTGAGCCAAAGATATTTACACTAAAAGAATTAGAGGCAAATGGAAGCAACATCGGGAGGAAACAAAAAGACTGGAAAAGTACTTTAGTCGCAATACATCCGAGGTGTCGATGTTTGGCGGTAGAATATAAAGAAGGTTCCGTATGGAACGGAACCTCATTTGAAACAGATAAGAGCAAACCTAAAACATCAAACAGACCAAAGGTATTGGTGAAGTTTAACGGTCAAGATTTTTTGGTTTAAAGAGTGGCAAGAAACTTGCGAAGCTTTTTGAGATTTTTCGCTTCAATCTTTATTTTGTCTTGAATAGTGACATTGAAGCCTTTAAATGATTTTGTGTTTGAAGGTGTAAATTTTTGCACCATTACGTTGTAAGTTGTTTTCATAAATCTTTCTGTTTTTTAATTGATAATCAAACCTACTATATTGTACGCAATAAAGCAAGAAAAGGTTTTAAAAAAATACTTTAAAACGTAACTATCTGATAATCAGTAAATTGAAAATTCATGCAAAAAATTCTTTTAAAATATTTGTCCATATGCCGGATTAGCGCGTTATTAGAGGTATGAAAACAAAAGAGGAAATTCAAAAAGAACAAAAAGGATTTATTGAATTTGCAAAATGGTTTATTCATTCTAGGAGAATGGGGTTAGACAAAATGGAAGCGAAAGACTTTGCTAGTGCGCTTATGAGCGAGTTGTGTCATATAGAACCATTCCAACAAACGCATTATTTGATGAAAGAATTTGAAGATCAATTAGGATATGATTTTAAAAATGGTGAATTTATATGAAAACAGAATTAGAAATTGGAGATCGAGTTAGAGTGCAAAATACTTTCAGTGATTTTGTTGCTACTATTAATAGAATTACAAAAACAAAAGCTATTGGCGTTTGGGGAAATGATTGTTCAATAGAATTTAAGCGTAAAATTGGTGGCTTTGGAATTGAAAGATTTTCTCCTAACAAATGGAGCACAATCCGATACATATTATTGGAAGCAATATGAGAGATGTTAGCGGGTTTACTATAATTTATATTGTGCTTTGGTTTATTGCTTTTCCATTTATGTATCGTATAGATGCAACATGGTATGTCAGGTGGTTAGTAATTTGCCCATTGGCATCGGTTGCTTACTATGGATTTGTAAGAAAAATAATTGAACATAATCAATAAACGTTCTTAAAAAAAATGAAAACTGAAAAACAACATTTCGTATATCATTCCGACAATAGGTTTACTCTTGTGGGAATAGTAGATCATGCTTTTGGAAATGATTATTTTCATTTAAAATTGGGATTAGCTGTTTGTCGTGATGGTGACCAATTCAGTAGAAAGATGGGTCGAATAATAGCTTATGGTAGAGCAGAAAAGAAGCCATTCGGCACCATAAGAAATGTAACTCAGGATGAAATTGTTGATTTGTTTTATTCTAGTTGCGTAAGGATTGCAGAAGAAAAGGTGAATGAAATAAACATAAGATTGCATCTGAAAGACGGATTAGGCGCAAGAATATATGCAAGTCATTTAGCGCAACTAGGTAAGAAACAAGAAGCAAGCGATGTGCTAAGTGCAAGTTTTGATGAAACTGGTTTTCAAAAAATGAAAGCTAAAAATATTGAACTTAAAAACAAGTATGGATGACTATGATTTCATCAAATGAAACTATTTGATCTAATCGAAGGCCGTTGGAATTCTCAAATAAATTCCTTCGTGAAAATAGCAACTCACAAAACAAATGTGCCATATCCTATTTGCGTGGCTGAAAAGAAGAAAAGGGAACCAATAGGAAAGAGTAAGGCGCATTCGCAAATATTTATAATAGTTCCCAATGGAGCTTTGCAGCATAAAAATACTTTCTTAAATTTGAAGAAATGAATATACGTTAATTTTACTAAACCGGGAAAATATTCAAAAACAAATGAAAGCACAGAAAATTTCACGAAAAGATTTGCAAACAATTTACGGACAAGTATGTCAAGATTGGCAAAAGAAAATCACTGAACTTGCTTTATGGCAGTCAGGCGATACGATTGAGGTAGAAGAAACTTTGATCAAGAAAGCATTTAACGATGCTAATGAAACACAGAAAGAAATGCTGAAAAAGTATTTTGATGTTTTTAAATCAGTCACATTGACTGATCGTGATTTGAAATGGAAAGATATTCTTGAATTAGCAGGTGAAGAGGAAGAGAATGTTGTTCCATTCAATAATCCAAAAAATAAGAAGCAAAAAGCATTGAATGCTGCTGCGAAAATTCAGTTGATTGCAGAAGTTCTTAATGAAGGCTGGACGGAAGACTATAAAAATTCATCTCAATCAAAGTGGTACCCTTGGTTCGAAAAAAAATCTTCTGGTTGGGTGCTGGTTTCTGTTGCGGGTGTTTGGTACTACGACTCGGTTTTGGGGGCGGGGCTTTCATATAGGGATGAAAGAACAGCTTTGTATGCTGGTAAACAATTTAAAGATATTTATGAAGATTATCTTTCCGCTTAGCGTTACACATAGAATGTTTCTTCTAGTTGAGTGCTGAATTCTAATGCGAATAATTGGAACTACAACTCGAATATGGAGGCGAGGCTAACTCTAAAAATTTTCCCTACCTATTTAAATATGTGTCAACCTTGCCCTTAGGCAAAAGATCAAGTAAGAAGGAAAGTCTTTAGTAAGTAATTGAAAGAGACTTTTATTTAGAGAAATGAAGAGAGTTGGCAATTTATATGAGCAAATTTATGATTTAGATAATCTTAAGTTGGCGGATAAAAATGCGAGTCGTGGGAAGAAATGGAATAGAGATGTAATTGAACATCGAAAGCAAGAAGATGAGAATATTAAGGATTTGCAGCGAAGTTTAAAAGAAATGACTTATAAAACTTCTGAATATTCTTACTTCACTATTTATGAGCCAAAGGCAAGAGATATAGCGCGTCTTCCATATTATCCGGATCGTATCTGTCATCATGCAATAGTTAATGTTATAGGTGATATTCTAACTAAATCATTTATAGCTAATACGTATAGTTGCGTTGTTGGTAGAGGAATTCATCGAGGATATTATGATGTTAAAGCGGCTTTATGGAATAAAGAAGAAACCAAGTATGCATTAAAATTGGATATTAAGAAATACTTTCCAAATGTCTCAAATGAAATACTTAAACAATTGCTGAGACGAAAATTTAAAGATGGAAAGCTATTATGGCTATTAGATGAAATTATAGATAGCGGAACGGGCTTACCGATAGGCAATTACCTGAGTGGCCTATTTGCTAATTTTTACCTTACATATTTTGATCATTGGTTGAAAGAAGATAGACGGGTAAAATATTTGTTTAGATATTGTGACGACATTTTAATACTGCATCACGATAAACATTGGCTTCATAACCTGCGAGAAGATATTCAAGTGTATTTATGGGATAATTTGAAATTGGAAATAAAGAATAATTATCAAGTGTTTCCGGTAAAAGATAGAGGAATCGATTTCTTAGGTTATAAAATATTCCCTGACTATTCTTTGTTGCGTAAAAGTATAAAAGAGAACTTTAAACGAATGATTAAGAGTAATAGGAATGAGTATTCGGTAGCCGCGTATAATGGCTGGATAAGTCATTGTAATGGTATAAATTTAAGTCGCAAATATGGTATTTTTAAATAATTCAAACATGAAACAAGAACAGCAAACACGAATCATTCCGCAATTCTTCAAAGAAGAAGTGAAGAAAAAGAAAGCAGTTGAAGAAAAGAAGTTTGAATTGAAGAAAGTAGAAGTTATATTTGACGGAATTAAAACAGAAAGAATCAGTGTATTGCCCGATGTAGCTCAGTAGGTTAGAGCGTTTGCCTTGTAAGCAACAGGTCGGTGGTTCGATTCCATCCACGGGCTCAAAAATTGAATGCGATTTATTCTTTGGCTATATGTAGTTTTAGGAAATGGACAGCAATGCAAATATGAAAGAGTAGGATTATTTGCAGATAAAGATTCATTACATATTATATCTCAATCGATTGATTTGCATTTGAAATTAGAGAAAAGAAATAAGCAATATTTAGTATTAAGTAATGGCAGTAAAGATGATCTTTATTCAGTTTGGTTTGAAAATACTGATACGGGGTTGATAATTTTTATTAATGACTTAGATAAGAGAGAAACAACGATAATCTCTACAATATGCAAAAACGAAAAACATACTCACTTAAAGCCAGAGCCAAGCATAGAAGAATGGTAGCTATAGAAAATACATGGGAAACACTATTGCCCATTTTTACTATTTCAACTGGAGGAATTTTAGCTTATTGTATAGTTTATTTTGTTGGAATGATATTTTAGATTAATTTTGAAATATGAAAAATAAAACAAGTGGTGCGAAAATATTGTCAATAGGCAATTACCTACCTGTAGGGTTAATGGCATCTAACCAAATTAGTTAGAAACATACAGTCACTTGTTTTTTTACATCGCGGGATACTTTCAGTTGGTAGAAGGAAAGCCTCATAAGCTTTTATGCGCCAGTTCGAGTCTGGCTCCCGCTACTTCTTAATTACGCATGTATAACAGAGAGCGCGTCTGTATTTAAACAGAGAAAAGGTGTCACATTCCAGCCCTTGTAAAAAGACCAACAGAGTAGAGCTTCTTTGTTTATTTTTGCCCCGGTGTTGAAAATGGTAGTACAAGCAGAACTTAAAATTCTGTGATCAGTAATGATCGTGAAAGTTCAATTCTTTCCCGGGGCACAATATGATTAAAAGTAATTTATATACAGGCCATATAAATGGGCCTTATTTAAGAAAGGATGGACGTAAGCATATTTGCATCGATAATAATGGGAAGCGCACAACTGTTAGCTATCCAAAATTTCTAGTTGAACATCATATTGGTAGAAAATTGATGGGCAATGAAACTATTGATCATATAGATCAAGATTTTACTAATGATGAATTAAGTAATTTAAGAATTGTAGATAGATTGACTCATGTTTTGCAAGACGCTGAAAGATTAATGGTAGGCTTTATATGTCCTGTTTGCGACAAAGATGTTATCAGGGAAGGAGAAAAGGCACATTGGGTATTAACTGAAAGAAAAAGAGGTAAAGCGGGGCCATATTGTTCTAAGTCATGTACTGGAAAAGGCGGCAGTAAATTTACTGCTGAATTGGTAATAGAACGATTTAATACCAAATTAGTTAAAGAGTCTGAATTGGTATTGAAATGATCGGTCAGCCCCTAATAAACGTTCTCATTCGCAATAAATATCGTCCTGAATTATTGGGACGTTGTTTACATTCGGTCAGAGAACAAACAATAGTAAAAAATTTAAATGTTATAATTTGCTGTGATTCAGAAGAAGCAAGGAAAGATGCTGAAAAACAGACAGAGAATGATTCTTTTAATGTTAGGATAATCGATGCCGAGATAGACAGGAATTACCCCTTCTATTGGAATCTTTATTCTAATCAATTAAAGAATTTAGTTAACGAAGGCTGGTTTTTATTTCTGGACAACGATGATTTTCTATTTAGCCGTCTTTCCCTTGAGACGATCTCGACAAAGTTAACAAATCCAGAAGAAGGAGTAATTTGTCAGATGTTGCGGAAAGGCAGACCAAAACCACCACAAGATTTTATAGAAAATAAAAAGATAGTTAAAGGTAAAATAGGCGCACCTTGTTTATTTTTGCATCATAGTAAAAATAATATAGCTAATTGGGATGGGTATAAGGCAGCAGATTATAGATGGATAAAAGATGTAGAAAAAGTATTAACTTTGAAGTTCGAACCAATAGTAGTAGTTAGAACGGGAAATAACGGATTGAAAGGACAATGAAAGATTTAAAAACTACAGGCGTTATATTTATAACGGTTGGGCTTATATCTCTTATGATTAAATATGATGATATTGCAGCAAATGTATCCGTGGTTATAATAGTACTATTAATATTTATTGCATGCTATATGGGAATAAGAAGTTACTTTGATAATGGGAACAATTAATATAATGGATTAAAGGGGCAATGAAAAATTTTAATCAAACGAAACATTATATAGAAATTAAATGAAAAAGGAAGATAAATTGGCTAAAATGTGGTGCGACCTGAATCGTTATCAATGGCCTAAAGAATTGAAAAACTATACACCGCAATTATTTTCGGAAAGAGATTATAGACGATCTTATACTACTCCAATGATGAAACTAATAGAATCATTTATTGGACTTGAAGCATGTCTTATTGAATGGAGAAAACAAAATAAAATAACTATAGAATGAAAAAAATACTAGTGTTGATCGTTTTGCAAATTGTAACTTGCAATGTATTATTTGCTCAAAAGAAAAACAAAGAAGTTAAAAACGATACAATAAGCGTAATTGTTTTAACTGAGTACCAGAAAGCAAAATTACAAGTATATAAGAATCAGCAAAAATTACTGAAAGCTCAGTATGAAAAAGTAGGCAGGAATATTGACTCTTTGTACATGGAGGATATTAAGATTATAGTAGACTCAAATACGCCACTTGCAGAAGTAGAAAAATTATTGAGCGTAACAGATAGTACCATTGCATATCAAAAGAAAAAGAAAGAAGTAAAGCCTAAAGCGAATAAATGAGTGAAGAAGAAATTTGGAGAATCGTTGAAGAGGTTCCCTTTTATAAAGTAAGTAATTTAGGCAACATTCAAAGATTTATTCGCGGTTCTAAAATGAATAAGATGCAATTGAATGTAAATATCAAGCAGCAATTACATAATGGCTATTTAATTGTTAAAATGAGAAATGGAAATAAACAAGTAACTAGATCGGTTCATAGGCTTGTTGCTAAAGCATTTGTTAAAAATGATGATTTAATAAATAAAACAGAAGTTAATCATATTGATTTAAATAAATTAAATAATAGTTCTACTAACTTAGAAATGGCTAACGCCAAAAGAAAATACGAATCATGCTATTAATGCTGGACATCATAGGAAAAATTATAGATCTATTACCGTATGCAATATGAATGGAGACATTTTGGGTAATTATATCAGTGGTAATCATGCTAGAGCAATTAATTTGTCAATATATATGGTTGGCAAAGCAATTCAAGAAAAAAGAAATACTTATAAAGAATTTAGATTTATATATGAATGATTTTGAAACAATTATTAACAATTTAATCCTTAAGCGTCCTCTCGCCTTTTCTAGGTGGGGGGACGGTTGAAAGGAGAATGGAATGCATTACTCCAAATAGATGGAGAAAATTACAAGAATACAGATGGTCATATTTATTTTAAGGATATGGGCGAAGCATTAACTAATGTACTTAAAAGCAAGCCAAAATATTATTTGGGAATGCAGCGATTTGCAAAAGAGGACCGCTACCCTAAGCAAATAGAGAAATTTTTAAAAGATAATGATCTTGAAAATCTCAATTGGGTAAATGCTGATGTTTTTCACCATGCAAGTATAAAAGGATATTTTGATCAATTTTTTGATTTATTAACGAAGCGTGATGATCCAGTTATACTTGTTGGGCCGAAGTATTTGGAAAACTTAGGAAAGTTCTATAACTTACATATTGAAATACCTGAAAAGAATTGTTGGTTAGAAAGAGAAAAAATTTTAGATAGAGTAAAGCGATTATTATTCTTGAATAAGAATGTAGTAGTTTTGTTTGTCGCCTCAATGCCAGCTAATTTTATGATAGATGTTTTGTATAATGAGTTTGGAGACAAACATACTTTTCTAGATATGGGATCGGTATTTGATGTTTATGTTGGCAAATGCACTAGAGGGTACCATAAAAAGGTTTTAGAAAGATTAAAAGCAAATGGCACTATTGCCTAATTGTTATTATTGCGGTAAGTTTGTCAATCCTCAAAATTTAAATGAGGTTGGCAGTTATCATTATCCACATAGTTACGATAGTCCCGGCAATCCTTATTTTTATCACCATGAGTGTTGCGCGAATAACTTGAGACTGAAAGGTGAACTAATGAAACAGCAACAAGAATTCATAGACAATTTAAAAAGAGAAGGGTATGAGTTTGAGATAACCGGCGACACAATAAAGTATAAAAGCAAACATCCAGTAAAATATTATTCAACATCATCATTTCAAATAGATATAAAATGAAAACGATATTACTGTTAGTACTTATTTGTTTTGGTTGCAATATAACCTTTGAACAAAGAGTTGGCGGTATGAAAAGACCTATTATAGTTGTTGCAGAAGATTGCAATAATTATTCAGGAACAACTTATTGTACTATTATATTGAGAGATTCTGCGGGTCGAATGGCAACGCTTAACTCAGATCAATTTGCGAACAGCATTGCTAAAAATTATGAAGTAGGAGATACATTGAAATAAAAATGGAGAAAATATATTCTAATATTAAACCAGAATTGTTGCTTCATTTGGTTTTTAGAAAAGAAGATTTTAAGGAAGGTCGTCAAGATTTAGTTGATTCAGATCAATTTATTCAGTGTGCAGCATTACAATTAAAAGCAGGAACTACTTTCAGGCCCCACAAACACAATGGTAGATGGAGAGAGTGGTTAGTGATTGCGCAAGAATCTTGGCATCTTTTGAGTGGCACAGTGCAATGCCATTTTTATGACATGGATAATTCAATTATAGCAGAGCCAATATTAAATGCGGGAGATTCATCGTTTACTTTTTCTTGCGGCCATAATTATACAATACTTGAGGATTCTACTATACTCGAATATAAGACTGGTAAATATGAAGGTCAAACAATAGATAAAACATTTATAGATTGAAACCACTCCTTATTGTAAGCACTAGTGACGCTTATGCGCATATAGTTCCTATCTGGATTCATTTGTATCAAACATACTGGAATGACCCAGATCAACGCGTCGAAATAGTAGGATATAAAAAGCCAGACATAGAACTGCCTGAAAATTTCACATTTGTATCGCTTGGCAAGCAAAGTGGCAATAAGAAAGATTTTTCTAATGACCTGAGGCCATATTTTGCAAGGCAAGAGAAATTGTTTTTTTGGTTTTTTGAAGATTCTTTCATTAGGGAGACCGTAAGATTAGATAGATTAGAAGTCCTCTATAAACTATTCCAAAATAATTCTATTGGTCGAATAGAGCTAACAGGAGAAAATCAGCAGCATCACACCTTGCCATTTGAAACAATAGACGATATAAACATTTATCAAACCCCTCCAAGATCGCAATATAGGCTATCTACACAACCTGCAATTTGGAATAGAGAGTATCTATTGCGATATTTGACGCCTAATTTATCGCCATGGGATTTTGAATGTCAGAGAAAGGTGGACGATGAATTTAAGAATGTAGGAATGACACGTGAAGATGCACCGATTTACACAAATGAAGGCGTAACTCGTCACGACATATTTGCTTATAATTTAAATGGCATTCCGCAAGAAATTATAAAAGAAATGGAACAGAAAGGATTAATTACACAAAATACAAGTTGGAATCCTCCAAAGGATAAGATTAGAGCATATCTTGATATTTGTAAGAGAGCTGCAACTGACGAAAGCGTATTTGCTACATTCAAGAGTCATCCAGATTATAATTATGTTTTAGAACATACTTCTGTTAGGTTGGGCGAAGAGTATTTTAAAATATTGAAATATAATAATGATATTTGGCTTGCTGAAAATTATGCGCGGCAAAATGATTCTATTGGAGACCCTATAAAGAAACAATTAATAAGTGATTCTATTTTCGTGTCAACTAAATCAAGAATAGAATCATTTTATACATCGCCAACAACAGTTCAGTATTTAGCCATTGCATCTAAAATAAGTTGGTTATATAGAAATGAGTGGAAGCAAAAAGAAATTCCAGATGGGCTAAGTATTATTGAAATAGGTGGGGGTTACGGCGGTCAATGTTGGGCTTTAAGTAAAATATGCAATTGGCATACTTATGAAATTATTGATTTGCCGGAAGTCAATGAATTGCAAAAGCGATATTTAAAAGAAGTTGGTTTAGTAGATGTAGATTTATATAATCAAAGTAATTATAAGGATGCATATTGTGTCTCTATTTCTGGTGGGCATTTTTTTATTAGCAATTATGCATTAAGTGAAATTCAGGAACCGTTACAAACTGAATACATTAAGAATATAGCCTTGAATTGTGAACATGGATATATTACTTCAAATGCTACCATTCCTTCACTTGAATTAATAAAGGAACAATATCCAGATACATTTAAGATATTACCTGATATAGAGGGGGAAGCTGAGGGCAATTTTATAGCAATATGGTAGTAGAATTAATTCGTGGCGTTGAATATATTATTAAAGTTGATGTATTGGCTGCTTATGATAGAATATATAAGGCTCCATTTAAGGCGATTTATATAGGGATAGATTTATGGGCGCGTCCTGAATTCTGTACAGTTGAAATTAATGGAGTTCATAGTGGACATGATTTATTTTCAATAGATAAAGAAAACATAATTGAAATATGAAAATAGCAAAAATTCATCCGTATGACTTAGAAGAGTTTGCGGCTTATATCTGTGGTCTAGATTATGATAGTTTAGAGGGAGATATTTCTGGCCAAATTGATACAGTATTATGGGAGAAGTTTGAAACCGATTTAAAATTACTTGGTCAATTAATGGAAGTGATTATGCCATTGATAGATGTAGGCAAATCTCCATTGACAAATACTAAGTTTAAAGGGTTTAGCAAGAAAGAGGGAAATGTTGGCATTTGGATACTAAAGACAGAGGCATGATTAAGATAGCGGTCGGCTGCGGGAAAAGGCAATATCCCGGATATATTCATATAGATGGCGACACTTCATTTGAACACGTTGTAAGCGATGATGTTTGGTTATGTGAATATGATTTTGATTCAGTAGACACTATTTATTGCTGTCATCTTTTGAATTATTTTGAATTTGAAGAGGCGGTTAGATTGCTGCAACAATGGTGTGATGTGCTGAAAGTTGGTGGAGTATTGCGCTTAGCCGTACCCGATTTTGAAGTTATCTCGGAATTATATTCTAGTGGAAAAGTTCGGATAGAAGAAATTAGTGGGCCAATAATGGGTAATTGGCAAATGGGGGATGAAAAAATATCTCATAAAAGTATTTGGGATAAACGTTCACTTGCTAATGCATTAGAATCAGTTGGATTTGGCTTAATGAAGCGATATGATTGGCGCGACACTGATACTGCTTCTATTGATGATCATGCTCAGGCATATTTGCCTCACATGGATAAAGATAATGGGGCGCTTGTTTCATTAAATATAGAAGCCATAAAGAAATGAGTAAGTCTGAAATTTCTATAATAGTCGCCACAAAAAATCGCCCTGATTTCTTATTTCGTTGCCTACTTGCTATTTGGCGTAGTCGATTTCATAATTTTGAATGTATTGTAGTTTCAGATCATTGCAATTATGCAAAAGGGGTAATGAATGATACTCCATTTAGATATGATAAGCGTTTCATATTAGAAGAAAATTGGAGTACTGGTGGCATTTTAAATCAAAAAAATGCAGGCGCTATTTCTAAAAATATTGGGGTGGATATGGCAAGATCAAATAAAATTTGCTATTGTGATGATGATAATATTATATTTGATTTTCATTTAGGCACTTTCATTGGAATGAATGATGAATACACAGTAGGATATTCAAGATTTATAGATGTATTGTGGCACAATAGAAGAATATCTGATATATTAGATAATGACTTATACTTTGAGGGTGGCTTAAGATGGAATGGAGACGTGGTGGAAAATAAGGAAGGAACAAAAGATAATTTAGCAATGTGTCATACAAAAGATGTATGGAATAAGATAGGCGGATGGAAGACATGGGCAGAATTGCCAGATAGAAATGAAGATAGAGATTTTATGATACGCATTGGAGAAAACGTAGACAGAGTGGAAAGATATGATAGTGTTACAGCGATTTACAATCAACATTCTTTGAATGAAGATGAAACTAAAAAGGACGGCGAGGAATATGAATATCTTTTAAGTGAAATGAAAGATAGATATGTATATCCACATTTAATCAAAGGACTAAAAAATGAATATGGAATCTATTAAACAACAGATTGCAAATTTAATTGGTAATAATAAAAAGGTGGTAATACTCGATGTGGGCGCCTATGATGGTAAAGACGCTGCTGCTTTTAATAATATATTTGATGATTGCGAAATACATTGTTTTGAAGCAGATAGTAGATCGCAAAAGCTTTTTGAGCAATTAAATAGCTCCAATAACAATTTAACACTTTGGAAATGTGCCATTGGATCAGTTGATTGGAAACAAGTCGCATTGTATAAAAGCGATAGAATTAATAGAGAAAATTGGTCTGCTAGCAGTTCGATTAGAGAGCCAAAAAATCATCTTGAATACTTCAATGATATTAAATTTGATGAAGTAGAAATGGTTGATTCATCAACTCTTGATATGTGGGCTTGGTTTCATAATTTTGATGTTATAGATCTATTGTGGTGTGATGTAAATGGGGCTGAACAAGATGTTATATTGGGAGCAACAGATACATTAAAAAAAACTAGATTTGTGTACCTAGAGTACTCAGATAAAGAACTTTTTAATGGACAATTAAATAAAAAAGAATTACTATCTTTACTTCCTTCTTTTGAAGAATTGATAACGGTAGAGGAAAATGAATTTTATGGAAGTGTACTTTTAAAGAATAAGAGTTTATGAGTGTCAAATCCACATTTAGCATTAGTCGCGAAACCGCTCAAAAAGTTTTAATGAGTAAGATATTTACATTGACCAATGAGCAATTGGCAGAAGCAATTGAAGCTTTGCCCGAATCAACTTATAGAAACTATAGAGTGTATGACGTACTTTATGAAGAAGATAAAGAAAGAGAAATTAGACAAATAAGCGAATTCGACTGGAAATGAATATAAAAACAGTAGACCAATTACCAAATTATGGTTTTGAAGTAGTAGAAGAATTTGAAAAACAAATAGCTGCATTCTTTGGAGCACCTTTTGCGGTTGCCACTGATAGTTGTACTAGTGGAGTTGAATTGTGCTTACGATTAATGAATGTGGATGAAATAATCGTTCCTAGAAACACATATGTTTCTATTCCCATGCTTGCAAAAAAGTTAGGAATTAAACTAAAGTGGTATTATGAGGGGTGGGAATGGAAGGGGCATTATATACTTGCATCTTGCTATGATGTTGAAGAAAAATTTTGGTACGATATACATGATGCGGCTGTTTTATGGAAAGCCAATTCATATATAGGTGGATCAATGATGGTTATTAGTTGTCAAAAGCAAAAGCATCTTTCGGTTGGTAGGCTTGGAGTTATTTTACTTGACAATGAAAAGAAAGCGAAAGAATTGAAGAAATTATCTTATGATGGACGTATTTCAATGATTCCTTGGAGAGAACAAAACATAAGTTCATTTGGAATACATGCTTATTGCCAACCTGAATTAGCAGCCTTGGCGTTGGGAAAATTACCGAAAGCTATTGAGTCTGAGCCTAGAAAATGGTCAATAAAAGATTGGCCTGATTTAGTTAAATCAATGGATGTATTTAAAGAATATCGTTAATGAGTAGTGGTATTTATAAGATAACTTGCTTATCAAACAATAGGATTTATATTGGTAGCGCAGTTAACTTGGCAGCAAGGAAAAATCAGCATTTTAGGGCACTTAAGCTGAATAAGCATGAGAATAAGTATTTACAGAGGGCATATAATAAGTATGGAGTTGAAGCATTTATTTGGCACGTGCTCCAGACTATTGTTAAGGAAGTGAACGAATCCCATAATGATTTTAAAATAAGATTAGCAAAGGTTAATGAACAATTTTACCTAGATACCCTTTTGTTTGCGCAAGAATATATTCAATCAAATAAAAAAGACCCACGGCTTAGAAGATTAGGTTTTAATATTTTACCGATAGCTAAAAGTGGAAAATTTATGAAACATTCTAAAGCTGAATGTAAAAGAATTGCCAATAGAGTTACAGGCACTGTTAAGAGCAAAGAATCTATTGAAAAGGGATTGAAAACTAAATTAGATTTATATGGTGGTTTTTATATACCAACTATCGAACATAGAGTGGCAGTAAGTAGAGCGCATAAGGGAAAGATTGTTTCGGAGGAAACTAGAAAGAAATTATCTATTGCAAGTTCTAAGCAGGTGCATGACGATGTTAGGAAAAAGAATAATTCTGAATCTAAAAAGAAATATTATGCAACCCATCCGCATCCAGTAAGTAGAGCAGTTATTCAAATTGATCCTGTATCAGAAGCGGTATTGAATGAGTTTCCCACTATTCGTGCCGCAAGTCTTTATATATGCGGCTCGTTACTTGCATGTGGCAATATATCTAATCTTTGTAGTGGCAATAATGGACTTAAAACATGTAAGGGATTTAAATGGAAATATAAAAATGAATAATAAAAAAGCTATTGTTTTTGGAATAGCGGGTCAAACTGGTTCTTATCTTGCAGAACATCTATTAGATCAAAACTATAAGGTCTATGGTATGATTCGACGCAATAGTACCCCTGAACATCAAGAGAGCAGAATATCACATTTAGATAATCGAATAGAGGTCGTGTATGGCGATTTATTGGATACAAATTCGATTAGAAATTTACTTAAACAGTCGCAGCCAGATGAAATATATAATCTTGCGGCGCAATCACATGTAAGAATTAGTTTTGATATTCAAAGTTTGACGACGCAAATTAATGCGCTAGGAACTTTGAATATTTTAGAAGCATATAGGGAGATTTGCCCACAAGCTAAGTTTTTACAAGCATCATCTAGCGAGATGTTTGGTAATTCATGTGACGCAGATGGCGTACAAAGATTAAGTACCCCCATGTTGCCGGTTTCTCCTTATGGAGTAGCTAAGTTATATGCTTATCATATTGTTAGGGTTTACAGGCATTCTTATGGTCTACATGCTTGTAATTCTATTTGTTTCAATCACGAAAGCCCTAGAAGAGGAAGTAATTTTGTAACAAGTAAAGTTGTTAAGGAGGCAGTAAAAATAAAATTGGGGTTGTCTAAAACTAATATATTAGAAATAGGCAATCTTGATTCTTATCGCGATTGGGGGCATGCTAGCGATTACAGTAAAGCTCAAATGAAAATAATTAATTATGAAAAGCCAGATGATTTTATAATAGCTACTGGTAAAACTCAGTCTGTACGAGATTTGATTAATTATGTATTTACAAGATTGAATTTAAATTTTGACACGCACGTAAGGATCAATTCAAAATATTTTAGGCCAACCGAATTGAATCATCTTTGTGGCGATGCCAGTAAAGCAAAAAATTTACTTGGATGGATGCCTCAATATACCTTTGAGCAAACATTAGATGAAATGATTAATCATTGGATGAAAGAATTAAGCAAATGAAAAAAGAATATTACAATCTATTGCTGCCATAGTTATCATGCTACTATTTGTACTTATTCCATTTTGGATATGGAATACTATAATAGATGACAAATATGTAAATGCAGCATTAGTTTGGCTTTTTGGATTGCTATTTTTGGTTTATGCAATTAGTTGTATTTTTGTACTAATTGGTTATTTAAGTTTGTTATTTACCAGTAAAGTATTTGACGATTGAATATTCTTTTCTCTTGTATTATAGACAACTACGACCGGCTAAAAGAAGTTAATCTTCCCGAAGGATGGAGAGCAATTTGTTTTTCAAATACTCCTATTGAATCTAAAACATGGGAGATAGTAAAAATAGAAAAGAAAGATAAGATATACAGAGATATAAAAATACGCCCTTATGCTTGGTTGCCCAAACATGATAAGTCTGTTTGGATAGATGGCAATTTAGAAATAAATATTCCTTTGGATAAATTCATTGAAGGCAAATATGGATTTTGGTTAATGAAGCACCCAGATAGAAATTGTTTATATGAGGAGGCGAAGCGATGTATTGAATTAGGAAAGGATAATGCGGAAACAATAAGTAAACAGATTAATGAATATCGTAATGTTGTATTTCCTGAGCAATTTGGGTTAAGTGCAACCGGATGCATAATTAGAGACAATGATAAATACAATAGTTTATTCTCTGATTATTGGTGGAAAGAAGTAGAAGATAATTCAGTTAGAGATCAATTATCGTTTGATTTTATAAGGTGGATGATGCCGGGAATGAAAATTAATCACTTCCCTTTTCTTGAAAATATAATTTATCATCAGCACGTACATAAAGAGAAAAAGCCAAGATGTTTTAAAAGAAGAAAAGTATATCCTACAAAAGAATATTACAGAAGATATAATAATGACAAGAACTGAAATAATTCAATTGCTAATAGATAGATACGATTTGAAGTCATATATTGAAATTGGAACTCAATTTAAGAAAAACAACTTTGATAAAATACGATGCGAATATAAATTGTCAGTTGATCCAGACTTAAATTCAGATGCTGATATTCATTTAACTTCTGATGACTTTTTTACTTTTGGGCTATTTAATAATCCTGTTTATAATTCAAATAAAATAGATATTTGGTTTATAGACGGACTACATGAAAAAGAACAAGTTGAAAAAGATATTAATAATTCATTTAAAAATATTTCAGACAATGGCTTTATTGTTGTTCATGATTGTAATCCAACAAGTGAATTAGTTCAACGTGTACCGAGAGAAAGTAAGCAGTGGACCGGTGATGTTTGGAAAACTATTGTAGAATTGAGGGCAAGAAGTGATTTAAGAATGTATACGGTAGATACTGATTGGGGATGCTGTGTGATACGAAAAGGAAAACAGATTCCAATAAATAGAAAAGAAGAATTGACTTATGAAAATTTAGATAAGAATAGAAGAGAGTGGCTTAATCTTGTATCTGTTGATTATTTTAAACAATTGCATAAATGAGAATTTATGCAATTCATCCATATGATCCAACTCCTGCAAAGAATTTAGGCAAATCATATAATGATGTTTTTAAAAATATAGATGAAGAAGATTGGGTTTGCTTAATGGATTGGGACACAATGCTTCTTACTCATGATGCGATTAAAAGAATGTATGAATATATAGTCAAATACCCAGATACGGGAATATTTACTTGTTGGGTTAATAGATTGCATCCGGGAGCAAAACAGCAAGTTGATTTAACAATGTTTGAGGAAGTTAATATTAAAGAACATATAAAAAGAGCTAAACAATTTATTGATACTTGTGGGACAAATGTTACTGAATTACATAAGCATATTTCTGGATTTATTATGTTGATTAGTAAGAAAACATGGAATGAAATAAAATTCAATGAAGATGGGAAATGTTTAGGTGTTGATAATGAGTATTCAGATAGAATATTGCAGTCGGGAAGAAAGATTTTAAGGATGGATGCAATTTATTGTCTGCATTTGTATCGCATGGGAATGCCAAACGACTATAAAGACAAATCACACTTGCTTTGAAAAAATTACGGGTTGCGCTTGTAACAGCGAATGTAGGAAATTTTGAAAAAGATCGTCATTGGGAAGATCAAGATTATATTTGTGACTTTTATAAATTTCACGATAGTAGCCTTCCATTCCCTTTGCCCAATTTGAATGCTAGGCTTAAAAGCAAGTATGTAAAAATAATGACTCACAGGTTTTTGCCTGATTACGATATTTATGTTTGGGTAGACTCTAGTGTTGAAATAGTAAACGATAAGTTTGTGAGCAAGATGGTGGAATTGTTAACCGGAAACGATATAGTAATTTCAGATCATTATGAACGAAGTAATGTATATGATGAGCTTGAATATATTAAAACGAATATAGAGAAAGGGGCGGAGTATCTTATAAAAAGATATGGCAATGAGCCGATAGAAGAAGAAATGACGTTTTATAAGAATAGTCACATTACTGAAAATCATGTATTATTCATAACCAGATTTTTTGCTAGAAGAAATAATAAAAAAGTAAACGAAGCTTTTAATGATTGGTGGCTTAAAGTGCTTGAGTTTATGAATTTCGATCAAGCGATGTTTACTTATATTGGCGAAAAACATAATTTAGATATATCTTGTCCTGAATATTTGGATATAGAAAAAGATTATCTAATAGTTCATAAACATGAATAAAAATTAGTGAAATAGTAAAAGTAAATTGCGTATTTTTAAAATTGGTACAAATAAAACTCAATGAGAGACTTAATTTTTTCTAACGATTCAGGTTCATTTCGTGTAACATTTAGAACTGATTTAGCTAGTCACAACAATAAGAATTTTACAATATATCAAGTTTTTGGATTGGACCCACAAGACGTTCACAATACACACGCTGAACAGGTAATGGCTACATTTCAGCGTTACCGCAAAATAGGCGGCGGTCCTTATAATTTAGATGAAATGGTCGATTTGGCCACTCATTATGGTTTTAATTTAACAAGTATTGATACTTCCGGACAAGACTCCATTCTTTTAGTAGATATGGGTTCCGGTAGCTAATTAGTGTTTTCTCTGTTTTCTTTCTGTTTTCCAGCCCGATAGAAATATCGGGCTGTTTTATTGAAATTAAATTTCACAGTTAAATGATTGATCTGATTTGTACACTGGGCAGGGGTTCGCTATGGAATGATTTAGAAATTAAATATTCGCTTCGTTCTATAGAAAAACATCTATCTAATTATGGTAACATTTGGATAGTAGGTTATCGTCCACCATTTTTACAAAATGTCAGACATATAGAATTTAAAGATGAACATCCTTGTAAGGAAACTAATATTTACAGAAAGATTTTAAGAGCTTGTCAGGAAAAAGAAATATCAGATGACTTTTTATTTTTTAATGATGACCATTTTATATTACAAGACTTTATTGCAGGCGATTTTCCGTATTTTTGGAAAAGTAATTTACGAGACTCATCTAAAATGATGAAACCGGGAAATAGATACAAGAAAGCGGTTGACAATGCTTATAGAACCCTTAGTTCTCTTGGATTAGAAACGAAAAGTTTTGATATACACATGCCTATTATTTATAATAAAAAAAAATTTATAGATGTAATGACAAAGTATGACTGGGATCAAAAAGTGAGTTATGTCGTTAAGTCCATGTACGCAAATTCATTAAAAATAGAGGGCGTAAGAGAGCCTGATTGTAAAATAAATAGTCAGATTACAGAAACAGAGATCAAAGAAATTATAAAAGACAGGAAGGTATTTTCAATGGGGAATGGGGCAATAGGATTTAAGATGCTTAATGTATTAAATGAGTTATATCCAAATCCAAGTAAATACGAAATGATTTAAGTATTTTTAAAGATAATTAAACTATCAAAATGAAATCTTCTGCTAAACAAAAATCAGCACAAACAACTAAGGGGCAACTGCTTGAAATTCCTAAATTTGCTAGCGATGCGGCAGCGGATGCAGCCGTTGCAAATGGGGTTGCTAATGCTGCATCTATTTATTATAACACTACAACTAACAAATTGAAAGTAAAAGAAAATACATCTTGGAAAACAGTAACTACTTCTTAATCAATGAAAAGTTTACAGCCAAAAAGAGCTAATGATAGTGTAATTATTCCTGATGGTAGTTATATTGAACCGGGAATAGTTAATGCAAACAAGCAGGTAAGTGCATCTCTAGGATATGAATTGGCTTACTTTAAAATTCATGTAAATGCAGATGCGATAATTAGTGGCAAAGACAAGCACGGCAATGCGTTTGCAAATATGTCTGTGGCCAAGGGGCGCGTTCCATATCCTTTGAGTATAATTAGCGCTTGTGATCAGACATTTTTTATTATACATGATGGTGCACAATCAGATTCTTCGCAACATATGACTAGTGGTGTTTATCCAAGAACTTAATGAGTTTTTTAAATAAAATAAGAGAGTGGGCTGGTATTAAGAGTATTGTTCTTGAAGACGAACAGTCAATAGATACTTTTGAAAAAGTAGACGGAGAATTGGTTGAATTAAGATCAGAGTTAAAAAAGGCTCAAGTAGAATTTGATTCAGTTTCAAATGATTTTGAATTAAAAATTCAAGCTTGTGAAAAATTGATTGAAAAAGGTTCTAGTGAAGGCAGTTATAATAAGAAATCATTAAGTGATAGATTAGATAGAATCACTAATGATTTCTTAGGAAAAGCAAAAGAACTAACTGATAAAATAAATCATAAACAAGATCAAAAAGATAATTTAGAAGCTGAAATATTAAGCAAATCTATTGAATTAACTTCATTGCTTTCAGAAGAAGAACAAAGGGCTATTGGAGATATAATGTCAACGTGGCAAGAAACGAGCTTAATTAAAGGTGAAGAGGTAACAAATCAACTTCGTGCTATCGTGACATCTATTGATTTAATTGTTAAAGCGGATAGTGATCTATTTGAAAAAAAACAGATAGAGCAAAAAAAAAGCGAAGCTGAACCTATTGTGGAAGAAACAATAGAAAAAGCCGTTACTTTTGAAGGACATTATGCAAATGTAATTGTAAAGAAAGATGGAAAAATTCTTTTCCTTCAAAGAGCAAGTGCAAAAGATGTTGCACCTAATCAATGGTGTTTACCGGGAGGTCATATCGACGAAGGCGAAAGTATTAACCAAGCAGCCGCAAGAGAACTTAAAGAAGAAGCAAATTTAGAATGCGATCCATCATCAATGTGGATCATAGGTAAAGCTAAATGCGATGATAAAAAGTGGGCATTTTATTTATCTGCTTATCCACAAGGTGAAGTAGCAATACTTGACGGTGAAAGCCAGAATGCTAAATGGATGAAATCAGATGAATGGATGGATGCTGATTTATTCTTTGATTTAAAAGATCATTTGATCGCAATGGAGTTTCCTGAATTAAATATAGATTCAGTTCCTACTATTCAAAAGGCAGAAGGTTTTTTTTGATTTATAAAAAGCCAAGGATATTAAAAAAGAACAAGGTAAAAACGAAAAGATAAATTATATTTACAAGATTCCCGATCTTATAACTCATGCTGAAAACACTTCTCAGGAATCGCTTAAAAAAGTTACTAAGTTGCATCCAGATCAACATATAAGGGGGGGTCGGCAAAGCGTGAATTAGAGCGTAGAAATGTTAATGAGGAAAAAAAAGAAAAATCTAAGAAAAAAAGAAGAAAAACAAACAGTAGACTAATGATATTGCTAAATTTTTTAGCAAAAAATATTTTAAAAATTTCTTTTAAAAAGTTGTCCAAGCGGCAACTTTTGTCGTTATTGGAGGTATGAAACAAACGATAATCATGAAAAGATTCAAAGTTAGTATTTATAAAGATAAAGGTGACAGCGACACATTGTATGCTATTTGGGACGCAATGTTTAAGAATTACATTCCTGAAACAATCACAGCAAATCTTGAACGTTTGCGAATGGAAGTGAACGAAATGAACAAAGAAAACAGCGGCTGGTAAAAATGTAAAATAGAAACTGAAAAGGAGTTGCGGCCCCTTGCTTAGAAATAGGCAAGGGGTTTTTGTTTTTATAGACTTTCGTATTTTTAAGGACGTGAACTTAGTTAACACGTCTAATCGATTTTACAATTACGTCTACTGCGATCCTAGAAAAAGGATTCTATATAAAATTCCCGGAATAGATATTATTCTTCCAGCGCAACCTTTTTATGTTGGTCGTGGAGAGGGTGATAGAAAAACGGCTCATCTATGGGAATCATTTAGCGAAACTTATAAAAAAAATAGTCACAAACAAAATACCATAAGGGCAATTATTAATGAAGGTTTGGAGCCTATAATTATTCAGTTGAATAATGGATTATCAAATAACGTTGCTAACCAGAGTGAAAAATATTTAGTAAAAGTTATTGGCCGAGCAGATTTAAAAAGGGGGCCGCTAACTAATCTCACTAATGGAGGCGAAACTAGCGCTGGCTATAAAATGCCTAAAGAGTCAATAGAAAAGAGTTTAGCGACTAAATTAAAAAATGGCACTTGGTCAACTGGATTTAAAGGCAAGCATACTGACGAAGCAAAAGAAAAAAATAGAATCAAGCATTTAGGGAAACCTAGCGGCATGCTTGGTAAAAAGTGTACGCCTGACCAAATTGAAAGAAATAGACAAAGTCATTTAGGTAAAAAGCAGTCTGATGAAACAAAAGAAAAACTAAGACAAATTATTCTTGCAAAGAAAAAGGGCTACAAGCTATTCGAATTTGATTTGAAGGGGAATAAAATAAACGAATTTGATTCATCTCTATTAGCAGGAAAATTTTATAGCATTGATCCGGTAGCTATTAATAACAATGCAAGGGGCAAAACTAACAGTTGTAATAAGAGCATTTGGATTAGAGAAAAAGATTTTAGCGAAGAGTTATTGTTCAAATTGGTAACATTGAATGCCGATAAGTCTGTTTGGAATAAAGGCAAGTCCATACCCGCACCTCACTTTGAGAAATCAGTAGCTCAATTAAATCCTAAAACATTTGAAATAATTGAGGTATTTAAATCATTGAGTTCAGCAGCTAAGAAATTTGATGTTTCGCCATCTGCGATTGGAAATTCAATTAGAAGAGATGGCTTATGTAAAAAATTTAAATGGAGTTATTATGAATGATAAATTTTCCTATTTCGTACCCTTTGATATTCTTGAAAAGTCTACGGATGAAAATGGTGACGAAGTAATGATCGTAGGCGGAGTAGTAAGTGATGAAACTACGGGAGCCGATTTAGATGGAGATATTTTGGAAGTTGATGGGATGGACTTAACTAAGTTAATGCACCGCGGCTTCGTTAACTGGAACCATTTGGGGCACAAAGACCCATCAATGATTATAGGTGAACCGCTTTCATTTGAAAAAAAAGATGGTAAACTAATGGTTAAATCAAAATTATATTCTGGATCAGAAATGGCAAAGAAGGTATTTGATTTAACAAAAACATTATCTAAAAGTTCTTCTAGCAGAAAGTTAGGGTACTCTATAGAGGGTGAAGGTTTATTGCGTGACCCGAAAGACAAGAGGAGAATTAAAAAAAGTACAATTCATGGATTAGCTATCGCTCCTCATCCAAAATGCAAGGGCACTAGTGTAATAATTACTAAAGGTGAATCTCCTGAATATGAAACGGAAATCGGTAGTGATTTTATTATCGATACCGTAAATGAAAATGGTGAACGTACTACGGTTGACAAGGAATTAAATATCGAAAAAGCAATGGCAGCCGGAAACATAACCGGAACAGAAACAATAGATAAACCGCTAACTCAAGAATCATTAAAAGAAGGTTCGTTAGAAGGCAAAAAGAAAAAAAAGAAGAAAGATACACCTATAGAATCAGAAGAGCTTAGCAAAGCAGAAGTTCTTACATATTTAATTGATACTTATGGCATGGACGAAGAGTCATGCAAGAATACATGGAGTATAATTAATAAGATTGAAAAAGGTTTAGGCGATACTGAAATAGTAAAAAAAAAGACCAATCTAATCCCTAAGGAAGCTGCTTTATATATGTTTAGGCCAGAAACGCAGTATACGTGCGATAAATGCGTCTTTAGTAAAAACAAATCAAATAAATGTGCTGTGTTGGGGGCTTCTGAAAGTATAAAGCCATTTGGATCTTGTGGATTTTGGATGCATATGGACCCTAAGGGAGAAAATACTCCTATAATACCTTGGCTTGGAATAGTGTCTAAACAAGAAGCGGGGTATAATGAAAATAATACTGGCTTTTCATGTAAGAGATGTGAATATTTTATTATTGATAAAATGTCATGTTTAAAAGTTGATAAGGATAGTGATGGAGATACTCCCAATAAAATTCATCCAAATGCTTGTTGCAATAGATGGGAAGCTGATAAAAAAAGAGCAGCAATGACAAATGATCAATTGAATGAATTTATTTCAAAGTAACATTTAGCAAAATTTTGATTAAGGGAAAACATAATAAAAAAGTAGTATTTTTAAAATTAAAGAAATAAAAATTTTTTCATGGAAGTTACTAAAGTTTCTAAAGAGGCAATTGAGAAAGCGGAAATAGCACTTGGCTTGAAGAAGGCATTTGAACCAACGGTCGAAGAAAAAGCAAAACAAGATGAATTGAAAAAAGCAGAAGAAGCTAAAGCAACTATTGAAAAAGAATACGCAGATGTTTTGCAAAAAGCTCAAGAGCTAAAAGCAAAAATGGAAGGCGATACTACTGTAAAAGAAATTGTAAAATCAGAAGAGGTAAAGCCATTTAATACTGATGCGCTAGAAAAATCAATCGTAGACAAGTTCAATGAAAAATTTGAAGCTCTTGGCACTCTCATTAAATCAAAAGATGAAGTAATTGACAAATTGTCTGAGAAACTTGAAAAGGCAGAAGAATTTAATACAGTTTTGGGCAAGAAAGTAGGCATACTTGAAAAGCAGCCCATGGGTGAGCGTAAGTCAGTAACTACTACAAATTTCCTTGAAAAAGGTGGAGACAATTCTGATAAAAGTAAAAAGAATGAAACTGTAATGAGTCTTTCTAATAAAAATGATCGTTCACAAGTAGCTGAACTTCTTTTAGAAAAAGCATTGGAAGATAAAGAAAAAGGAATTGTAGATAATTTCTTCAAGAAGGCTGTAACGTATGTTGAATTGCAATCAATTCCTGATACTGAAACTAGCGCACGTATTCAGAGATTTTTGAAGGATAATCATAAAATTGTTTTAACTAAGTAATCAATAAAGAATTTTTTAAGCTGAATAATAAACATGGTCGAACTTAATCATTATCAAGAAACAGAATTGGGCGGTGCATTCGCTAGTCAATCGGAAGTGAGTGAACTTATTAAAGCTATGCAAGCTGGCAATATCACAGGTCGTGATACCAATGATCTTGCTTTAACACAAGAGCCGCTTAAAGTAGAATCTCTTGAAAAGACATTGCGTCTTTTAGATTTCAAAATGGAACAGGTAAAACTGTACTATGATATTCCTAAACTGGATGCAATGAACACAGTTGAAGAATATATTCAGCTTGAATCGTATGGTTTCGATCGTGGCGGATTTTATGCAGAGGGTGAAACGCCTGACCTTGAAGATTCTGTTTACAGACGTAGAGCTGAATTGGTTAAGTATATCCAGATCATGGGTAGCGTAACTCTTCAAGCTCAAAAAGTTCGTTCTTATGTCGATGCAATGGCACAAGAAGTAAAGAACAAAACAATGTGGGTTGTTCGCAAGACTGCTAACTCATTGACTAAAGCAGACAGCAACATGAATTCACTTGAATTCAATAGCTTGTTTGCTCAACACGCCCGCATTGGTGCAAGCTCAGGAGATTTGTATCCTACTTTGGATGCATGGCAAGATAGCCCAGCAGTAATTGACCTTCGTGGCGCAAGTATTCGTCAACAAGATTTTGAAGATGGTTCACAGAACATTTATGCAGCATTCGGGACAGTAGATACTTTCTATGCTCCCCCTACAGTACTTGCAGGTTTTGCAAAAGATTACTATGAGCGTCAAAGGATTCTTTTAGGATCAAGTGGTTATCGTGGCGTAGCTGGTAGCAATCCTAAAGCAGTTGATACTACTTTCGGTGAAGTAGCATTGAAACAAGATTTGTTTATGAAGACTCCCGGTTTCCGTCTGGCAACAGATTCGGCAACTAGCGGTAAGGCTCCTGCAACTCCAGTTTCAGTAAGCGCAGCATTGACTGGCACAGATGGCAAGTCTCGTTTTGCAGCAGGTGAAGCTCATACGGGCGCACTTGGAACAGTGTTCTATGGAGTATCAGCAGCAAATCAATATGGTGAAAGCCCAGTTAGAATTTTAGGTGGAGATACTAATAAAGTGACATTGACAGCAGGTCAATCGGTAGATTTAAGCTGGACAGCGGGCGCGGGTACATTTACTCCTAGCCATTATGTAGTGTATCGTTCGAAGATCTCGACTGTAACAAATGCAGCTACAAGTCAGGTAGAATTTTATCCTATCTTCAAAGTAAGTGCGGCTCAATTGACACAAGGTTATGATGGAGCAGCAGCAGGAGTAGTTAGGGATCGTAATAGGTTCTTACCAGATACTGAAAATGGTTTCATTGAAGCTATGCAAGAAGAGGTCAACTATTTTAAGCAACTGGGGCCTATCAGTCGTCTAGATTTTGGCATTACCGGGCCAGCAAATAATTTCATGGTTTACCAATGGGGAACTCCTGTATTGGTGGCTCAGAAGAAGATGGTTCGCTATATTAACATTGGACCTTTCGTTGCAGCTTAGTAAGCAACAATAAATAAAGGTTTTATCGAAAGAGACGCTATGAAAATTAGTGTCTCTTTTTTATTTTTGCATTTATGCAAATTGAAGACAATATTAGGGGTGAATCGGGAGTATATTGTATAGAATGCCTAAAAGATAATAGAATTTATATAGGCTCTTCTTACGATGTTAAGAATAGAATTGGAGCGCATATATCTGCATTAAGGGGGAGTTATCATCCAAACAATTTGTTGTTAGAGGCATTTGATAATTATGGAGAATCTTCATTTAGAGCCTACATTCTTGAGTATACTGATATAAATATTCAATTTAAAACAGAGCAATTGTATTTAGATATATTTTTGTATGCTCAAGAATATATAGATTCTAAATGGAATGATTACAGGTTTCATAAATATGGCTTTAATATAAAGCCCAGCGTTAATGATATGCGTGGTTATACGTATAGTCACAAGCCTAAAAAACAGAGTCAAATAAGCATTGATAAAAGAAATAAAACACTAAGAATTTTGTGGCAGCAAGAAGAATTTGTAGAAAGAGTAACAGCGTTTCGTAAAACAGATGAATTTAGAGAGAAACTTAGAATTGCTAATGCAAATAGCGAAAAGGCTAAAAAATTAAAAACTCATATTCTAGTGTATGATATGCATACTGGTTATTTCATTGAAGAAATTGTTGGGCTAAGACAATGTGCTAGAAAATTTAACACTCATCGTAGCAATATTTCAAAAGTTTTGAAAGGTGTGCGTAGATACATAAAAGACAAGCACCTTGTAAAGAAAAAGAGCGAAGACTTCCCTTTAAAAATAACTCCAATACCAAAATATAAAGATTATGACAATTGGTTAAAAAGAGTAAGCGAAAAACCAGTTTCAATTATTGTTCAAATTGATAAAGAGGGGAATGTAGTCGCTGAACATAAAGGAGAAGTTGCGGCTGCATTGTCGCTTGGTAGAAAAAACATTCAATCTAATATTAACAGAGAAATGAAAAAGGATCATTATTGTCATGGTTATTTTTGGTGGAAGAAAAGAGATATGGATGAATTAGGTATTGACTTTATTCGTAAAAAGATAAAATATCATTTAACTATAAAACATATTTTAGCTTATAATCGTCATACCCTTTTATTTATAGAAGAATTTGATGGCATTTATCTTGCAGCCGAAAAATATGGATTGAATAGGGGTGCAATTAGTAATAATTTAAGTGGAAGAACTGGTTATTGCGGCGATTATATTTTTAAGAAAAAGACTGAAAATTATCCTTTGAAATTAGAATAATTTGATTTAGTTTTGTTACAAAAACAATAAAACATGAAACTAATCTCTAATAAGTACCCTACTGAATATGCAGAGCAAACAGTAACATTCCCATTGATCGGACAAGCTACATTTGACAAGAATGGTCTATTGGAAGTTGACGACGAACAGGTAACTGAGTTTCTTGAATTAACCAGACCCTCTTTTGATTTCCGAAAGTATATCAAACCCGGAGACAAAGTTATAAAATTGACCAAGGAAGAAAAAGAGGCATTGAAGCAGGAAGAAGAAAATAAGGCCGTTAAGGAGCAATTAGAATCACTCAATTTTGAGCAATTGGTAACTCTTGCAAAAGAAGCTGGAATAGACCTGATTAAAATGGAGGGGGCAACAGATGGAAAATTGAGAAAGGTATTGTTTGAAAAAATGACAGCTAAATAAAAATAATCAAAAATAGAAGAATATAGCCCGTCCCAAAAGGACGGGCTTTTTTGCTTATATAATTGCGTATTTTTAAGAACATGAATAGAATCACTTCTCTTGACTCCTACAAAGGAACTTGGCTTGAAAAATTGTATAAACCAGAGCCGGTAGACGTAATTAAACAATCTTTAAAAAACAAATTAGAAAAGGGTGTCATAGATCAACCTTTGTACGAAAGTGCCTTAAATCAATTAGAGAAATTGAATAAAGGCAATTATTTGGAGAAAGCAGAAGAAGATAAAAGAAGCTCTATTAGCAAAACTTATTCCGGAAAGGATATTTATAAAGACGGCAAGCATTCTGATTATTCTAATTTTCATGAAAATGATCATCATGAAGCTGGCTATAAGCATCAGGATTTAGCAAAAAAGGAAAGAGATAAAAAGTATCACTATGATGCACTTGCCAATATGTCAAAAGCAGATGGCGATAAAGAAGAGGCAAAAAAGTATGAGGGGATGAAAAAAGAATCGGAAGAAAAAGAAATTCATCATACGGCTCAAGCGGAATATCATTTTGGAGAAGCAAGACCAAAACAAGAAAGGGAACGTTCTGATGAAGTAAGAAAGAAGGTAAGAGAGATTAAGAAAAGCTAAATGGCTGAACTTGTCTTATCGATTAAATATTCAAAAAATACAGGCTTAGTTTACAATGCAACTGAGATAAAGAATCTTTATTTTATTGGCATTGACTTACAGGATCAATTTGGAAATCCTATCCCTGAGGAAACAATAAATTTTTATACTGAAGCAGCTCAAAGAGAAATAGAGAATTATCTTTCAATAAAACTTGTAAGGCAAGCGGTAGAAGAAGGAAGAGATTATCACAATAATGATTATAGAAAGTTTGGATACATTCCTACAACTTATCCGGCAATAAAAGCATATAGTGTACAGGGGTTTATTAACACTACACTTCAAATTAGTTATCCAGAAAGTCAGATTTCAACAAAGAAAAGTAGTGACCCTGATTTATTTTGGAGGTCAATAAATCTTGTACCGATTAATGGACCAACTACAACCTTATCAAGTACGGCTGTATTTATTGGTGTAACTCCTTATATGGGATTTCTAGGTAATACCACAATCCCAAACTACTGGAGCGTTAAATATTTAACGGGAATTGGAGATTGTAAAAGAGGTATTCCGGCAGACATATTGAATGTGATTGGTAAACAAGCCACAATAAATATGTTCAATGCGATGGGTGACATTTTATTTGGCGTTGGGGTGACAGGTGTGTCGAATTCTGTTGATGGCGTCAGTCAGTCTATTAGTACCTCTGCCAGCGCAATGTATGGGGTTTTTTCTAGTAGAATTGTGCAATATGAAAAAGATATGGATATTACTATTCCTCGCCTTATTGCGAGATATCGGGGTATATCTATTGGCGCACTTTAATAAAGTAAAAATGGCAATTTATGCGCCCGTCTCAAAAAACTATAATTAATCAATCCCTGCCGGGGACAGAGGTAAAGCAATCTAGCTTTAGAAAAGAAGATATAGATGGCATGGTAACCAATAAAGGTTACAAGGTTATCTATGAAACCGTTATTCTTTGCCCATGTAAGACTAAAGAAATAGATCATAGGAATCAATGCATGAATTGTGGTGGTATTGGCTATATATTTGCCAATCCCACTAGAACCAGAATGATTATTACTGGTATTGCTCATGATGGTAAATTTAATCAAAATCAATTTGTAGATTGGGGCATGATTGATTCTGGTTCCGTAATGATAACTTCATTTGATGAAAACAAGTTATCATTCATGGATCGCATAACTATTGAAAATGCAACAGCGCATCATACTCAAGTAATGTTTCCTACATTGAATGATGATGATACTAATTACTTTTCATTTACAAAGTATAATATTGAGTCTATCCATTTTATTGGATTGTTCGTAAGTGACGATGAACCAATAAAGAAGTTAGAGGAATATATTGACTATACATTTCATGATAATGTTATTGAATATAGCAATACGTTTACAACGTTTCTTGAATCAAATAATATTACTGCGCCTTCTGTTTCTATTCGTTTTGTTCATAGACCCGTATTTCATATTATAGATATTGTAAGAGAATCATTGACTTCAACAAAAAATAATGTATCGCAAGGTCAAGAAGAATTAATATTGCCAATAAGAGCGATTGGTAAAAGAGCGCATCTAATTAAGGATACAGAAAACTATACTGGTGACCGTTTATTGGATAATAGTTGGTTACCTAATGCTTGTGAACCGGAAGAATTGCCAGCTTTTATAAGGCAATTGAAATATAGCTCAGCGCAAACTATTTTTGACAATTTAACAAGTGCGCAAAAAGTGGCGCTTGGAATACTTTTAAGTGAATCAATTTGATAAAAATTGACTTTGATCCGACACCATTAGTTGAAGCATATTCATTGAGTGATGAAGATGTAAGGAATCTTATTGATCATACAGTAAAAGAAGTAACTGGAAGATTTGCACAGGCATTAGAAACAGAAGCAAACAACAACTTACATACTGCACGATTAGAATATATTTCTAATATTAATGTAGTTGATGAAGGATTTGCTCAAGGCGCGGTAGTATTGACGGGTGAATTAGCTAATGCCATTGAAAGCGGAAAGCCAAGTTGGGATATGAAACCTGATCTTTTGGCAGGCCCAAATGCAAAGCAAAGTAAATCAGGATCAACTTACAATACTGTTCCATTTACTCACGGGACACCCAGTGCCTTGCCTGAAAATTTTAGCAATATAATGCCGGAAGAAGTTTATAAGGTTGCAAAGAAAAAGGATGTAGGTCAACCAATAAAGAAAGGCGATTTACCTAAAAAGTTTCAGCAGCCACAGGTTAAGAAAATAACTATGCCGGGAACTAATGCTATCAAAGAATATCAGCATAAGCATAGTATTCATGAAGGAATAACAAAGAAAAAAGATAGTGTCACAAAGCAGAATAGCTATACGTCATTTAGGCGGGTAAGTTCAAAATCTGATCCAATGGCATTTTGGCATCCGGGATTTGAAAAAAGGGATTTATTTGGGAAAACTTTAGCTAACTTTGACGTTCCAAAAATTGTGGGGGAAATATTAGATGATATATTTTAGCAATTTGCTAAATTTCTTATCAAAAATATTTTAAAAAATTCCTTTAAAAAGTTCTTGCTAAATTTACAGGTGTTAAACATGGATTGGTTTCTCGTGGTAGATTGATTTCAGAATTGATTCGTGATATTGAAGTTATGCCAAGATATGGAATTAGTACAAAATTAGATACTATTGCGTGGAGGACGCTTCAAAATAAAAATTGAAATTCCTTTTTTTTTGGCTTAAAGTAGAACCCGCTTCAAAGGCGGGTTTTCGTATTTTTAAGGTAATGGCAGTTTTGAACAATATACCCCTCCTGTTGCCCGAGCACGTTATCTTAGAAACAATCAATCAGTTATTGATAACGATAAGAGACGATTACAGAAATAAGCAAATAGAAGGAAAACAAGAAGAAGGCTTACTTTACTTGCTATTAAATAATCAAACGGTATCAAATAGAAGTTTATATGACGAAGCGGTAAAGATTTTTATAACTACTCCTCAAAGTCCAAAGCATTTCAATTGCACTCTAAACTTTGATCACAATGACACAAAGGTGCCGCAATTATACATTACGCAACCATCTGAAAGCCCCGCAAATAATTCAATAATGATAGGTGAAGGAGATCAGGATGAAATTGAAATAGCTAATAACGCCCCTGAACCAGATCAATATAGGGCTCAATATATGAGACGTTATCTAGCTACCCATTACGTTCTAATCGTTTGCGAGAATAGAGTAGAAATGACAGTTATTTATAATGTTATGAAAGCCCTTCTAGTCTCTTGCATAAATCACTTTGAGTTAACGGGATTAAGTAATATAAAAATAGCAGGTCAGGAATTGAAAATGAGAAATGAGATTCCAGATAGATTATTCCAGAAAGCGATAGTGTTAACATTTGAATATGAGCAAGTGTCACCATCTATTGTGATTCAGGAAATATTTAGAAAAATAAGAATATATTGGAAGCCAGAAGGAGCAGAAACGCCACAAGGTTCAATTGAATTTGAAGAAAGCGACGATTTAAACGATAGTTCAAGTTAGGGAATTATAAACGCCGATTTGGTATTTTTAAGATTAACGCATTTTAAAGACACCTAATGGCCGGACAGCATTTTTTCGACTCTTCAGTTATTACAATTCCCGGAGCTTATTCAACAATTAAGGGAGGCATTACTTCTCCGGTATTGCAATTAGGTTTTGGTAATACTTTGTTAATTTCTACGGGTAATTCAAAGTTTTATGGTGGAGGCTCCGGTATAAATGGCACATTGAAAAGCGGTAAAGATGCTATTTATACTTTTAATCAATTAGGAGAATTTAGAAAATTTCAAAAAGGTGGCTTACATTGGTTTCTTGCCGGTCCATTGTTCTTGCCCGGAGGCGGAGCTTCAAAAGGGATAGATAGTCTAACTTATATTCGCGCCGCACAAACCGTTCCGGCTGAAATTAATTTATTTTTTGGCTCATCGGCTAGTGATGGTGATGAAAATGATGGTTCGCTCGATATTCAAGTGAATGCCGAGGGGTATATTGGGAATGGAGTGCTCGGAGACGAAACAAGGGCAAAAGCAACAATAACAATTACTAATGTTGGTGTAGTCGGTGACTCTATTGCTGTAAATATTGGAGGTGAACCTGCTGGAACCTATGTAGTTAAACCCGGTGACAATATTGTAGCAATTGTTGCAGGACTTGCATCGGCAATAGATGCAAATGGTTTATGTGAAGTGTTTTCACAAAACACAACTCAGATAGTGATTTACGCACCTCATGGTTCAGCGGATTCATTGAATGGATTACCTGCTACTATTCAGACAACCGGTTCAGTTGCAGGTAACAGTGGTAATTTTTCAGGTGGGGTAGAGGGAACCATTCTTACTCGTGGTTATGCTGCAAGAATGTCAGCTGGAAAAGTAGACGATACTAAATTCATCTTGAGTTTTTATAGGGGAACATATAAAGGATTAGATGGCATTATTTCAATTGACGCTCCAGAAGATTTTGATGGAATTCCAGAATTAAGTACTATTCCTGAATTGATTGTAAAATCACCAGAGGTTAGCACTGTTCAGGAATTAGTAAACTGGATGAATAGTAACTTTACATTCAAATTTTACTTTACGCTTGCAGATTATTCAATAGGGGCTAGTGATGAAATTACAACTGATGATCTTGCTGCATATAGCATTTATGAAAAAGCAGTAGGCGGCACTGAATCTTATAGCTCAGACGATCTTACAGATGCTTTAGAGGCTATTGCAGATTTAACGTTTGATTTTATACTTGCAGATGATTGGGGTGTTAATGCACGATCTACTTCTAATCTTTCTATTATTGAATTTGCAACAAATGAACTTCAAATTAAACCAGATATTTATATTGGTGGAGGCTACGATGTTTCTGATTGGAATACGGGTTCCAATAGTTCTAATTCATTAGCAGTGGCTTTTGATAGTCAATATGTAACATTGGTACATGGTGGTGCAAATAAGATAGCGATAGGCGGACAAGGGTTTAAGCATTACGATTCTATTTATAAAGCAGCAGCAATACTTGGTCGTGAAGCAGGATTAGCGCCACAGATTCCATTGACATTTAAAAACATTGGAATTGAGGGAGAAGCTCATTCACTTAAAAAGAATGACCTTGAATTAGGTTTGTCGAATGGTGTGCTAATGACGCGCGCAATTGGAAATTCTTTTGAAATTGTTGAAGGAATTAATACTCTTCAAAATGATCAATTACTAGTCAACCCTGACGGCTCAACTTATAGTAAGCAACTGGCACGTATTGAAAGGCAATTAAATAAGGAGTTGGTATTTAATGCAAAAACGGTTCTTCTTAAGAAACCGGATGGTACAAATCGTAATACATTAAAGGCAGAAGATGTAAAAACTTTTGTTGAAAATTATCTGCAAACAAAGTGCGCAAAAGATAATCAAGACAATTTAATAATCAGTTTTAGGGACGTAAATGTAGTATTGAATGTAGATGCATATGAAGTAACGTATGCATTTGTAGCCAATACTGCTGTTAATTTTATTTTCTTTACTGGTACAATTTTAGACCCTAATAGTTAATAAAAAATAAATGGCAGCAAACGAAGGCAAGGTGCTCACCGGCAACATCGCAGTAATTAGGAAAAATGGTACAGCGATAGGAAGAATGCGTAATATTTCTTGGACTGAAGATATGAGCCGCGGCGAAGTCCGCGGAATAGGAACGGCATTAACTAGCGAGGTTCCAATTTTATCTTGGGGCGGTAGAGGTTCTTGTGATTTTTATGAAATTGATTTTACAAGTACTGGATTAGGGGGTATTAATAGAAATGTAAAAACTAATCAAGAGTTTGATGATCAACTTTTGTTAGAAGGCGATGGAATTCAAATCGATATTTTCAAAAAAGTAACTGATTTGATAGATGAAACTGGAAAGAAAATTCCAAAAGCAGTTCCTTATGCAATCTTAGGTCAAGTATACATTGACACAGAAGGTGCTAATATTACTGAAAATACTATTTCTGGACATAATATTGGCTTCCGGTATCTTAATCCTATACTCTCACCAAATTTATAAAATTTATTTTTATTAGATTTGTAGCATGAATTCAGTTAAGGCTGGCATTTATGCTATTGTTGATTTTTATAAATCAAAAATTTATATTGGTTCATCTTGCAATCTGGCTAGAAGATTAAAGGACCATGAACGATATATGCGCTTGCAACAACATTCAAATAAAGATTTGTGCAAAGCATATCAAATGCATGGGCTATTTTTAATTCCATATATTTTAGAGGTAGTAGAAAATAAAGGCTTGTCTATGGATAGATTTAAGGATCATTTAAAAGATATTGAACAAGAATATTTGAACGATATTCTTTTTGCTTCTGAAAAAGATAATCGATTTTATAAGTTGGGGTACAATAAAGATAGAAGGGCTAAAAAGAGTATAGCTGATATAAGATATTCTACAGAAGCCAAGAAAAGAATAGGGCGTCCAAAGGGCAGTGTTAAAAGTAAAGAAGAAATAGAAAATAATAGATTGGCTAATTTGGGTAAAAAAGTTAGTGATGAAACAAGAGCCAAAATGAGTGTTTCGGCTAAAGAAGCAAGGAAAAATTTTAAGGGAGTTAGAAAGAAACGCATTTACACTGAAAGCGAAAAAAATAAATTGATTCAAATGTATGCCAAACGGGTATTACAATTTGATTTTAATGGTAGATTGATAGCTGAATATGAATCGGCAACTCAAGCTAAGAAAATTACTAAAATATCAGGAGTTGTTCCATGCTGCTTAAATACAGTTCGTAAGGCGCATAATTTTGTATTTATTTACAAATCAGATTATGAAAAAATGTCTTTGGATCAGTTTAATGATAGAATTCTATTGGCTAAAAATAGTGAAAATGGGAAAACGAGTGTTCAGAAATTAGATGCTATTACTGGTGAAATTTTAGCAGAATTCAAAACTTTAAAAGAAGCTGGCGATTATAATAGTGGCAAAGCAGATGCTATTGGTAGATTTATAAGAGGGAAAAGTAATTTAGATACATTATATGGATTTAAGTGGAGGCTTTCACCGAATCTGTAAGTTAATTACAAACCGTATTTTTAAGGCTATGGATGAAATAAACCATAGCCTTTTTAATTTTAATAAGCACAATTAAATAATTATGACAGAAGCAAAGAAACTACCACCTAGAGAATTGAAGGTCACCATAGGTCCGAATACTTATTCTATTGCCTTTCCTAAGAATGCCAAATTAATCGATATAGAAGTTAGAAAATTACACGTAACAAACGGAATGCATAAAGATCTATTATTTGGTAGTGTGGCTTCACGAGAAGCCTATCTTGCAGTAGAATCAGCTTGTACCTTTGAGATACTTATACCTGAATTAAAAACTGATATGAATGTTACCTCTTTGTTTGATTTAGATCTTTTTCAATCTAAGCAAGTTGTTAAGGCTTATGAGAATTATTATGCTTGGATGGAGGAATGGAGAGAAGCTTTAAATGATGAAGCTAGAAAACTAAAGACAGAAGAAAAGAAAGATGAATAGTGAGAGAGTTTGTATTAAAATGGGATAACGATTGGAAGCGTGACTTTTGGTGGAGGAAAAAATATAATGTTTCATTTAATAGTGAGCAGCATAGAAGCGCCAACCAATTAGATATTCATTTTGAATATATTGAAGATAATTTAATAAAAGAATTCTTTACTGAAAGAGAGGAAGAGAAGAGGCGTGAAGAAAGATTTAAAAAAGATGGCTGGATCAGTGAAAGTATAGTAAATAAAGAAAAATTGATAGAAGCGTTTGATAAGATTGATTTGAAAGATTTTTAGATAATGGCAGAAGAAAAGAAAATTAAGTTTTCGGCAGAAGGTAGTGAGTTAACTGCATTCATGAAAAAATTGCAATCGGATTCTAAAACTATGTATGAATCGTTTGCCAATGAAGCTGCGAAACAAACTAAGAATCAGAAGGAACAATTCAAGATAATTGAAGATCAGTTAAAAGCTTCTAGGGAATTTCTTAAAGTTCAAAAAGAAATAACTCAAGAAAAATTAAAACAAGCCAAATCAATAGTAAGTGGATTAGGAGACTCTTTTGAAGATAGGGCAGAAAGGGTAGCAGCAGAAAGAAAAATTCAAAGATTGCAAAATGAACTTAATGGCATTAAGGGGGAAGAAAAATCAATAAGGGGAGCGCAAGATTTTAATAAATCAAATGGGCCGAAAGAAGAAAAAAATATTTTTTCAGAAGTTTTAAAAGCCGGATTTTTAAGGGACATAGCAGGATTGTTAAAAAATTCTGTGAATTCTGAAACTGGATTGGATATAGTTTCCCCGTTTGCTCAAATAACCGGAGGACTTGCTGGTGGATTAGTTGGCACCGGCATGGATGCATTGGCTGGAACTAAAATTTTAGGAACGGGAGCCGGTCAAACTAATTTTTCTGCTATTGGAATGCAATTCGGTAAAGATTTATCTGGAATGGCAGCTGATGCAGTTGTTAGGCATTTTAGGACATTAGATAAATTCCAACAAGCTACATTTGGTTTTAATGCTATTGGAGGTAGGGGAGAAGGAGTAAATATGGCAAATTCGGGATTTGATTCTATTGCAGTTAAAGAGGCAATGAGTCGAATTTCTCTTGCAAGTGGATCAACTAATAATGCTAGTGGGAATGCTGCAATGGTGCTTGGCTTACAAAGAGGATTTGGTGTTGGCGAAGACGCTACATTATCTGCATTTGGAATGGAACGTAGCGGAGGAGGCAGTGCAAAAATAAATGTTCAAAGAGCCTTGGGCGTTGGTATAGCAGAGGGATTGGATAGATCAAGATTCAGCGATGCTATAAAAACTCAAACTCAATTATTGCAAAAGTTTTCTGAAACAAAAGAAAATGTTTCTGGATCAGATGCAACTAGATTAATGTATGAATTTAATAGAATAGGTGGAATGTTTTCTATTGGCGATCCTCGTTCATTGTCTAATATTGATAAAATTAATTCTGGATTAAGTAATCCGCAAACTCCATTTTCGCAAGCAATGAGCTATTCTGTTTTAAGATCATTAAAGCCCAATGCTGATATGTGGGAGCTTCAAAAAATGCAAGAGCAAGGTATACAAACCCCAGGTTATTTGCAAGAAATGATGAAAATGATTAGAAGTAGTTCTGCTAGTGAATCATATCAAAAATTTATTGCTAAAAGTGAATTTAATTTACCGTCTGAAGCTATAGATAGATTATTTGCACAGGGGGATAAAATAGGATCAATGAGTCCAAGTGAAATTCAAAAATTGATTCCTGATAATGTTATAAAAAGCGAATCTGAAAAATATACTTCAACGCAACAAAAGGATGCAGCAAGAGTAACTGATGCATTTATAGATGGATTTATGGAGGGCATTATTGAACTAGAATCGCAATTTGAAAAAAGATTTAGTCAAGCAATAGATAAGGCCGCTGAACATTTTAGAGAAAAATTTAAATTTCCTGATTTAACAAGTAGTGATGATAAAACTGTTATTAAACATAATGCAGTGGGCAGTAAAAAGCCATTAGAAAAAGGTAAAGATAGATACTACAATAAAGATGGCAGTTCAGTTGATTATGTTCCAACGGCAGGAACTAGTCCAAAAACTTATTATCACTAATGTTAATTAATGACCTTAATGAATTTTGCGTAGATGATGAGCAAACTGTAGGCGAGTTCCTTTCACAATTTGAATTAGCTCCTGATTTTACTGCAAAAAAATTTATTGATACTTTAATTGTTAAAATCACTTCTGCGGGCCAATTTATAGATCAATTAGATAAGAATAATTATCAAAGAATAATATCTCATTATACCAAAGAGGAATTAGAACTTTTTAGCAAAACCATTCCTGAAAATTTGATTATAAAGTCAGGGACTTCTGTTGTATTGTCTAATGGAGTAATAAAAAGGCAAGTAACAAAATCAAATATTGTACCCGACACAATAAAGCTAACTGATTATAAACCTTTTATTGCAAAGGCATTAAGAGATTTATTTACTGATCCCAATTATATATCAATAATAAAAAATCAAAATGATCAGGAAATATTAAAAGAACAAATCAATGATATATCTGTTTATATTTGGATTCGTTCCTCAACTTTTATAGGAAGTAATTATCAAGAAGGTTACTGGTATGACATTTCTTCATTTGTGGAATATGCTGAAACAAGTGTAAATGGTCAATTAGGTTCTTTTGCATTAGGGTTAACGCCTGTTGCTGCTGTTTATGATAAAGTGGCTGGGTGGGTTATGGATAATGTAATTGGACGTAATTCAGGCGGAATAAGAGAAGATATACTTTCGACTGCTAGTATATCTAAATATGAGATTAAAAATGATAGTTTTTTAAGACGAAACGACTTTTTATTCGATAAAGTATTACAGGAAAACGATCTTGTATATATAAGGTTTGAAGGTTTGGAATCAGAAAAAAGAAATAAGTTATTTGACCGTTCATTTGGTCCCCAAGATGTTCCGGGCAACATATACGATATGATTGGACTAATTGATGTAGTTAATACAAGTAGCAGTTCAAGAGATAAGAATATCACTGTATCCGGTAGAGATTTGATGAAATTATTAGTAGAAGACGGATCGATATTTTTCCCAGAGCAAATAGGAGCGCAAATATTTAATAATCCGGATAGTATATTAACACAAAGAAATTTAATAGAGGCTGAATCCAGATTTCTTAGCGCAGCGGCAACTAGTTTTAAGCCCGTAAGCACAATCTTAAAATATATTTTCAATAAGTTTTCCAGCATTGGGTTAATTCCAAATAGTGTTTTTAATTCATATGGATTAAGGGCGCAAGCAAAAAAATACAGTATCGTAACAGACAATACCATTGTACAATCGTTAAATAATAAATTTTTACAAGAAGAAAGGCAAGGGCTTTGGAGAATAATTGAATTTGTTTTTGATCCTAGCGCAGCCAATAGAGTATTAGCGGATAATTCAATTTCCACTGATAATGGAAGCATTATTAACAGTATAAAAAAAGTTTGTCAAGAACCATTTGTTGAATTTAGGGGCGATACTTATGGAGATAAATATTATTTCATAGTTCGCAAAATGCCATTTGACGCTCAAGGATATAGAGGTATGGTTTATAAAGATGTTGAAGTAGAAGATATTAAAGATGGAATAAACGTTCTTGGCAATATTTCAAGAACTAAAAATTATTTGACAAGCTCGATAAAAAAGGGCCTTAGAAACATAAGTAGAAATTCAGTACCAGAAATAAACAATGCAATTGTGTTGCCGACAATATCTGTAAAAGATACTAGATTGGGTAGAGAGTCTCTTATTAGTGATTTAGTAATAGATATAAAGGAACAAGATATAATAAATGATAGTTTAAGCTATAGCAATGACGCTTACTCATGGTATAGAATAATCCCTAGAGGTTTAGGAGTAAGAAGTGAATTGTCTTCTTTTATGCTTGCCTCTATTGTGGTATTTGATGAATATGCGGAGGTATTTGGCAACAAATCTTATGAAATAGAGTATAATTATTCGCCTACGGAATTTATTGATAGCAGCGTAACAAAAAAAGAAATGGAGTATGCTGAATCTCAAGCTTTTTATGATTTACAATACATTATTCAAAGTCATGCGTATTTGCCATTTACAAGACAAGGAACTATTACTATAAATGGAGATAGAAGAATAAAATCTGGAATGATGATTTATTATGTTCCAACTGATGAAATTTTTTATGTTGACGCTGTAAGAAATGTAAGAACTTTAAATGACCGTTATACAATTTTAACAGTAAGTAGAGGAATGATAGAAAAATATATTAAGGGCAAGGTAGAATTATTTGGAGCTAAACCGGAAAAGGTTAGTTACTTTGATATTATCAATACCTCCATTGACACAAATGCTTCTATAAAAAATTCAGGATTTTTAAAGAACTGGAGTGTAAATCGCAACATTTTTAACTTTTTTTTACAGCGTAGACAATTTGTTAAATGAGTAGCAATGGCATAGGAACAGTAGGCATGACAGATAATCGCTATGATATTTCAGAGTGGAGAATTGCTATGCCTATCGATGTAGACAGAGAAGTTTATATTAAAAATTGTTATCTTACGAATACAGTAACCATCTCAAATGAAAATGGGGAATATCAACATAATATAAGAATAGGTAAAATAGCTTTGCAACTTGTTGATTTTCCAAATTCCATAGATGATTTTGGCTCTGATGTAATTTGTGTTAAAGCTCCCTATAGTGGTAAACTTTATGTAATGGATGTTTTTAATACACCTCAACAATATCAATTTCAAAAGGAAGATCAATTTAGATTTATAAAAAAGAATGGAATTGGAACGGCTGGAATTATTATAGACGGAAGAGGAAAAATTATACTTTCAGTAGATGGCGATCAAGGAAGTGGAAATTTGGAAATAAAAGTTACAAATAAAGATAGAGGAGGTAAATTGAACGTTAATGTTAACGGAGATATAGAAATAGTGAACGATGGAGTAACTTCTATAAAAACATCAACTAGTTTTAAGGTAGAATATAAAAAGGATAGCGTAAGTGAACCAATATCAATACAAATAGATGAGAATGGGTGTTTAATTAATTCTAATACAGTGCAATTAAACGAATCTGATGAACCTATACTTAGGGGGAATAAAACAGTAAGTCTTTTAGAATCAATTTTAAATACGTTAGGAAATGATTCGGCGGGACCTTATCCGCTAAGAAGTTCTACTGAATATCTTCAATTAAAAGAGCAACTGGAAGATTTAAAAAGTCAAAAGTCATTTGTTCAATAAAATATGCCAATAGTAAATTCAACCATAAAAGCTCAAATAAACACTCTTATTGAACAAACAAAGGGGTTAGAGCAAAAACAAGCTCAGGAAGCATTTTGCACAGGGCTTGCCAATATAATCGAAGCTTCAATAAAGTCTGCAACGATAACTGTATCAGCTGGAATTCCTGTAGTTGTAGCTGTGCCTGCGGGAACAGGGGCCACAACGGCACCCGGAACAGGCACACTTTCATAAAACGCCATTTTCGTATTTTTAAATAGTGTCAAAAGAAGCTGTAGAATTAAGTTTTAATCAGAAAATTAAGGAACTTGGAAGAGGCGCTCTTAATGCAATTTATTCGAATGACGTCGAATTCTATTTGCTTGCGTTAGAACTTGTAAATTCAAACGGTGATGTTGTAGATTACTTTGCTTGGCCTGTATTGCCAAAAGAAATAAGAGAAACTCAACAAGAAATTACTAATGTAAGAAAGACTATAGGTGGAGTATACGTATTGAAAAATACAACATTTACACCCAGCACAATAAATATTTCGGGGACATTTGGTAGACGCTTTAAATTACTTGTAAATAATACAAGGGTAGAATTAGCTGGATTTAGATTATCGCTTAACAATGGAGTGCCAAAAATAACGCCTCCAAATTTATTGCAGCAACGTATTCCAGAATTTAGTTCTATTGCTAAGACGGGATATGGATGCATTAAGATTTTAGAATCAATGAAAGAGAAGTCTAAACAATTAGACGAAAATGGTAAACCGCATTCTTTATATTTTTATAATCCTATATTAGGCAACAATTACCAAGTGGAGGTGATTAATTTTACTCATACGCAAAATGAGAATGAAAATAATATGTTACCCGCATATAGTTTACAACTAGTGGCGGTTGCGCCATTAGACAGTATACTGTCAAGATTGTCCAATATAAAATCAGCTATTAAGAATCTTTCATTTTCCTCATTGCAAAAGACAGCTAATAGTATTGTATCTAATTTGAAGTCGGTTAGTAAATTGAAAAAATTGATAAGAAGGTGAACGAACAAATAACTGATCAAATATTAGACGATTTTGAGTCTGTTACAAAATATGACATAAGTCAATTTTTAGCAGATTATATTTCATTCATTGAAATTGATTATTCAACGATAGCAAATTATTATTCTGGATTTTCAGATATAAATCCTAAAGATGAATTAAAGAGGCTTGATAATTTAATCAAGGAACAAAATAGAGTAATTGAAATAATAAATCTTAATTCCAATATACTTGCTAACTATGAATTTTGGGTAGTTACTGAATATATTGAAGATATTGGAAATGCACTTGAAACAGCATTTAATTCTGATATTTGGTTAAAATCAAGTCAAACTAGAGATGGATTTAGAAGAAGTGTAGTGATGACTACTACCACATCACAAAATCAGGGACTTGAAGAATTAGAAAGAGATATTTTAAAATCAAATGACCCTGATAGCTGGATTGACACTGCATTACAAAATCAATTAAGAGAAGAAGATTATACATTGTCAGGGGGGTATTTAATTAAAGTCATTTACAAGAACAATTCAGCCATTGTATTGAATTCTGTTATTGATAACATCGATACAGTAGAAAAAACATACGGGAAAGATATAGATAGACGTATAATAATTGATACAGTTGAATCGGATCTAACTTGTTTAAGTTATAATGATACATTAATTCAAAGTGCAAAAATTCTTACTGATTTAAAAAGGGGAGACGATCCTGACTTTTCAGATAGGGGGTTGAATTTTAAAGGGGGCACCATAGCTGCACTTTCTTATCCTACAATATTTAGACAAATATCGGGAAATTTTGCTACTGATGATTGTTTTAAATCTTTCACCATAAAGGATATAAAAAAAGATGCTGATGCAATATTTGTAGAGTTTGAAGTAGAAACAAGATCAAGAGAAATAATATCTCAATCATTACCATTATAATATGCCAAATGCAAAAAATATAATTAGACAAGCTACTAGTCAGGAATTAGAGTCAATTCACATTGAATCATTTATTAATAACTCGCAGAATAAGATAACCAAAGTTTCAGACCATTCTGCTTTGCGTGGATTAATTAGGGGAAACGTAAGAACGGCAAAGAAAGCATTAAAAGATATTGTTTTAGCAGTATCCCATTTGTACCCCGATCTTGCTTTTGATTCTACCTTGGATAGTGTAGCTGAAATGTTAGGAATAGCTCCTAGATTTAATGCTGCTCAATCGTCTACATGGGTAAGAATGGTGGCAAATGAAGGAACGTTTTATGAAGCTGGAATAAATACGGTATCAGATAATAAGGGTAATATATTTGATCTTGAAAGCGATTTAACTATAGGTGTTAAGGGATATGATTATGTAAAGGTAAGATCGCAACAATCTAGTGGTAGCTCTAATGTTGATCCGTATACCATTATAAATATTTCACCAGAGCCATCGGGGCATATTGCTGTAATAAATGAATATGGAGCAAAAGGTGGGAGAGATGTTGAAGATGACGCAACGTTTTTGCAAAGAATAAAAGAGGGGCCGGATATTTTAGCTCAGGACACGTTATCATATTTAACGCAAGCATTTATAAAAATTAATAGCAATGTTTTAAGAGTTGTTTTTGATGGGATAGATCAAAATGGAAAAGCGACATTATCTATACTTACGGTCAATGGTATTGATTTAAATGATGATGAATTAAATACATTACTGGAACAAGGAAGTCAATATTTTGCATTAACTGAATTAAATCCAATAGGAACAAAAAGCTATGGAGTTAAATTGAAAAATGTAACTTATTTTCCTATTGATGTAGATATGCGCATAGAATTATTTACAGGTGTAAGTTTCAGTGATGTAGTTATTGATATTCAACAAAAGTTTAGTAAGCTTGTAGATTTTAGATTTTGGGATAGCTCATTGAATAAAATAGAGTGGGATAAATTGCTTTCCATTGTAATAAATGTTGATGGTGTAAAAAGTGTTGCTGATAGATATTTTACCCCAAATGTAGATATAACTTTAAAAGCAAATGAATTTCCAAGATTTAGAGGCTTTATAGCTAGAGATTTATTTGGTAACGTAATGATAAGTCAAGGAACAGAGGTTGTAAATCCAATTTTTTATGATCAGGAGATATCAGTTAATTTAAGCGCAACAGTTTTATAATCATGACAACTAAGTTTTTTGATTCAAGTATATTTAAGCCTTATTTTGATGCTGATTCAGCAGATGTTCAGAATTGGGCTAATAATGTATTAGAAAAACTTAAAGCTAATGGCGGGGTAGCGGAATACATTTTAAGAGAAGATGAACAAATAGGAGCAACTGATTTTGAAAATTATTATTTCCCAATCGCAGTATTTTGGGGCTATCTTGTGCAATTGACTAGAGAATTTGAAACCTTTACAGATGACGATTTTCTTTTGAATGAGTATCTAGTGCAACATGGATTGTTCACTTCAAACACAGAGTCCATTAATCATTTATTTTATGAAATGTCTAATTCATTGCGACTTAGGTTGCAAAGGGGTGGAATAAAATCTATTGAAGTTTCACAAGAAGATGATATACCAGACGGAGAGATTTTGCGATTGTTTAATTGGAATGATCTTACATATTTTAAACTAGGAGGATTCCAAGTACATAAAAATGGATGGAATATAGATAATTGTTCTCCCTTGTTCAAGGGCAATACTGGAAGATATGATCTTAACTCCAGTTACGAATACACAGAAGATATAGAAGATTCTAGTTTATATCCATTAATTACTCCAGAAAATGTTTTCATCACTACTTATAGAGGTAAACGTTGTATGGAAATTGAACAGCCAATAAGTGATTCTGGAATAGGTGGTGACGATATAGGTAAAAGAAGAACAATTGATCCTCGTTTAGATTTTGAGATTTCATTTTATGTAGCGCAAGATATAACAAATGAAAATATAACGTTTGGCTGTAAATGTTTTGATGTAAATGGAAATGAAATTTCATTAAAGAATATAATAGACAACACCGACAGTAAATTTTTCTTTGAAACTAGACGGTTGAATAAAACAGGAACATGGTATTTTGTAAGAGGTATAATTTATAATAAAGACAAGGGTACATTATCGGAAAATGATGCGAGACTAAATATAGGTTTTGGCCATCAATTAAAATTTCCTGAAAATGCGGTTAAAATAATACCGCAAATATTTTTTGATACAAATAATAGCGATGATCAGGATAGCGAGCAAGACAATTTTGATTCAACTTCAATAGACGTTGATCTTGGGGCTAGTAGTGATAGCGCATACGATATGCAACCTTCTATTTTCATATGGAATGTAAAAATAACTCCATGTTCATTACCCTATGATAGATGTTATTTAAATAATAAAAATTTCATTGATGTTATCGGAGACAATAAAAACGGAAGATATACTAATGATGAAATAAGGGTATTTTTAAGAAAAACATTCATTAATTATAATACCGCTTTTGCTACATTATTTTTGAATGAAATTTCAGTTGCCCCTGTGATTGAAACATTTTATTTGGCTTTGGAAAATGAGGGGCATTTTTTACTTGAAAGCGGTGACGGAATATTATTAGAATAAATGGCAGATAAAAGAATATCAGTATTAAATGATGCGACTACCTTAAAGGGACCTGAGGTTTTGCCATTGGTGCAAGATAATGGTAATGTAAAAGTAACTACTGAGACAATAATTAATTTTCATGATCGTGGCGAATGGGATGCGAGCGGCAATTTATTCCCTACTCAAAGAGGCAATGGGGATACGGGGCTAGTAAAGAAAAACGATGAATGGATTATAGTTGGAAGCGGAGTGCTTGGCGCAAGCCCAGTAGAAGAAGAATTGAAATTAAATTTAAGAGCTTTATATGACAATCCGCAACAGGATGAATCTAAATGGAAAATATATTAATTGAATTATGGATACAATAGAACAATATAAATGGTTATTTGAATTGCCTTCTTTATTGGCGATAGGAATGGTTGGCATGTTTAGTCATTTCTTGAAAAAGAATGTTACCGGAGAAACTTTTGTTGAAATCAAAGGATACTTTAGCAATCATTTTAAAAGCACTCTATTAGCTGTAATAGCTACTTTTATTACAGTTATATCTTATTATTTCACTATACCCACTGGACAAATACACGATATTCTTATTGTTGGCAGTTTGGGTTATAATTGCGATTCTTTGTTTAATAAGTGGGACAAAATTGCCAATAAAGATTAATGAAAAAAATACTTTTAGTCTTACTTGTACTTATAGTTAATGTTTCTTTTGCGCAAACAAGTGAGGGCGACATTACCACTTATATAAATACAAATATTCGTCTTAAACCAACATTGCCATCTAGAACAGCTGATGCATTTGATGTATTGAATATATCTAAGGTAAGTTTGTTGGGGTCATACTCAAATCCTTCATTTCTTAATTCTTTGGCGTGGTCTAAAATAACAAGTGTGCCAACTGATCTAACATCTATAATTGGACTTACTGCATCTAATGATGATTTCCTACAGAGAAAGAGTGGAGTGTGGACCAATAGGAGTATCGCTCAGGTAAAATCAGATTTAGGATTAAATATTGCGGCAAACAATTTTGTATTTGGAACCGGTAGTAGTGTTGGCAAAATAGGCACTGATAATTTCTATGCTAACTCTAATGCTTTAGTTTGGATGACTCAAACTCCACCTACAATACACGATGCATTAAATTTTGTCAATAATGTATGGGTATTTGGAGAAGACATTACAATTTTTGGCAATCCGGGTAGCGGTACTAATGGAACGGTTACTGATACATTTATAACTGGAACTAGTAATGTAGTTGGCGACAATGTTAACTTTTTTTCGGGTAGCGCAGGATTTGTTTGGGGAAACAGAAATAAATACTACGGTTATGTTGGTATGGTTGGCGGACAGTACGCTGAACTAAAGCATTCAGGAGAAGTATCTGGGGGTCTATTTAGTGGTGGGGGTATGGCTATTGGACTTAGCATTCCATCTTCAGATTCAAGTAAGCACGTTACTGCTTTTGCCAATGCTATTAATATTTCAGCAAATACTTCAGCTCAGGTTTCAGGTAGAGGTGCTCTTGGCGCATTATCAGGCATATTTGGCGGATACGACCACCATATACCATCAACGTCACCAAACTCTCTTATTTTGGGAGGGCATGGCATTGTTGCGCGGTCATCCGACCCAGATCAAGTTTATGTGCCAAATTTTAATATTGCATCTACTCCAGTAAATGACGACGCGTTAACTCAGGTACTCGTACGAAACTCATCAACTGGCCAGATTAAATATAGAACGGCTTCTTCGTTTTCTGGTTCTGCTGGAGGATCAGATACTCAAGTGCAGTATAATTCGTCAGGAGCTTTTGCCGGGTCAAGTAGCTTTACATGGGATAATGCCAATACAAGACTTTCGACGGCCAAACAAAACATTGGAAACCCTATTTCTGAAAGTCTTTCAGGAAAATCGTTCGTTGCGCTTGGAAACTCACTTACTGCGGGTACAGGAGCGTCTACAACTAACTGGAGATTTTCAAAACAGGTATCTAATCTTTATGGATTAACTGAGGCCTCTACTGGTACAGGCGGAATAACAGCACAAACTTTCGCTGTATCAAATCTTGGGAGTATACCTACTTACAATTCTTCGACTCATAAATATCTATGCTTTGAATTGGGTATTAATGACCTTACCGCCGGTCGGACATCAGTTCAATATTCAAACGATATGACGACAATTCTTAATAATGCGATTACAACTAAGGGATGGCCTGCAAGTCAAGTAATCGTTTTGAGTATCGCCGGATCGTATATAGGAAACAGTCCAACAGCATATAACTCGGCTTTGGTTACGTTGTGCGGTTCACTCGGTGCGATATACGTTGATATTACGACGCCTTTTTCATCTCAAGGCATTAGTCCCACTATTTATACAGCTGACAATATTCATCCGAACGATCAGGGACATTTATTAATCGCGGAAGTAATTTATAGCACTGTTAAACAACTTAACACAATAAGCTCTCAGGCACTGGTAACAAACGGCGCTAGTCAATTTAACAATATCAAGTACTTTAGTCCGCCTTTTTTACCAAAGGCTTATCAATTAGGCGTTGACTCGTTAGGAAACGTTGGAGTCGTAAATAATACACGACCTAATACAAGGCTCGATGGTAAAACATTTGTTAATGGCTCTTTGGTAGGACAAGGAGCGATTGTGCCGACAACTAATTACGACAAGACACAAGATTGGTTATTAAAGAGCGGATCAAAAATAGTATCTGCTTTCTCAGCCACGGTAATGAACACGTTTACACTATCGAACACAAGCGCACAGCAGCAACACAGAAATTATTTTGGTAACTCGTCTACTTATTCACCAGGTTTCAACGCTGTTGGATCACATCAATGGTTTGTATCTGGAGGTACAACAGGAAATCAGGTAGAGGTAATGGAGATACACCAAGAAGGCACATTAGAATATTTACTTAACAAGGGTATTTCTAGTGCTGTGACAACAAGTAATTTTGGTTATTTCACTCCGTATACCTCTAGTGGTTTCATGACGTTTGCACAAAGTTTTTCAACAGGCGGATTTAAATTTTTTGGAAATAATGGCGTAAGCGGGAACACGACCAAAGATTTATTCTGGGTGGGTAATAGCGGGATTACAAATTTCGTATCGCATACTTTTGCAGCCGGCACTACAGCGGCGGGTACGGCTCCTATGAAAATTCCGTCGGGACCGTTGATGACGTCACCTGAAATAGGAGCTATAGAGTTTCTTACCGATAAAACGTATTTCACAATAACAACAGGTGCGGCTAGAAAGGAATATACGTTAAATGACGCTGCGTTGACATCTGGATTTATTCCAATTGCCACCACAAATGGACGTCTAACAAATTGGACCGACCCAAATGTGAACTCTATTATTGGTTGGGACGATACGGACGGAGTAAATGTAAATGTAAATATAGGTTCAGGGCTAACTTATACACATTCTACTCATACCTTATCATCATCCGGTGGCGGCATAACAAATACGGCGGCCAATAATGAATTAATGAAGTCAGACGGAACAAATGCCGTTCCTTCTGGAATATTCTCTACTTTAGCCGGTAACGCCTCGTTCGGTACAGGTATTTCAGGAGCAAATAGAAGTTTAATTGCAGATGGTTCAGCAACAGATGTTGGGTTTATAATGGCAACCAAGGGTATAGGGAATTATACTTTTGGCAATTCAACAAGTACGGGATCAAATAGAATATTTGCTATGGATGGCTCTGTGTCTGATGTTGGGCTAATAATCAATACAAAAGGCACTGGGCATTTTACAGTAGAGCAAAGTAGCAGCGTTGGACTAGATTGGAATGGTAGTAAATGGGCAATATCAAACGGTGTTGGATATACTCCAACAAGGCTTATTCATGCCCTTGAATTCAATGCATCAAATAGTTCAATAACAAGAATATTAACTTTAGATCACTCAACGTCTGGCACACCAGCAATTGGAGTAGGAGTTGGCATGGAATTTATTTCACAGAATTCTAGTGGATCTTCTAAGATAGGGGCCGCAATAGATGTGGTTACTACTGATGTGACCCCTGCATCGGAAGACTTCGATATTATATTTAATACTATGGCCGCAGGAGCAACAGCTTCAGAACGGATAAGAATATCTTCAACTGGAACTAAATTATCTACTGTGTTAAATTTAAAATCTTTTACAGTATCTACTCTTCCCACTGGAACGGTTGGGGACGTTGCCTACGTTACCGACGCCCTTACGCCTTCTTTCCTAGTTGCCGTTGTTGGTGGTGGATCAACAAAAGTTCCGGTGTTTTTTGACGGAACAAATTGGGTAACTTTTTAAAAATCATATTAATTATTAGGGTAAAAAAAATATTAAAGTGGCCAATTTCAAAACATCTTCAAATTTATTTATAGGGTTACAAGAACTTAATCGGTTTAAAAAATTTTTAGATGATGATGGATTCAGAAAATTATTTCTTAAAAACTCTATTGAGTTTGGATTATTTGCCAATTACATTGAGGGAAATTTTGATAATGGGCAAATAAGTCAGGGAACAAATATTGGCTCTATTAAAAACAATGAATTGTTTGCTATAAACAATGAAGGGAATATAATTTATAGACCGGCTACCGATAACATTTCAATTGCCAACGATTCTCAATGGAGATGGCTTAAAATATCACATACGTACTCTCCAAATGAACAATTTCTTGTATCAATAGACAAGCAAGGCAATTTAGTTTGCCCAGATGGAGATTTAACAGAGATTTTAAGAGGTCAGCCAAATAATCCAACTCGCATATCATTCCCAAATTCAACACTTAATTTGTTTGAATATGATGTTGTAGAATTGATCGATGAACACAATGCCTTACTTGCTGGAGATTTTTTATCAGAAAGTAATTTGCAAATTGCTATTGTGGGCACATTTACTCCCGGTATATCTGTACCAAGCGATGATAAATACCCCTATCAATATGATAGTTGTACGCTAACAGCTATTGTTGAAAGTGTTTTAAATACGCCACCGGCATTAATTGAAGGTCAGGAATTTTTATTGGCAAGAGTAAAAAGAACTGGAAGCACAATAACAATTCAGGATAAAAGAAGTCTTAATATATATCGCGATAAAGCCGATTATGAAAATAATAATATAAGCATTTCTGATAATGCGCTTATAGGAGTAGAATCAATTAAATTTGATTCTACTAATACTCCTAGGGATAAAAACTTAGTTCAGATTGCATGGGCTTTTCGTAGTTCAAACTGGACTATGGATTCGAGTGCAAATCGAGTTACTTTGATTGCCGGAAATGGCGGTAAGTTCAGAACAACTTCCGACTTTACAAACGGTGATTTTGATGGGTGGAGATTGTATACGGAAGATGGGGCATATTATACAGTTAAACAATCTTCTCTTTCTGCAACTCAGATAAATCTCATCCTTGATACATTAGATGTAGATAAGTTTGCAAATTCTAGTCAGCAATTACTTGTTGCCCCTAATGCAGAGGCTATTGATATTGTATTTACAGGAAATTCACAAGATAGCGACGGCATAGATTTAGGGAATCAAAAACTTTCATTTCCTATTAATCAGGAATTTGCAGTTGTTCCATTAACTGTATTTGAAAGTCCAGCCAACTATTCAGTTCAATACGCTTATAAAAATTTTAAATCATATAGCGAATTAACTTCAATTCCAGTTGATGCAGTTGGCTATTTGAATGAATCGTCTTTTGATGACAATGGAGTTCAAATAAGCAATAGCAGAACAGCCTATACAACTGATATAACTTTGCAATTGGCTGCAAATAGTTATTCAAATGTTATTAGCGGATTAACTACAGGGCAGGTAATTGGAGTTGAGTATGTAAGCATTGATACTGATACTGACCCTGTAACCAGATTTGTAGTTGGCACCAGAAAAGAAGTTGTAGTAATTACGAATGACGATTCAATTGTAGTTGGGGACAATGAAAGTATTGACTTTGGTCCTGTTTACAATTTAACTACAAATGCATATCTGGATTTAAGGACAGATTTGCCTAGTACATTAAGGAATGGTAATTCTTTTGTGATTCAGTTTAGAGGAACTTATAATCTGGGTGTATTTACTTTTGATATAGTGCAAAATTATATCAATAGCGGCGACCCCGGAGACTTATTATATTCTATAACTTCTGATGACTTAGAGCAAGCAGCAAACAATAACTTAATATTTGTAGCTCGTTTTGATGGAACCAATTGGTTTTTATTTAAGCATATATCTCAAGGAACCGGCTTTGTCTCTTCTACAAGAACGATAAGCACAATTGCACCGTTAACCGGCGGAGGCGATCTTTCGGCCAATAGAACATTGGCGATAAACGATGCCGTCGCCGATGGTTCAACCAAGGGGGCATCAGCATTTAACTCTAATGACTTCAATTCCGCAAGCGGAATAATCTCCATTGACTATGTAAATGGCCCGCCTCCAAGAACTAGAAGTATAGGGGCAGGTAGCGGCTTATCTGGGGGCGGAGATTTGAGTGCAGATTTCATTATTGATGTAAATGTTGACAATTCAACATTAGAGATCAACTCCGATACGCTTAGAATTAAAGATAGTGGAGTCACAACTTCAAAATTAAATTCAGGAGTAGTTGACAATACAACATTAGAAATTGGTGGAGGCAACATACATGTAAAAGATGGAGGAATTACTGCGACTAAAATAGCGTCTGGACAAGTTGTTAAATCAGGCGACGCCGTACAATTAAATAGTTATTGCTTTGATATTGGTGTATGGAACATGTCGTCTACCCCTAGTGTATCCGTATCGCTTGCATCGATAGATGCATTAAAAATAGTATCAGTAAATGTCATGATTCTAAATGATACGGCAGCTATTGTTAGGGCAAATTATTCTCTAGCGGATAGATATGAAAATAATCCAAACGAACAATTCCATTCTGGAAGAATAGCTGAAATTTTTGGCAGTAGCCCTGCCACTATAGTATTGGATAGATTAGGGGGAGGATTTTTTGATAGTTCGAATTTTGATGATGCTACTCAAAATAGAGGATTTATTACTATTCTTTATAAACCTTAATGAGTATTAAGAGTATTCCAAAGTTGATTTTGAGTAATATTTGTTTTTAAAATCAATTGATCCAAAAACAATTTTCTAGTTGATGGCACCTTCATGTATGAAGTATACGTCCAACTATAATTCATTAGTGAAATTTCATCGCCTTGCACATCTTTTAATTTAAACAGAGCGTGTCCCATTTCATGACTTACAATAGAAAAATTTAAATAATGTTCGACGTCATTGTTATATCTATCGAATTGTGATTTCAATATTTCTATAATTACCTGTCGCCCCTGATGAAAAGTATGATTTTCATTACCAAATCTCACAATGAGATTTACTTTAGTTTTGTAAATATCTCTTGATTCCATTTCATTGTAAAATTCTTCTACATATGGCTGTAGCAATGGATCAACCTTGAATTCAGGTTCTTCCACTAAAGAGCATCTAACAAATAATGTAGCAATTGCAACCGCTACCCCGATGATCAAAATAATGCGTTTCATAAATGTTTAAGAATAAAGTTCAGTTGAAGTTATATTATTCATTGGTCCTGCGCTAATTAGGTGAATGGTTCCACCGCCATATCTCGGTGCGCGTGAGATGTGTGCTTTGTAAGTCCTTAATTTACTATGTTCATCGCGCCACGCTTGACGTAGCATTTTGTTAGTGATTTTTTGTGCTTTCATATCTGTTTTGTTTTGATGACTCTAAACTAGTATCTTTAAGTTTAGAAAGCAAGACATTTTAAATAAATATTTTAAACTTCCCAAAATGGGAAAATAAGTCAATGATTTTATATTATACAGGAGCAGCAACATTTCAGGCGCAACAAAAATTTGCTTATAAATCGCTTGGCGGCTATATTTCTAGCACTCCAGTTCCCAACGATTATTTAAATGCCATTTTTGATAGCGTAAGTGAATTTGGGAAACAAAATAAAAAGCCCACTTATTTGATCATTGCCTTATACAATAATTCAAATGCCGATCGCACAAATGTGCGTGCGTGGTTTGACCAAATATTTTCAGATGAATCGGACGTAATCGATCAACAATTTTGCATATTTAAAATAGCTGGATTACCCGTTATTGCAGATTCATGTGGAGATTTAGTAACAGAGGAAAAATTGCCAACGATAGGATCGAAGCCTTTTTCGGTTACATTGGTGGAGGCCGATACTGAAGTTAATGCTATTTTCTTGCCCGATCTTCCAGCTGGTCAATATTATGCTCTAGTTATTTCCAGAGAAATTAGAAGCGAAGTATCAGAATGTGATAATTTATCCGACGAACAGTTTCAAAGTATATATATTGACCATACTTTGAGCTTGGCAACTAAGGAAAATATAGAACTACATATTGCTTACGATTAATTTTGGCTTTTTGAAAAACGTTAGTTACTTTTGGCCTAATGGATTTGCATTTACTGACAGAGCGGTTATACAACCATTTTTATTCTCGTTTCTACAAGAAACAATTCAAACTAGATTTAAACTTACAGAAACAATCTCTGCTAATAGATAATTTCATTGGTCTACTTGCACGTCACTATCAATTAGAATCAATCTCTGTTAATTTCTTAATTAATTATTTCGCTTGGTCGTTTAATAGACGGTTTGGTCAAGTGACCAAACGTGATATTTCTTTATCTTGGATTATAGGAAAATCTACATTCAAAAAATGGCTTGAAAAAAAAGACGAAGAAAGTTATTATAGCGGTCAGTTTTTAGCTACTATAGGAATAAATGTTGATGAGCTTAAAAAAGAAATATTAGAAACTGGCATATCAAATGGCGAATTAAATATTGCAGAAGAAAATGAGAAGAAAAGATTCGAAGACGAAGCCAGACTTTTTCACTGCCTTCAATTTACAACCCTTTATAATCATAAAAGTCTTACTTGTTTAAAATGTATAAACAAGACCCATTGCAAATCATTATTGAAGATACATTATCCACGAATATTTAAAAACAGAGGCTATGTTTAAATCAAGTCATTTTAAATCCTTTCATTATTTAGAAAATGGCGAGGTTAATTATTCTAATTTTGAAACGATTAAATCAATTGAATTTTTAGAGACTGGAACTTATTTGTTAAAGTGGCTTGATTATCCAGCCAATAGAGTTCAAATAAATAAAATTGAACTAAAAGAAAATTTATTGATGTTTAATTGGCGCAATAAAGAGATTATAGATAAAGTCATTAATGGCTACTTCGAATATAAAAAAGTTTCTGAATTAGGATTAATTCATAAATTGGGTGTTTTGTTTTATGGGCAAGAGGGTACGGGAAAATCTTCTATTATTAAAAGATATTGCAAGCAATTAATAGATACCAGTAATGCTTTGGTATTTTACATTGAATATAGCGAACATCATTTAAAAGATATTTGGGATTTTGTTGTGCAATTACGTCAAAGTCACATTAATCCTTTTGTTATAGTAATGGATGAAATAGATGTATTTGCTTCGAAGGAAGCTTTATTAAAAGCCATCTTAGACGGACACCTATCTATTGACAATAGTATATTTTTTGGTAGCACTAACTATATAGATTTAATACCAGACGCAATTAAAAAAAGACCAAGTAGATTTAAATACACAATAGAAATAGGAGGAATAAATTCTGAACAGGAAATATTTGAGATAATAACAAATACCTTTAAAAATATTTTCAAAGAACAAGATGTAAAAAATTATGCAATTGAATTGAGGGGCAAAACTATAGATGAAATTAAGCATTTTTGCATCGATAAAATGTTTGAGTTTGATCAAATAAATAAAGGTAAAAGAAGAATAGGATTTTTTTAATAATGCCTAGGCCCAAACTGCTAAAATTAAGAAAGTATAAACAAAGCGATGATTCTCTTTGTGGTCCTGCATCTATTAGGATAGTTTTATCGTATTATGGAATAAAAGCGAGTGAAGAAGAGATAGCAAAAAGAAGCAAACATACATACGAAAGAGGAACAAATGACACTAACATGAAAAAAGCCGTAGAGTCTTACGGCTTATCATGTAAAATAAAAAATAATAGCTCCTTTGAAGATATTAAATATTATCTTGCGCAAGAAATACCATTAATAGTAGATTGGTTTACGGGAGATGCAACAGAAAACGGAACCCCTAACGGTCATTCATCGGTAGTTGCTGGAATTAATGATAACTATATTTTCTTACTTGATCCGTGGGATGGAAAAATTAAGAAGTTACCTAAAGAAGATTTCGAAAGAGTTTGGTTTGATTGGAAAAGAACGAAAACAATTCACGTTAATCATTTGATCAAAAAACAAATAATGGTTATCAAGAAAAAACAGGAAAAGATTTGAGTCAGTTAAATAGTGAGTTTATAATAGAACTTGCAAAATCTTGTATAGTTTCTAAAAACATTTTAGAGATTGTTAAAGCTCATTTGCAATATTCGTATTTGAATAGCGAGCCTGAAAAACAGATATTTAAATATATCTTTGATTTTCATAGTGCAAATAATAAAACGCCAACAGTTGGGTTAATAAGTCAACATGTTAATTCACGTGACGCGACTAGTATTATTGCTAAGATTGCTGAATGCAATATATATGATAAGAAAGATACCATACTTGAAACATTTGAAGAGTATATAAGACGCGCAAAGTTTATTGAATTACATAAAGGTTCAGAGGAATTATTTGCGAGAGGTGAGTACGATAAAGCCTACGTGGAAGCAAAAGATGGTTACAAAGAATTGCATGAGTTTTCATTAAAGCGAAAACAGTATAGTAAAATTTATGAGCAATTCGATAAACGGCAATACGAAAGACAGAATAGAGATTTCAGCACAACAAAGATACCAACGGGGTTACCAGCATTTGATCATTTAACCCACGGGGGGATTGACGCCGGGACAGGATTATTGGTAGTAGCTCGTTCTGGAAGCGGTAAAGCCCAACCATTATATTCTAAAATTTATACACCTGATGGATTTACCACTATGGGTGAAATAAAAGTTGGAGATAGCGTTTTATCTGAAAAAGGTGAAACGATAAAAGTTATTGGTGTTTTCCCTCAAGGTATTAGAGATGTATACAGAATTCATTTTTCAGATGGGGTATACGTAGATTGTGATGAAAATCATTTATGGAAAGTGTATACAGCTAATGATAGAAAAAGAGTAGCCGACTCTAAGAGATATGCATCCACCTTTATTGACCCAGATAGACACACTATCTTGAATACGAAAGAAATGATTGGAAAAGAAAGAATTTTCATGTGCAGGGATCGCGAAAATGTTTTGAATTATAAACTGCCAATTTGTAAACCAATTAATTTTAATAAAAAAGAATTACCAATACCTCCATATACTATGGGGGCGCTTATTGGAGATGGACATTTTTTTGAAACGCCAACTATAAGCACAATTGATAAAGAAATATTGGAAAGAGTTGGAAATGAACTGCAAATAAAGCCTATTCATATAGATAAATGTAGCTATAGATTATCTTATTGCAAATTGGGAAGTAGGTTAAGGAAATTATTTGGTAGAGAGATTCATTCATACGATAAATTTATTCCATGTAATTATTTATATTCATCATTAGATGATAGGGTGAATTTATTACGAGGCTTAATGGATACTGATGGCTCTTTATCTGGAGAAGGAACTTGTTCAATATTTCATACAAGTTCCTTTAAATTAGCTGAAGACGTGAGAGAATTGGTGAATGGATTAGGTGGAACCGGCCACATTGTTAACAGGGGATATAAAAAATATACATACAGGGGTGAAAAAAGAATATCCAAGAGATTGGCTTATGACGTTATGATTAATTTACCTAATGAAATTAACCCATTCTTCTTAAAAAGAAAAGCAATAAGAGTGGTTCCTAAAACATCCTATTTAACGCCTAGATTTATAGATAAAATAGAATATGTTGGTAAAATGCAAACGCAATGCATAGCAGTGGATAATTCAACGAGTCTTTATTTAACTGACCATTGCATTGTGACTCATAACACAACTTTGCTTCGCTCATTAGGTTTTCACGCTTCATTCAGAGGCATTCCAGTCCTTCATCTTGCATCGGGCGATAGCACTAAAGAAGAAATAGAAAACGGATATGATGCAATGTGGACGGGGGTGCAAGTACATGATATTAGAAGAGGTGATTTATCGGGAGCAGATATTAAAAAAATAGAAAAAGCCAAACAAGCATATTTAGCGCAAGCAGGTGAAATTTATGTGCATGTATTTGAACAATTTCACAACGCATCCATTTTGGATTGTAGAAATATATTAATAGATTTGTTAAAAGAAGCTCCGATAGGATTAGTTCTATTTGACCTTTTGGAGGGATTTGACCCCGGTGACGGTAAAAGATATAGCACAGGTCAGGACGGAACATCTACAAGAAAAAAAGCAACAAGTGAAAAGATAATAAATATAGCTACTGAATTTAAAATAGGAGTAGCTGCGGTAACTCAGGCAAGCGATATAAAGAAAGAATTTTGGAATAATCCCAATTGGGTAATAACAAGAAATGATATTTCAAATTTAAAAGCCACACTTGATCCATTTGCTTATGCGCTTACTCTGAATCAAACAGAGGATGAATATGACAATAGTGTAATGAGACTTCATATTGAAAAGAAGCGACATTATAGGATTGAAAGTTGGCAATCAACATTCTCTATTGCGCAAGATGTAGCTAAAGGTAGATTTATAGATGTAGCAGAAACTAATAAGAAATTTTGGGACGTTGAGAAAAAACAAATAATCAGGAATAAACCATTAAAGTCAGATGAAAAACCTTTGGATAAAACCAGAAGACCAGTTACCTAACATAGGCGAAAAGATTCTTATGTATATGGGTAATAAAAGATATGAATTTGGTTGGCTTGAATCAGTTGTTGACTATGGTTATTCTGGCGGGAAGCATTATAATTGGGGACAAGACGATAGTGGGTGGGGTCGCGGTAACTCAAAACCTATTGCATGGCAACCACTTGAAGCGCCTGAATTATGAGAGAAATAAGCAATAAAGATATAGCTCTTTTACGATCAATGGCTAATGGGGATGATACTAATCAATCATCAAAAGTTCTTGGGTATGCTTATAGTTCTATTGAAACTCTTAAATGCAGATTGTATAAAAAAATTAATGTTAATAATTCTGCTCATGCAGTTGCTTGGGGATTCAGAAACAAAATAATTGAGATATGACAGTTAAACAATTAAAAGAAGCATTGAGACACGTTTCCGATTCAATGGACGTCTTTATTGAAAAACATAACGATGATTTTACTTGCACACTTGTTGAAAACGCACAAGTGCAGCAAATAAAATTTTCTGATGGAGAAAATGAAGCAGATGAAATTGTTTTCATTATTAGCGATTGATATATGAGCGATAATATTACACACGATTATCACAAAGAAGAAATTGACTTTTGGAAGTCTAAGATTTCATTTGAAGAAGTCGAGCAATTTTGCAATGAGAATAGAGTTGAAATTATTATGGGTGTAGACTGGCAATACCAATGCTATATAAATTCTCAAAAGAAAATGGATGGGTGTGACGAAGTAGCATTAACTTTTGTTGGAGCATTATTCGGAGGCATTTATAAATATAAACACAGCAACGATGAATGAGTATTCTAAACAGTATTGTGATCGCTATGCCAATGAAATGTCTAGCGACTTCGATTTAGATGAAATGTATGCGCAATTGCAGCCGGGAGAAAACATGCCTCTTATTTGTGAGGGATTTGGATTTACCCATATTGCAAAAACAGATGAAGGAATTAAGCAAGTAGTATTTACAAACTACGATGAAGACGGCAATGACTTTAAATTCATTGACTTTGATGAAATAGATAACGAAACGTACAGGAAAGTATTTCATGAAACTGTCTGAAAAACAGTTACTTGATTTAATACAGGATTCTTACTTAGATTCCAGAGGTAAAAACGTATATGGAAGATGCCCCTCATGTTCCATGTCGGAATTCGGGGTTTCTTTAGAGCCTCCTCACAAATTCGGCTGTTTCCGGGGCAAATGTGGCTTTCGGGGTACCGATGTCCGTTATTTATTGAAATATTTAGGTAAGATAAAAGATTTTTCCGAGGGGTATCGAAGTGAGGTAAATGTATTTGGCCGTCTCACAAGTAATCTAGAAATTGATTCTAGCCCTTTAAATACAGAACTGCCTGAAATAAAACCTCCGATAGGTTGGAAAAGAGTTTTCGAGGACGAATATTTAAGAAAAAGAGGGTTTACTGATGGCGATTTTCAGAAATATGAGGTTGGTCGGTCAAGACTGAAAAAAGACTACGTTACTTTCCTTGTAAAAATGGACGGTAAAACGGTTGGATACGTAGGTAGATCGGAGAAAAGTAAAGAATGGATAGATAATTACAACAAAAAGCAGAAAGAAAACGGAACAGAAGAAATATATTTGCGTTATCAGAACTCAAGTACGGATTTTTCTAAGATGCTATTTGGAATAGATGAAGTAATACCCGGTAAAATCACAGACGTGATTTTGGTGGAAGGAATATTCAGTAAAACCAAAACAGATACAAATTTAGGTTTAGATGGTAATGAAGAAATGAAATGTTTAGCCACCTTTGGTGCGAAACTTTCTATTGAACAAATAGAACTATTGAAAAAAAAGAAAGTAAAGAATATTTGGTTATGGTTCGAAGCAGATGTTTTAGATAAAGTAAAACAAGTAGCGAGTAAAGCAGCCTTGCATTTTAATGTACGAATCAGTTATCTTTATGAAGCCGATCCAAATGAAATTGATAGCGAACAAGCATTAAGTTTACTTGAAAATTCAAAGGATTGGATGGATTTCAATATGAGTTATTTAACAAGTAAACTGTGAAAAATTTAATCTTCTTAGATATAGATGGTGTTCTTAATTGCCAACTGCATTATGAATCTTTGCAATTTAAAGATTATAAAGAAGCTAAAAAGCAATTGCGTAAAAGTGTTAAGAAACAACTAATAGAAGAGTTAGAATATTATTCAAGCCAAATAAGTAAAGAGAGAATTAAGTTACTGAATGCGCTATGCGAAGAAACGGAAAGCGTAGTCGTAATTTCGAGTACATGGAGAAAGAACAAGACGGTAGATGAACTAAAAACAATATTTTCATTTTGTGGCGGCACATTTAACATTATTGACAAAACGCCCGTAACCGGATATGAAAGAGGAACCGAAATTAGTTTATGGTTAAAAGATAATTGTGAAAAGTATTTCAATGTTCCATATTATGACTTTTATAGATACGCTATTATTGATGATGATAGTGATATGCTATTAACTCAACAATATAACTTCTTTCAAACTGATAATTACACCGGGTTAACTTTAAATACCTGCTACAAAATAAAAAGATTCTTTACACATAAAACATTTTGAGAATGAAAGAAGTTGAATATACTGGATACGAATCATTGCAAATAGGCGATGAAATATGGCATAAGGGGGAATGTCAATTAGTAATAGATTCATTAGATGAATCATTTTTAATAACTCATGAAGTTGATGATCTTTTGAATAATTTTGGATGTAAATTATATAGAGATACACTGATTAATAAATGATCGACTTCATAAAACAATGGATAGAGTCTAATAATCTAAATGTTGAATGGACTAGTAATAGATCATTTAAGTTAGATGGCAAAGATCATCTATGTATAGAGCCAAAGAGAGGAAAATTATTTGATGATGATTTTAATTTAATCATTGATGAAGATGAATTAAACGCACCAGAAGCTATATTAGTAGATTTCTGGTGTTTCTCTTTTGGAGGAAAGGTATATAGAAGCTCAACGAAAGAAGAAAAAATACAACTCAATATACTAAAGCACATAGGGCAAGCGAAAGAATTAAGCGGGTTTCCATATCTTGGAATTCATGGTGGCTATGAGCTATGTGTAGGCTCTCGAAATTATACTGATTGGTGCAATAAAGCTAAATGGATAGGAATAAAAACAGTAGGTATAGCTGAAAAACATACGCTTGCGGGGGCATTGAAATTCCAACAGGCAGCAAAGAAAGCAGGATTAAAGTCAATTATTGGAGCAACTTACACGGTACGAAAAGAAAAGGAAGAATATAAGGTAAAACTATATGTCAAAAATGACATAGGGTGGGCTAATCTGCTAAGGATTCACAAGCAATTAAATGTAGATAATAACTCTACTCATATCACAGAAGAACATCTATTGAATAATTCAAAAGGATTGTATTGTGTGTTTCAAAATGACACGATGTTGAATCCTGATTTGATAGAGCGGTATTTAGAATCACAGTTTGAAAAATATTACTTTCAATTCGACCCCGTTCAATATAAAGCAGAGCAAAGAGACATTCAATGTCTAAATTGTCTTAAAACATATTTACAATATTATAATGACATAATTGGATTAGTTTTAATTCCTGATTCTTATTATCTGGATAAAGAAGATTATCCAGTTAAGAAAATATTGAACTTCATTGGAAAGGTAGGATTTGAATACCAATCGGAAGATCAATATTTTAAGTCATTAGAAGACATAGCGGCGCAATCTATTGAACTATTTGAAACAAAAGGCGAAGATTGGGCACTAGAAATATTGCAAAGGACACTAGAATGCACCAATGAAATAGCAGATGGATGTAATTTTCAGATTAAGACGGGTGAAATTCACTTGCCTAAATATGAAATGACAGAAGAAGAGAAAGAACAATTTGCAACTAATGAAGATTTATTTTGGAGTGTAATTCAAGATGGATTACAAACTAATGTCATTGATAAGGGAAAGGATTTAGATATTTATACACAAAGAATTGAAGTAGAATATGATGTAATCTCAAGAGGTGGCTTCATTGATTATTTCTTAATTCTTAGAGACATAATCAATTGGTGCGAAGCTAATGATGTAATGGTGGGTACTGGACGTGGTAGTGCTGGTGGTAGTTTAATAGCTTTGCTTTGTAATATTACAAAAGTAGACCCGATTGAATATGGACTTATCTTCGAAAGGTTTTTGAATGAATCTAGGATCGGTAAAGGATTACCGGATATTGACACCGATTTTGCCTCTGAAAGAAGAGAGGATGTAAAAAGATATATGGAACAAAGATTTGGTAAAGACAATGTTTGTTCCATTGGTACATATTCAACAATGCAAAGTAAGGCAGCGTTTAGAGATTTGTTGCGTTTCCGCGGTGAAGAACCTCAAAACATAAATTACTTTGGCGGAATGATTGAAGAAAGCAATGAAGAATATTCAAGTATTTTTCATGCCACAATAGGGAATAATAAGTTAAAGCAATTTATCAATGAGCATTTAGAAGCTATTCAGGATATACCATTAGTTTTAGGCCAACCAAAGTCATCATCTATACATGCGGCGGGTGTAATTATTACACCAACAAAAAATAAGCATGGCCAAAGAATGACCATATACGATTGGTTTCCTTGTAAATTAATAGATGGGGTTTTAATAAGTGAGTGGGACGGAACGCAATTAGATGATTGTGGTTTCTTGAAAGCTGATATTCTTGGATTAAGTCAATTGGACAAGTTGAAAGAAATGATAGACTTAATTGAAGAACACAATGGCGTAAAAATAAATTTGAATAAAATAGACACTAAGGACAAAAGGGTGTTCGATTCTTTATTCAAAAGAGGATTAACGCAAGACATATTCCAATTTACTACTGATGGACTTGCGGCGTATTGTAGGGAAGTAAAACCTGAAAGCATAGAAGAACTTGCAGCGATGAATGCCCTTTATCGTCCCGGCCCTATGGATTCAGGAGCGCATGAGAATTATGCGAAGATTAAGTTTGGTAAAAAAGAGCCTGAATATGATTGGGGAACGGAAGAAATATTAAAGGATACTTTCGGTCTTTATACGTATCAAGAGCAAATTATTAGGATGGTTCAAGTATTAGCTGGATTTACTTTAACGGAAGGCGATGGCGTAAGGAAGGCTACAGGTAAAAAAGATTTGGAGAAAATGCAAAGTTATAGAGATAAATTTGTAGCGGGTTGCGTTGAAAGAGGTTGTGTAAAATTTGAAGCAGAAAAAATTTGGAATAAGATTGAAGCGTTTGCGGCGTATTCTTTTAACTTGAGTCACGCGATTGAATATTCTCTCATTGGTTATCAAACAGCATGGATAAAACATTATTATCCACTTGAGTTTTGGACAGTATCTTTACAACATGCAAGTGATGATGAAGTAGCAAAAAGAGTAAGTGAGCTAAGAAAGTTCGATCAAATAAAACTTCACCCGCCTGATGTTAATAAATCTAAATCAACATTCTACACCGATTTTGAAACTAATTCAATCTATTGGTCTATTGGTAGGATTAAACACGTAGGCGAAGTAGCATTGAATTATATTGCTAAAGAAAGGGAAGAGCGTGGTGATTTTTTTTCGCTGGAAGAGTTTGTAAAACGCTGCAAATCTCAAGCGGTAAACAGTAGAGTAGTTAAGCATTTAATTTATTCAGGTTGTTTTGATAGTTTACATGCTATTCAACATCCATTACAAAGAAAAAAACTAATGGAGCAATTTTATGCACTATATAAATTAGATTCTGACTTGCCCGAAGATCATTACAAAGAATTCTATTGGTATAAAATGCAGCGTAATTTATCGGGCTTTGGTTATTTTGATTACAGTACAATGGTAGACGAATTAGGATTCGATTATCAACAACACGTAACGTCCGATCAAGTTCAAATGAAAGAGAATGAAGGATGTAATGTGGTGATAGGCGGAATCATTCAAGAAATAGTTAAGCGTAAAACAAAGAAAGGGGAAATGTGTAAATTAACTATTGATCATAATAATGATTTGGTAGATATTACTTTGTGGAACAGTGAATGGGAAAGATTTAAAAATAAGATAGAAGAAAGAGGTGAAGGAGTAGGATTAATGATGAATGGACAAATAAAATTTGACACATATAATAAAAAGAACGTTGTTTATGGCAACGAAAAAACGCAAATAGAATTGTTCTAATGAAGTTAAAACAAGTTTGGATACCGTATTGGGAGTGGGAAGATTATAAAGCGGGAATGTGGAAAAAGATTGAAGATGAAAAATTAGAAAGAAAGATGTTGCGAAAAGCCATACGATTTACAGGAGATTGGGTTAAGTATGGTAGAGCAATGAAGAAAGTAGTAAAAGCATGGCCGCAAACAATGATCAATAGCCTTACTAACGCCTCAGTGAATCAACGTGCTTTTGTAGGCCATTGCGCTGTTCATTGGAAACTTGGTATTCCAGAATATATAACTAGGATGGCGTGGAAAGAGCTAACCGATAAACAGAGAGAAGATGCGGACGCAATAGCGCAACAAACTATTGATAAGTGGAAAATAAAATATGCGAAAGAAGTTAGAAGAGTACATAGAAACATGGCAAAAAAGGTGCTATCCTGAATTCCCGGATGAATCGCCACCTGAAATATTCGATAAAGTGCCTTCATATCAACGTGTTTGCATTGCAATACTAAAAAATGATCGTCAATTAGAATCTCTTGGATATTCGAGAGAAAAATGTGAACTTTATAGCTTCTTAAAAAGAATTGAACTGGATGAAAGAGCAAGAAAAGTCAAAGAATGTCTATCAGGCAGTCATGGAACGCTTGAAATTAATCTTTGAAGATTTTGAAAATGTATTGGTAGCTTTTTCTTGTGGTAAGGATAGTGGCGTATTATTGAATTTGGCTTATAAGTATGCAAAGGAAAACAATTTATTACATAAGTTATCGGTATACTATGAAGATTACGAAGCCGATTACAAGTATACACACGAATATGCAGAACGTACTTTTGAGGCAATGAGTGACGTTAAGGGTAGATATTGGCTTTGCTTACCTATTTCGGCTGCATGTTCTGTATCAATGTATGAACCTCGTTGGATACCGTGGGATGAAGATAAGAAAGAATTGTGGGTTAGGCCAATGCCTAAACATGACTATGTGATAAATCATAGCAATTGTCCCTATGAGTTTATAAAAGGAACTAAGGGTTTCGATGCTCGTATCCAGTTTTCAGAGTGGTATGGTAAAACATACGGCAGAACAGCCGTGTTAATTGGATTGAGGGCGCAAGAGTCACTTACCCGAAGGGCAATATTTACCTCAAAGCATAGAAAGTATATGCATAAGGGATTGAAATATTCAAAGGTAGTCGATCAAAACACAGTGAATTTTTATCCTTTGTATGATTGGGTTACTGAGGATATTTGGGTAGCGAATTATAAGTTTGAATTTGACTACAATAAGATTTACGACTTGTATTGGCAAGCTGGGTTAAGTGTAGATCAAATGAGGGTTGCTAGTCCATTCCATCAATCGGGGCAGGAAAACCTAAAGCTATATAAGGCAATTGATCCGAATAGTTGGGGTAAAATGTTAAGTCGCGTTAATGGCGTTAACTTTGGTGGTTTGTATGGTGGTACAACTGCAATGGGATGGAAAACAATAACTAAACCAAATCACTTTACATGGAAGGAATACGCCTACTTTCTTTTGACAACATTGCCGGAAGGATTTAAAAAAAAAGTAGTTGAAAATCTTGAGAGATTTCAAAAGACTTGGGCTGAAAAGGGATATGGAAGAAATCCAAAGGTGATAAAGACAATGATCGAAGAGGGGATTGAGATTGAAAATACGCATGAAATTTCTAAACTTTGCACCAAGCCGGGAGTATATGAAATTGTGAAAATCAAATCTGGATTCCCTGAAGACACTTCAATATCAGATTTCCGTCATTGTCCAAGTTGGAAAGCAGTATGCGCAACAATAATGAAGAACGATTACGCTTTGCAGTATATGGGATGTTCTCGTACAAAGGATCAGAATATAATCAGGCAGAAGGCGTTGGAGAGATATGGAAGGTTGAAGGATGCTAGAGTACAATCTAAACAATTAGAAAAAGAAGAAGAAAATGAAGAATAGTATAGTCCAAGAACTTGTTGACTTGCTTAAAGAACAAATAAGCAGCGTTTCAAATGTTGATGACCAAATTGATTTGCTGAATGAGATACGTTTAGAGTTACATTCAGTAAGCCCCCTAAAGCATCATCCAGTTGATTGCGTTTTGTGGATTAAATCAGATGACGTAGAAGTCAATGAATATAATCCAAACAAAATGGATAAATTGAGTTTGGATTTGTTACACACTTCTGTTTCGGAAGATGGTTATACAATGTCTATTGTAACTGATAAAACGGAAGAGGGAAAGATTAAAGTGGTGGATGGCGCACACAGGCGATTAATAGAAAAGACTTTTAATGATATTAGTGAATCGACTAAGGGCAGGATACCATTGACGTTTATTCGCAATTCTCAAAAGGATATTGCTAACAGGATGGCAAGTACTATAAGACACAATAGGGCACGTGGGGTGCATTCAATTGATCTTATGTCTAATATTGTTGGGGAATTAGTGCAAGCCGGTATGAGTGACGCATGGATTCAAAGACATCTCGGAATGGATAGAGAAGAGATGCTTAGGCTTAAACAAATTACTGGACTTGCGTCTTTGTTTGCAGATATAGATTTCTCCAAAGCGTGGGATGAAAAAGAGATGAGTATAGAATTAGACGAAGAAAATGAAGGAGATAACTAAAAATCCCGGAATATATTGCATAACTTGTATTCGTAATGGATTAATTTATATTGGCAGTACATATAATTTATATAAAAGAAAACAAGATCATTTTTGTCGATTGCGTGGTAATTATCATGAGAATTCAAAGTTGCAAAATTCATTCAATAAATATGGCCGCGAGTGTTTTAAGTTTGAGGTATTAGAACATGTAGATAAAATAAAAGGCGAATCTAAAGAAAATTTTAAGATGCGACTGGTTAATGTTATAGAGCAAAATTATTTAGATGTATTTCAGCCATATAAATCCTTAATAGGTTTTAATATTTCTAAAAAAGCTTTTAGCAACTATGGTTATTCAACAAAGGAAACAACTAAACAAAAGCAGCGTGAAGCTAAATTAAAAAATCCAACTAGATATTGGTTGGGGAAGGAATTTCCAAAAGAAGCTACTTTGCGTGGATTAGAAACCAAAAAGCAAAAAGGTTATAAGCAGAGCGAAGAGACTAAAATTAGACGCAATGAGACGCGAGTTAAAAACGTTGCTAATGGAATTGAGATGTTTAAGTGTAGTGATGTAGTTTTAATTTCTCCAAGCGGCGAAGAAGTTAAAGTTCATAACGTAGCTAAGTTTGCCAGATCAATTGGATTAAAACCGTCCTCATTACAAAGTGTTGCATTTGGCAAATCGAACGGTTGCTTTGGATGGAAATTAAAGAATCATATTCCTGTCTTTAAACAAAGAAGAACTATTAATTGCGCAATATGCAATGCGACTTTTATTCCAATGGCTAATAAAGTAAAATATTGTTCTAAAGAATGCGTTCAGGAATCTAGGAATAAGAATCAATCAATTAGAAGATCGTCATTCAAACAAGCAGCATGAAAAAACCCTCAATTTCAACTCTCGTAGGTTTACTTGATAAACCCGCTCTTTTGGGCTGGGCAAACAAAATAGGACTTGAAGGAATTTCACTTGCAGAACATCGTAAACAATCAACAAGTAAAGGTATAAGTTTACATTCGCAAATAGATCGTTTTATTAAAGATTCTATTCCTTTTGAAAACTCTGAACATGAAGCAAATTTTCTTAAATTTTTTGAAGAGCATAACGTAGAAGAAATATACGCCATTGAAAAGAAAGTAGAACATGATTGGTTTGTGGGCCGATATGATATTTACTTAAAAGCTAATGGAAAGAAATATCTTTGTGACTTTAAGAGTAACACAAATGTTTATCTTGAGCAGGTATTGCAATTGACTGCATATAAAATGACTGAGCCAGATTGCGAAGCAATAGCGGTCATTCAAATACCTGAATTTATATTTAAACCTCTTCCCATTACATTATTTAATGTTTATGAGGGAATCATTTCAGATTTGTATAGTATTTACAGAAATAAAGAACATTTGAAATTAGCAGGACATATAGCGTGAATGTTGAAAATTATAGAAAGGCTAGAAGCTATTCATTTAAATTAGATAGTGAGTTATATAGAGACATACTACATGATGCTTATTTAGCTTGGTGGAATAAATGTGAAAGAGATTTATTTGATGAACATATAGGTACAATTATTAAGACTGTTAAGTATACCTTTTTTGCTCATTTGAAAAATAACGTTTGGTTTTATAATAAGGTAAATCAAGGACAGAGAAAATTTGTTGAATTTGATGAAAATATTTTTTATGCGACTACTCCAGAAGATGAATATATAGCAACTGAATTATTAGGCGAATATATGGAGTTGATAAATTCAGTTCCAAAAGATAGAGCAGTATTTACGGGCAATGAAGAAACAACAAAAGAGATTTTAACCAAACGACTAAATGGATACACAAACAAAGAAATAGCAGAGGAAATGGGAATCAGTAAGGCGTTAATCACTTACTATTTAAATAGAACTAAATTAAGCGAATTTGAAACTAGAAATAAAAAAATGATCAACAACCCTTTTAATGGAAGTAAAACAAAAGTTAAGAAACGGCTTACAGAAAAACAATGGGAAGAACGTACTGATAAAGATGAATTTGAATTAGAAAGTGAAAATGAATGGGACCGTTTATATGTACATAAAGAATCAAAAGAAGGCTGGATAATAAAAATAAAAAATCCTGTTCAATCAGAATTTTATATAAAACGTTTGGTAGATTCTAAAAAATAATATAGTTTTACAAACTCAAAATATGAAAAGAGATATAATTGGAATTAGCGGCAAGATAGGTTCTGGTAAAGATACATTTGCATCTATGTTTAGACATCATTCTGAATATAGTTGGGAGATCAAAAAGTTTGCTTATAAACTCAAACAAATAGTTTCTTTGCTTACTAATATTCCTATTGAAGAATTAGAGAAAGAAGAAGTTAAAAATGCACCATTGAATGAAAATTGGCGTCGATGGTTTTTTGTGAATAATGGAATAGATCACGATGGAATATTTAAAGATTTTACTTATCCCGATTATTTTGCAAGTGAGGATGAAGCAAAAAAGAATCATAAGTATTTAGTTGAAATAAGTGGCGAAGGGAAATATAGAATAGAATCGGAAGTTTTAACTCCGCGTAAAATTTTACAGATACTGGGAACAGAAGCGGGAAGAGATTTGATTCATCCTCAAATTTGGGTTAATTGTTTGTTTGCTGATTTGCATGAAAATTCTAACTGGTTAATAACAGACGTTAGATTCCCCAATGAGGCAAAAGCCATTAAAGATAATGGCGGTATATTAATTCGTATTAATAGAAAGTCAGATAAAATCTCCAATCACCCTTCTGAAACATCATTGGATAATTATTCAGATTGGGATTTTATTGTAGATAATATTTATGATCTTAATTATTTGGAGCAACAAATAATTTCAATTGTTAAAAATTTAAATTTATGAGCCAATCCCGTAAAGAGTCTCTTATTGAAGCCTCAGTAAATACGTTTATTGGTCTGTTAATCACATTTGCATTTCTTCCGGTAGTTAATAAGATTTGTGGAATAGAAATGAGTGGTGGTCAAATGACGCTATCCACTGTATTGTTTACGATCATAAGCGTAGGACGTGGGTATTTAATTCGCAGATTCTTTGAGGGCAACATAGCAAAATACATATTAAACAAAATAAGAAAATGAAATTTTCAGAGTACAAACTTTTATCGACACGAACAAACAAATGGTTATTAAGTTCACAATTTGATTTAGCCCATGCTTTGATTGGTATGACTAGTGAACTGAATGAATTGCAAGACGCAATGGCTAGTGGAGATTTTGTTAATAGATCAGAAGAACTCAGCGATATTGCTTGGTATTTATCTTTGTATGTAAATGTGAGAGACATTGAACTTGCTGATTCTACTTATGGTCAGATCGGTGGCACATTCAGTAACTTGATTAGGTATGTTTCTTTGCTTACTGATCTTGCTAAAAAATGGATTATTTATAATAAAGAAATTCCACAAGAAATTGAAAAAGAATATTGCCAAATACTTTTAAATATTTTGGCTAATTTTGATAATGGAGAATGTGATTTTGAAACTGGTTTGCAAAATAATATTGACAAATTAAAAAAACGCTATCCTGAAAAATATTCAGATGAGCTTGCTCAAAATCGTGATCTTTTAGCAGAAAGAAAAGAGCTTGAAAAATGAAACTTAATACTCAAGACAATCTTGTAATCGAAGATGCCGCTAAATGTTTTAAATCTACTTTTGTAGGCTTGTATACTGGCTTGGGTTATGATCAAAAAGAAGTATCAGAAGCATGGCATAATATCAGAACCACTCCTAGAGGTAGAGCAATAATGAGTCAATTAAAAGTTTCAACAGGTCAAGCGGCAAGGTTCTATAATATTGAAGAAGAAATAAAAGCACGTAAACAAAACTTAAATAAAACAAATATGAAATCGCGTAGTACACAACAAACAGTAGTAATAAAACAATCAGAAGAAGTAAATGTGATTGAAGAAGAGTTTCTTCCCGAAGATGAAATTGATGCAACGAAATTGACGCTTTCTAATGATGAAACGAACACCATTGAGATTGAGGTTCCCGTTAAAACAGCAAAGACTGCAAAGGTAAAAAACAAAGACGGTTCGAAAAACAACAAAGAAGCAACTGCAAAATCTCTCATTGAATCTGGCATACTTAAAGCAAAAGAACTTTCCGAGAAAGGCGGTTTCTCTTTGCCCTATGCCTATTCAATGTTGAAAAAATATGGCAAATAATTAATGCAGCAATCAGAGAAAACGATAATAGAGTTAGGAAAAAAAATCCTAACTCTTGAAATAAAAGACTTTGGTTCTAGCGAAATAGCTATTGAGGATTTACTTCAAATAGACATGAATGCACCAATGTACGATATAATAACTTTTCCGGTTATATTTAATCGCATTGCAAATATTAAAGCGGAAATCGATGACTTGCTTAGGAAAGTTCAATTAGATTTTACTATTTTTGAAGCTCAATTGTACGAGAAGCATAAAAAACTTCTAATTGGCTTAGGAGAAAAAGCAACTGAGAATTCAATTGATATGGCAGTAACCCGCGACCCTCAATATAAGATCAAGAAAGAGAACGTATTTAAAGTTCAAAAACAAGCTGATATAGTTGATGGTCTTTATTGGTCGGCAAAATCTAAAGATCAAAAATTAAACGCCATTTCTGCTAAATTGAAACCAGAAGAATTTGAAAAAGAAATACTAGAAGGGACAATAAATAGTGTATTAATCAAATCAAGCAAAAACTTATTCTCAAATAAACGATAGAAATTATGACAGAATTATTAGTTGAAAAAACAAAAGATAAGAAATTGTTTTTAGTTAAGTGTCGTGGGATGCAACATAATACTACGGACGTTTCTTATGGAATTGCTTATGTGATTGCTGATAATGCACATAAAGCTTATTGTAAATTACGCGATTATCTTGATAAGAGCGGTTTAGGATTTGCAAAAGATAGAGAGTTAGATAGTGTAACTCTTTTAGCAGATTCTTATGAATATACTAATGCAGCAAATTTTTTAATCCTGTAAAAATATGCCAAGGGGTAGAGTAAAAGGTTCCAAAAGAGAAGTTAGACCGCAAATAGTTGATGAAATTTTAGAACCATTTTATATAAAAATAGAAGATTCTTCTTTTTCAATTTTAAAGCGGGGTGAAGTGCAACCGTGGGGTTATTACAGTCATCTAGGCAACGCACTTGATAAAATAGCCAAATTTAAATTAGCAAATAGCACAGTTAAATCATTTTCACTTCAGGGATATATTTCACAACTAGAAAAACTTTCAAACACAATTAAATCAACAATTAAATTTTAATAATTATGCCCGGATTCGACAGAAGTAAGTACAAAGCAGCGTCTTTAGCAAACATTAAGAGTCAAGAAAGCAAACAAGCACTTGTAAGGCCATCTAATAGTTTCAATAGTGACGCACATGAAGTAAAAGATGGGGACAATTGGTTTCGCATTATGCCATTTCACCCCGATGAAAATGTACCACAGGAAGAACTTTCTCCTTTTGTAGCTAAATGTGTTTCTTTCCTCAAAATAAAAACTCCTAAAAGGGATGAAAATAAGAAAATAATTGAAGGGGAATTTGAAGTAAAACAAAAACCTATCTTTAACGCTAAAGTTCATGGCGGTTATCCATTTGATCTTGTAGAAGAATATATGGATTTTGCTAAGAAAGTAGCTATTCCTAATTTTGTAGACGGTGATGAGAAAAAGGAAAAGATCATCTGGAATAAGATTTCAGGTTTCGATCCTGTAAAGAAAGAAGGTGGATTGCGACCAATTGATACTTGGGAATGTTATGCGCTTGACCGTTCAGGTAAACTTGCCACTCTTTCAATTAAAAAGACTGTAAAAGAACAATTAAGTGAGCTTGCAGCAAGTGTAAGTAAAGACCCCAATAGTCCCGATCCATATTCAGACCCGGAAGATGGAATTGCTATTGTAATTAACAAGTCGGGCGAAGGCATTAAAACTAAATATGCGGTTTCACTTGATAAGAAAGCGATAGATAAGTTTAATTATGCTCTCACTCCAACCCCATTGACTGATGATCAATTGGCAGCATTTGATAAGCAGAAGTCTCTCAGGGAGCGTTTTGTGAATTCATTCAAACGTAAGGATTTGGATTATCAATTAGAAGGACTTGAAAGGTTCGATAAGAAACTGGCGGAAGAAGGTTATCCAATTAATGTTTTTGCTTATGATGAGTTTTTGAATAAGGTTGAAGAAATGTTTTCACTTGTGCCCGAAGATGCTGCGAAGGAGAACGAAGAAAATCAGACAGAACTAGAAGAACAACCTAAAGTAGTAAATAAACCTACTATTGTTAAGAAACCAGTTCAACAAGTTCAATCTATTGAGGCTCCTAAACGTGGTCGCCCTGCAAAACCTGTTATTCAACAACAAGTTGATGAACAAGCAGAAGATGAAAATGCAGAAGAAGAAGTAAAAGCTCCTATTGTCCCTAAAATAGTGGGTGGCAAAACGATCAATGTTGCACAAACTCAACAAGAACCAGCGCACATTGCAAATGTAAATGATAAGTTAGCAGCTATTCGCGCTAAATTGAATAAAGGTAAATAGGTAGTTGTGGTTAATGAGTCGGTATAACTCGGAATATATCGGCTCTATTTTTTTAATTCTTTATATGAAGCAACCAATAGCAGTTTCAATTACAGACACCCACTTGTCTGAAAATACGATTGAGATAAATATATCAATATTCAAACAGGCTTTTAATATATGCGATGAGTTAGGGGTTAAATCTTTATTACACTTAGGGGATATTTTCAATTCCAGAAAGGGTCAGCCTGAGCAAGTATTAAACACTTGGAAAAGCATTCTTGACGAAGCAGCAGAAAGACAAATCATTATTTACGCTATCCCCGGCAATCACGATAAAACAGATTTAACAAGTGACGCATCTTTTCTTGATGCCTTTGACGGTCATCCTGCTTTTAAAGTATTAAAAGCAGGTCAAATGTTTTCAAATGAATTCGTTGACTTGTATTTTTTACCTTATTACGATGAGAAATTAGTTTATGTCGAAAAGCTCAAAGCGATTATTGAGAATATGGCTCAGGGCCGCATATCCATTTTATGTACTCATGTGGGCATTGAAGGTTCATTTACAAACAAAGGAGCAAAAAAAGAAAGTGAAGTGACATCGAATAAATTTAATGAATTCACCTATGTTATTATCGGCCACTATCATAATAGGCAAGTATTGGAAGGCGGTAAGATAATTTATACTGGGTCCGGCTATCAAGCTAATTTCGGAGAAGATAGGAATAAAGGAGTAATTGTAATTTACGATACAGAAAACAAAAACGAAATATTTGACTTTCTGCAATTAGATTTCCCTGAATATATAACAGTAGACGTATTGCCAGAAGATATAACTAAAGAATTAGTTGATAGCGTTAAATTGAAACAATTAGAGGCGAACATAAGAATCCGGGTACAAGGTGAAGTAAGCGAAGAAAAGAAACACTTAGTTGTATTGCTACAAGATACGGGAGCAAAAGTATTGATTGAAAAAGAGTCATTTGAAGTGCAAAATATTTCAGCTAATAAAACATTAGTTATGAATGATAACGATATTCTTACTAGCTTTGATGAATGGTCAACTAGCAAGGAAATAGAAAATCCTGAATTTGGTCGTCAACTCCTAAATGATTTTATATAAATGTTCGATCAAGACGACTTAAACGATTCTTATATAGAAGACGTAATGCGAACAGTCAAAATTGCAAGCTTCATAGTTAAACTTGTTTTTATTATTGCTTTAATAAGTATATTTTTTATCTAATGTGGCGCATACATTCCATATCAGCTAATAACTTTGTGTCATTCGCAGAAGTCAAATATTTTTTTGACTCCAAATGCTTCGTCATATCTGCATTGAACAACGATAACAGCGGTCAAAAGAGCAACGGGGGCGGCAAAACTTCATTCATGGATATTATCCCCGTTGCTCTATTAGGATATTCGCTTACTGGAAGTAGTTCAAAAGACTTAGTAAGCTGGTTTTGTGAAGATGGATATTTAACCGTAGGCATTCGTCTATTGAATAAAGAGCACGATTTAACTTGCGATATATCCCGTAAAATTTATAGCAACAAAACGTCTAGTGAGTTAAGCATACTTGTTAATGGAATAGTTCCTAAAACACTACCAACAAAAAGAGGCGTTGAAAACGGAGTAGACGTTAAAGCTGGTGATGCTTATATTTTGAAAGAGATATTAGATATTAAAGCAGACGACCTATTAAACTACTATTTGATTTCAGGTAAATACTATCAGCCTTTCTTGAAAGTAAACACCGATAGGAAATTGGAAGTAATTGGCAGGTTCACTAATACAACGATAGTTGATAAGGTAATTGAGAATCTCGAACTGGACATTAACAAAGTTAAAGACGATATTCAGATTTGCATAAAAAACATTTCAGAAACAGAGGGGTTTATTCTTGCTCTCGAATCTTCGTTCAATGATAATGCTGAACAGGAATTTGAAAACGAAAAGGCTGTAAAAATTGAGAAAGTAAATCTAGAAATTTCAGATTATGGGGATAAAATTTTACAATCGGAGGAAGAAATAGGGGCCAATAAAAAGAAGCTAAAGAAATTCAAACTTCATGAAATTGACCTTGCTACTAAAAAAGAACTGGAAGAACTTTCAGAACAATTCGACACAACAAGCGAACAAGACGAAGAAACAGAATTGGGAAAATCAATTCAGCACATAAAAAATCATCTTGCCGGTTTAATTACTTGCCCCGAATGCAGTCATAAATTTCATTTGAGAAGCAAGGAAGCATACACGGAACAGGATTTAAAAAAGTACGAAAAGCAACTGGCAGAAATTCAGGTAGTCATTAAGAATAAAAAAGAACAGTGCAAAGAAATAGATGTTCTTTTGGATGAAATATATAAACAAGAAAGAGAAAATAAAACCATTCAATCCGAATTAGATGCAATCGCCCGAACAATTAAATCACTTGAACAACAACAGCAACGATACGTCAAAGAAATCGACGGACTCGAATTACGGAGAAAGTTCATTGAGGGGAACTCTTTCAGCGATACGACTAAAGATATTAATAGACGAATATCTATTAAACAGAAAGAACTACATGGACTACAAGAAAAGAGAGAAGATTTAGATAAGCAATTAGAACTTAAGTCTAAATGGGTCAATTATTTCTCTGACTTCAAATTCTATCTTGGCAATAAGCCACTGCAAATAATCACAGGACTAGTAAATCAGTATCTCGAATATACCGGCTCTGACTTAAACTTAGAGATAGAAGGATTTAAGAAATTAAAGAGCGGAGAAATTAAACAGGCTTTGGAACCTATTATTTATAGAAATGGCTTAAACCCCCAAAACATTTATAGATTTTCCGCTGGTGAAGTAGCTAGATTAAATATTTGTTGTGACTTAGCATTTCAGCAATTAATAAATAATTCAAGTAAATATGGTGGTTTGAATTTATATGTCTCAGATGAACTTTTAAATGCTATTGATTCAATTGGGGTTCAAAGTGTTGCTAATGCCCTTAATGATTTGGATAAAACAATTTTGTTAGTAACGCATTCTGGAGCAGATATTAATTTTGATAATTTAATACATATAGAAAAAAATAATGGTATTTCCAAACTTATCTAAAAATGATAAAATTGTCGTAATTAACGGAAATTATTCAACGATAATTGATAAAGAAGATTATGATAAAGTAATGAATGCGTGTACTTGGTTTACGACTAAAACCAAAGATTTAATTTATGTAGAGGGTAGAGCTTCACAGTTTACAGATAAGTGGAATAGGAAAAAGAAGATAAGTTTACATAGATTTTTATTAAATTTAGATTTAAATGATAAAGTTATAATAGACCATAAGAATGGAATAACTTTAGACAACAGGAAGCAAAACTTAAGAATGTGTACGGTTTCTGAGAATGGTCAAAATAGTAAATTAATGAGTCATAATACATCTGGATTTAAAGGGGTTAGTTGGAACAAACATTCAAAAAAGTGGGAAGCTAGAATTATGACAACATTAAAAAATGGCACGAAGTATCGTCCGTTAATAGGTAGTTTTGATGATCCAATGTTGGGCGCTATCGCGTATGACAAAGCTGCCTTAAAATATTTTGGTAAATTTGCTCGTACAAATAAAATGTTGGGTTTACTTTAAAACAAACATTATGGAAGATCAAAGGGAAAACGACATGAACGCAATTCTACTTTGCTTACGTGGAAGTAAAAAGTATCAGTTGGAAGTAGAGGTAATTTATACAGCCATGAAGGAATTGAGAGAAAATCCGAATCTAAGTATTGAAGATGCTATTCATGTCGGATATGCGGTGATTAAAATTGTTGAAGAGCGTGAATTATATTATAAAGAATTAAAAGAAGTTGGTGAAATTTCCGAATAAGCATACATGAAAATAAGTATAGCAATAGACATAGGTTCCGACGGTGCATATTGTATTATGCACGATAAATTCATTTATAAGTATGGAAAAATCCCATATAATGAAACGGAAGCAGATATGAAAGCTCTATCTGATATAATTGTAGAATCAATAGAAAAATATGAAGGATTACATGTTGTCATAGAAGACCTCCATAGCGTTTTTGGTAGTTCCGCAAAATCAAACTTTGCCTTCGGAGTAAATAATGGTTTAATTATCGGAATGCTACAAGTACTCGAATTACCTTTTACAAAGGTTATTCCTAAACGTTGGCAAAAACAGATGTGGGAGGGAATACGTCCTATTGAAATTCCAGTTAAAGGAAAAACAAATAAAGACGGTTCACCAAAATATAAAGTGGATACCAAAGCAACGTCATTGATAGCCGCAAAAAGGTTATTCCCTAAAGAAACTTTTCTTGCTACCGAAAGATCAAAAGTTCCTAGTGACGGAATTGTAGACGCTTGTTTAATGGCAGAATTTTGCAGACGTAACTATTAAATTTATGATCTATTTCATTTACCTATTCCTCGCAGTGATAATTGCCACTATTGTATTTATTGCTTATACTATTAAGTTTATGGCAAATCATAATATGATCGCTAATTTCTTTGCTTACCAAAATCCTCCATTTGTAGTTCACGAGACTTATCATGCTATTGACTACGTTGATTCATTCCGTTACGTTGATGAAGCTGATATTTGGGGTGGTAAGTGGAGTATTGGACAATATATCAATGAAAATGAAAGAAGTGTATTAGTTGATAAAAACGGTTCTCATGTGAAATGGGAAGTTGAAAGACGTGTACAAAAAATGGCAAAAGAAATGTTGAATAATGGATGTATTGAAATATGGAAACAAAATGTAAACGCGCAAGGCTATTATACTCCCGAAACAACGGTTTATTTGAAAGCTAAAGTTTATAAAAAAGGAGTATGAAAATATCCCGAAAAATAACGGCTGACGTCTATAACGATAATCTAAATCGTTTCTTTAATGAAATAAGAGATTATGAGCCACTGAGTAAAGCGGACGAAAAGATACTCATTGCCAAGATTCAAAAAACAAATGATGTTTCCTCACTTGATAAATTAGTCAAAGCCAATGTCAAATTCGTTATATCAGTTGCTAAGAAATATCAAGGCGGTGGTGTTCCATTACTTGATCTTATCAGCGAAGGCAATGATGGTCTCATAGAAGCTGCTTATAGATTTGATGTTAGAAAGGAATGGAAATTCTTTTCATATGCTGTATGGTGGATTCGAAAACGCATCATTTCATCATTTGACTATAATGTTCGTACCATTCAATTACCTGCTAACCGCGAAGCCCTTGTTACAAAAATTAAAAAGATCATTTCAGAACTTGAACAAAAATTACAACGGTATCCAAATGTAGATGATATATGTGAACGATATCAAGATTTAAATGAAGATGATATTATTGAAGCCGTTCTTCACGCCGGTTATAATCCATCATTGCAAGACGGCATAGGAAGTAGCAAGGAACATGATAATGAAGATACCCTTGAAGATGTATTAAGCAACAATGAATTAGGAATAGATGCAGAGGATATCGAGGGCTCACTAGCTTTCGATCTGAATAAGTTCCTGTATCAATTAAGTCAACGCGAATATGACATTTTCATTTTTATGTTTGGGTTAAATGGTGAAGATCATCAACAAACAGACAATATAGCTGGAAAATTAAAAATGAAAAGTAAGGATGTGGCCAAATTCAAGCCGCGCGTTTTAAAAAGATTAAAGGCATTAAAAAATATTGATCAATTAAGAGAATATTTATGAAAGTCTTATTATTTCTTCTTTGTATCCTTATCACTCCTGAAAATCCCTGTTTACAAATTGATATTTTAATTGTGGGGGACTTTTCTGCTTCAGTTAATGGGCATGAGGAATACATGAAGAAGTCTTTTCTATCATTATTAAACAAAGTCAAATTAAGCGAAGAGACTGTAAAGATAGGAGTAGTCACATTTGCCACTAATGCCGTTTTAGATTCACCTCTTTCAAATGACAAGAAATCTTTACAAGTTGCCATTTCTAATATTTATCACTCTTCTGGTTCAACTAATATGGTTGACGGCTTACAATTGGCCGTTAATGAATTAGTAAATAACGGCAGACCCGGATTTCGTAAAATCATTATTATTGTATCTGATGGTCAACCTGATTACAAACAAGGCGTAAAACAAATTACAGATCAACTAAAATGGTTTGATATTAAAGTTTACGGCATGTTAGTAACCGCTGATGAATACGATGAAGAATTTATGAAATCTATTTCTTCTGTATACTTAAAATCAGACTATGAGTCTTTATCAGAAGAAATAAAAAAATTAGATATTTGCCTATGAAGAAACCTAAAAACTTTCAATGTAATGCATGTAAGTTCAAATTTTACGTTGCTGAATTTACTACTGTTATAAAATCTCCTGAAAACGAGTATAAAGAGAAAGGAAATAAAAAACTTACTTGCCCCAAATGTTCATCATCTGTTAAATTTATTGCACCTAAACAGGGAGTTCCCGAATTAATGGGGGTTCTTGGTGGCACTTTTGTTCCTGAAAAAATTCTCTTGAAAGATAAGCAAAAGAAGCTAGGCATCCGCTCCAAGCATCATTTCAAAAATGAAATATTGCCTAATCACCCTGACCCACAAATGAAGCCATACTTTGAAAGAAAGTATAAGGGAACAAAATTTAAGGACCACGAAAAGATGCGATAATGAAAGAACTGAAAGAAGAAGCAATCGCATTCATGAAACGCGATTTTTTATTTCGCGTAAAACATTATGAAAAGATTACGGGTAATAAAGATGAATACTATTGGAAGTGGATGGGAACGCCTCGCATAGCTGAACATTTAGGTCTTACTTGCAATAAAACCAGATTGCTTCTTAAATCTCTTGTTAAGGAAGGTAAATTAACATGCAGCAAATCCTCCAACATTCTTATTTGGGCGCCTATTGAAATAGAAGGATTTAAGCAGCATACGTTTAAAGATTATTTTTATAAGGTATAATGTTTAATTTAGTGATCATATTTGTACTGATTATTAGTTTTGCTTTTGGCTATTTACTAGTCAAAAAAATTTACGAAGATTAAAAAATAAGATAAAAATGGAAAAAACTATTACGATGCCGCTTAAAGAATATCAAGATTTAATTGCGGAAAATACAGCATTAAGAACAGCAAATGCAAATAAAGAAATTTATCTTCAATTAGATAATTATTCAACTATATTTTATGTCGGCGAAGAAGTTCCTAAAAAAATAGAAGATTTGCTTATTAGATTAGAAAAAATTAATAATAGACTTACAGAACACCGCTTAAATAGAAAAGAGCATTATTGATGGAAATTAAAATCCAAACGCCTTTATCAGAATATTATAAAGAGCTTACGATTATCGAAGCTCTTTTGCTTTGTTACATACAGCAAAATATCGATGAGTCTGGCAACTTCATTGAGACCGACTCGCAAATTGCTAAGGCTCTAAATATAAACATTGCCTCTCTGCCTACTCTACTGAATAAACTTTTAAAGCTTATTTACATTGAACAAGTATATAATGAAGAAAATAAAAGAATCCTACGATATATACCAATTGGATTAAATGGAGATATAAAAAGTAAACAAGGATTTATTTATATAATGGAAGACGCTTCACTTCCCGGTTACTATAAAGTGGGTTTTAGCAAATCACCTTCCCATCGCGAATACACGCTCCAAGCGCAGAAGCCTACAATTAAGCTTTTAAAGAAATTTGTCGGCTCCATTCAAGAGGAACATGCGGTACATCGTTACCTTGATAAATTCAGAGTTAGAGGTGAGTGGATGTATGGTTTGACAGTCGAACAGATAGATAAAGCAATTAAAAAGATCATAGGAATCAAATAAACTTTCACAATTAAAAGATTTAACACTCAGGCATGTTCGACTAAGGTCAAATCAAAGTCGCCTTAAACATTAAATCTCAAATTCATTTAATTTAAATACAACTATTTTGAAAAAGATAAATTAATAAGTTGTATTTTTACGTTTGCTTAGGTATTTTAGCAGTTAGTTTTGAAAATATTAACCTCATTCGGTTTCTTTCCTTTCTAACTTTCTAAAAAAGACCTAAGCAATCTTTCAAAAAAAGCGGGAACCGATGAGGTTTTTCTTTTTTTTGAATAACTAGCTTTAATTGGTCGTAGGACGCAGCCGTACAGCAGCGATTATTGCTAGTATAAAACAATTTGTTACTGTGGTGCATCTACTTAAAGCAAAGCCGTGGTGCTTAGAAAGGAACCGAACAGGCAAGAGTAGACGGACGGGTTAATACGTTCGACAAGTAGGGTTCTATAATTAACCAACAAATAGCAACGTCCCTATGTTGAAAGACTTAGTACGGGGCGTGCTTTACCCAATTCACTAATTATATAACACAAGGAAATACACTACTAAATACTTAAATAATCTTATAGGTATCTTTAATAACTAAAATAAGATTCTAATATAATAATGATCAATAGAAAAAAGTTAGAAGTAGGCAAGCAATATGAAAAAGAACTAAGACAGAATATTACAGCTACAGAAAAACAGTTTAAGAAACTAATAAGTCAATTGAAAAAGAAATATAGATTTAAATTCAAAATGAATTTTCAGAAAGGGTGGTACAAAGACGAAGCATTCTTTATTTCTGATTTCTATTTCCATGAATCAAATACGACTATTGAACTAGATGGAAAGTCTCACAACAAGAAAAAGCAAAAAGAACAGGATAGCCGAAAAGAGATTTACTTGAAATCAATAGGAGTTAAAACAATAAGGCTGGAAAATAGTTACGTTTGGAATCTGGATTGCGATTCTCTTTGCTCTTTCCTTGTATCCAGAAGAGTTATATAGCTTTTTATACGTTATAAGATATAAAAGGCAACAGTGTAGTTATATTGAAAGCAAAAGCATATAAAAAAGAAAGGGCCGAAGCCCTCTCAATTAATTGTTGAACATTACAAATTTCATATCCCATACTTCTACTTCCTTGCCAACCTGAAATGTAATGTTTTTTGCCGACCATAAAACATAAATCATAAAATGAGGGTTAGTGTGTAATAAATGTAGAATTAATTTCTAAGGCGTCCAAATTTTTACCCTAAGTTCCACACACTCAAGTAAAGATCGTTTAACAGAAATTAATTCTCGCATTCCTATGAGGGTTTAGCGTAATGGCATAAGGTTTGTTAAAAGTCTGGAAACAAAAACAAACAAAAATGAAAACAGAATTGAAAACAGTAGGAAACGCAGAATTGAATCGTCTTGAACTCTTTGAGGTGCTGAGGGAGTATTTAAGAGACCGTCATTCCTTGAATCTCACAAAGGCAATCTATGAGGTAAAGGGTAACACGATCAACGGCGTGAAAATGGAGGTAAGTAAGGAAGAGGTCGTAAATGGTGAAGAAAGAAGGGAAATGGTTAAAGTCAACCCGATAACCCGCCCTCGTTTAAAAAAACACCAAAGGGTCAACATAGGCATATTTGACTTCCTTAAAGGCTATTTTGAGCAATCTAAGGGCCACGGAACAAAGACTATTACCTTTGACCATATTATTGAGCGGGTAAAAGAGAAATATCCTTTAATGACCGCTAAAAGGCTCCAATTGTACCTCTATCAGGTGCCGGGGATTAAGTTCAGCAAAGTAGAAGGGGTGGCTCATTTGGACTAAAAAGCCCTAATTTTAGTCAGAATAGGCAGGTCGAAAGGCTTGCCTATTTTATTTTAAAAAATATTTGTAAAAAGTATTGCTTTGGAATCGGAATCGCCGTATAATTGTATATCAAAACAGCAAGAAATATGAAACCAATGACTAATTTAACACAAGGTGAATTTAGAATGCTTCGCAAAATTGCTGAATCTGAATATAGAGACGGTGATTTATCCGATGTAGTTTGGGGTTGCACTGAAACAGTAGAAGATAAAGGTTATCTTGGTTCTCTTGTTAAAAAAGGGTTAGCGGGGGTAGATAATACTACTAAGGGCGAAGAAACTTGTTGGCTAACTGAAGTTGGTATTTCTGAGTACAAAAGATTGATAGAATTTTAAACAAACGAATATATGAATGCTCCAAACATCGCAATCCTTATTGACCTTCTTAACTCAGAAGAGAAAGACAGTTTGTATTTTAAGATCGAAGATTTCATCAATTAATCAGGTGTGCATGGAAGAGCGAAAGAAGAATCTCAAGCAATTCTTGAGTATATTGCTCAAAATAGTTAAAAAATTTCTTTAAAAACTTCATCCGAATCTTATACATTTGCGTTAAACATAGTAAAGAGAAATAAAACATGAATACACCAGATTTAAACGGATTTGACGAATTAAATAAATTAGTCAAGCAACTAAAAGTCAAAGCAGAAGAAGTAAGTAAAGAACACAAAGCTAAATTACATTGGTTTGAAAATGACCGTATAATAATGGCTGAGCGTTATTGTAGACAAATCTCAGAAATGTACGAACGACTTTTGAGAGACAGCAAAGGGCGAGACGAAGCATATAAAAAATCAACCGCATGGCTAGAGTCCGAACTTCTAAGCAAAAACACTGAGAACCAGCGTCTACGCTCAGACTTCGAAGAAGCCGTAACTATAGCGCAAGCAAATAGGAATGAAATCAAGCGTCTACGCGAAGCACTGGAGAGTATTCAAAAGCTAAGCCGACGTTCAGATCACGATGAGATGGTGTTTGGCGATAAGGAAGTTTATAAGATAGCCGCCGGAGCACTCAAAGTCAATAGCGATAAAAAATAAAATAGTACGCTAAATGGAAAACGATAATCAGTTACCAATGCCCTTTTTATATACAGACTTCATAAGATATTGGAGCGACTTTATAAAAGCCTCTGGCCACAACGTAGCTTTAAATCAGATACATGATCGTTATATATCGGAAATTGATCGTTTGAAAGAAGAGAATGGTAAGTTAAAAGATCAAAACAAAAAGGCTTTCGAACTTATTTTAAAACAAGAGGAAACAGTTAAAAATTTTGTTTTAGATAATGGAGGACTTAAATGTGAGTTATCGGAATTGCGGGAAGCGTTGAAGCAAATAACTCAATTTGATTTTAACCCTTCTGAACCATATGGCTCCATACAGGATATTAAGGACATTGCTATAGAAGCTCTTTATAAAAACAAAATGTAAGAAATGAACATATATCAAAATCCCCGACATAACAACACAGATACAAAATTGATTATTATTGTGATAGTATTAGTGTTGTATTTTGTGGTTAAAATTTTAATAGGGTAGAAAATGAATATAGAGCGAAAGAAAATACCAAAGGTGCGAACGACTAAAAAGAAAGGTCAAAGCAAGTATCCATTTGCAGAAATGAATAAAGGTGATGCAATGAAAATAGACCCAATGAAACGTTATTCGATTAGCACACTTGCTCATTCATTCGCAAAGAGACAATCGCCTGAATGGAAGTTTAGTGTAAGGAAAGATGAAAATGGAGAATTGTATTGTTATAGAATTGAATAAATAATAGAGCCTTTAGCTCAGATGGTTAGAGCGGCAGAACTCATAATCTGTAGGTCGTTGATTCAAATCCATCAAGGCCCACAAAATAGACGTTTAGGTTGATAACGTTCCATCAGTAATAGTGATTTTTGGTATTTTTAATCAGTATGAAAAAATATACTGATAAGAAATATTTAAAGAAGTGCTTAAAGGAAGGCAAGACAATTAAGCAAATTGCTAAAGAGAATGGAGTTTACCCAAGTACCGTAATGAGATATACTTCTGAATATGGTATAAAATTTCCAAGAGGCAAATGTCAGGAGCAAGATTATGCAGATCGAATAGGAGAATCAGTTGGAATAATGAAAATAGTTTCATTTGCTGGGTATAAAATAAGTAGAAGTGGTAAAAGCAAAACTCCTTATTTTAATTGTTTGTGTCAATGTGGAAGAATTTCTAAAGTTCACAGAGGGCAATTGAGATTTCAAAAAAGCTGTGGTTGTTTGCGATATAGTGTGGTCGGTATAGATAGAGCAAAGATTGATATAAATGAAAAATTTGAACAGGCCGATTCAACTTTTAATAGATTATATGCGACTTATAGGCATAGCGCTGTAAAAAATGGTAGATCATTTGATTTAAGCAAAAAAGAATTTTATTATTTAACTAAACAGAATTGTCACTATTGCGGAATACCCGCTAAACAATTATTAATTGTAAGAAAAACAAATTTTTGGTCTTTTTACTATTATAATGGAGTTGACAGGCTTGATAATAATAAAGGTTATGAGTTAGATAATGTTGTTAGTTGCTGTTTAACTTGCAATAAGGCTAAAAGTTATATGACTTATGAAGACTTTAATTGTTGGATCGATAGGCTAATAAATGTTAGAAATGAACGTAGAAATATGGACTGATGGCTCCGCACATAATTTAACTCATGACAGAGGAGGATATGGTATAGTGTTAAAAAGAGGACGGACGATTAGGCAATTTTGTGGAGGAAGTTATTTTAACACCTCTAGTGCGAGAATGGAATTGAAAGCATTAGTTTCATCATTGAAGTACGTAAATAAAGGCGAACACGCAAACATATTCATGGATTGTGAATGGATAGTAAATTCGGTAGAAAAAGAATGGGTATTCAGATGGTATAGAAACAATTTTAAAAATAGAACGCATGCCGATCTTTGGATTATATTTGTAGATGAGTACTTTCGATTAGATGGGAAGGTGAAACTGAATTGGATACGTGGCCATACACAAATGCAGGAACACAATTACTATAACCATGTCGCGGATATACTTGCAAATAAAGGAGCGCACAAAACAATTAAAATAAAAGATTTATGAAAACAGAAGATATTAAGAAAATGTTAATGGTTGATCCGTTAAGCTTAGCAGAAGAAATTACAGGAAAATCTTATAAGGAAGATAAAGATACATCTAACTTGGGCTTGTGGCTTCATATAAAACATAATGAAAAAAAGAATAGAGTTTTAAATGCAATTGGTGATACGACATTTAGTATGAAATTGTCCGATTATTTCCGAGTAATAAAGGGGTTTGGATTTGAAGATATTTATGTTGAAGATTTTTCAGATAAAGATGGAAAGGATAACAAATTATATGTATTGTATCATTATGATTTGGGAATCTTATTGAGTTTTGACACTTACTTTGGAAATAGCGTGAATGGTGGTAAATTTTATTATAATTGGTCTCCAAATATTGGATTTGAAACTGGTAATTGCACGTCGTCCGGCGGTTTTTATTTCTCAGAAGGCGAAATGCATATTGGTTTAATTGATGAAAATTTGAATGAATATAGAATTCCGAATTATCCAAAAGAAATACCTTGGACAAGCCAATCTTGTGAACAATTTAAATTAGAGAATAAGCAAATTTGGGAAGATCAACAAATTTTATTGGAAGGAGCATTTGGTAATGGTAAAAGAACTGTGTGGATTGGTAATCATGATTGCAGAGAGGCTGTGATTTCAAATATTAAGTTGATGCAAGAATGTGGAAAATTTTTGCCAACTTGGATTAAGCAACCAACCCCTTTTTGGGTTATGACTTATGCAGATTGGGAAAAGAATGAGGATAAACAATATCACGATGCAGACGCAATTACTGAGAAACGAATTGCAAGTTTTCCGATTGAGGTACAAGAAAGAATAAAAGGAAAAAAATGATACTACTAATCCTAGCCATCCCCATTCTCTCATTCATTGCATTAATGTTTTGGATGAGCCATTTGTGCGCAAAACAAATGACCTTGTATCGAATAAAGAAAGGGAAACATTACTCGACTCGATTTAATGACGTGATCAAATTGCCTTATAAATTGGGATTGGTAACTAAAGATAGGTTGGAATTTAATGTAATGTTTAGTGATGGAACAAGCCCTGATAATTGGTATGAAGATAGATCAACTCATAAGTTGTACGGAATGGCATTTGGATTTGATTTGCATTACAGATCAATTAGACTAGGGTGGCAAACGATGGGCGGAGAAATGGTGAAATTATATGCTTATAACTACCTTGATGGAAAGAGATATTGGACTGAGTTATGCACCATTCATTGTTATGAAAATTATCGAATATTAATGTATAGAGAAAGCGATGAGATGTATGAAATAAGAGTGTATCAGGGTGAAGGGAAAACTGATTTGATAGGTGGAACGGTAGTGCCAATGGAAAAGAAATACGATGGGCTTAGATTTAAATTATTCCCCTATTACGGGGGTAAATTAACGGCTCCAAATGAAGTAAGGATTTACATAAAAGAAATATGAAAAATCAATTTAAAACAGAAAGTAAAATGAATAAGCTGGAAAAAAGAAATCTATGACAATTTTGATTATATTGATACTGAGATGGATGGAATTACTCCAGAAGAATTTACAAATAGCATAGTTGTATTTGTAAGAATGAAAATGAGACAAGCATGGAATGCCGGAATACATGATTATGTGTATAATGAAGATTATCCTTATAAGGGTAACGCTAAAAGTCAATTTGTACAATGGTTTAAGAAAAAATATAGAAAGCTATGAGTCTAGATATATCGCTAAGAATCCTAAATCATAAATATAAGGAGTGGAAAGAAAACCTGGAACGATCACTGAAAGAAGTAAAAGAACATGAATTGTTTAATTTGTTACCGACCATTGAGCAATATTATAGCGATCGGCAACCATTAGAAACTATTGAGGTGTTTGAAGGCAATATAACTCACAATCTCGTTGATATGGCAGAGAAAGCCGGATTATACTATTGTATTTGGAGACCTGAAGAACAAGGAATTAAAATAGCAAAAGATTTAATTGACCCTCTTGAGAGGGGGCTGAAAGATTTAACTGATAAACCAGAAAAATATAAATTATATAACCCGCCAAATGGATGGGGAAGTTACGAGACATTAGTTTCATTTATCGATAGATATTTGGCAGCATGCAAAGAAAATCCAGAAGCAGAAATTTATGCTTGGAGATAAAATTATGAAAACAGAACAAGAAATAAGAACAAAACTTAAGGAAGTAAATATAGAATGTAAGCAAGCAAATGAAGTGCACATCATACTATTTGAAGGAATGGTATATTGGAAAGAGCGATTGAAAACTCTTACAAAAGAACGAAATAAGTTGCAAAAGCAATTAAAGAAAATAACAGGCGAACCAGATTTTACATTATGAGAGAATTAGAAAAACTGCAAGAATATCTTAGAGTTAGTATTCAAAGAAACGGCGATAAGTCTTTAACGCTATCGCACCTTGCAAATTTAATTGGTGTTATGCTTCGAGAAGAAGAGAAAGTTCAAAAAGAAGATGATGACATTTATAATGAAATAGTTGATGATTTACATAAATGGGGTAATTAATATGGCACAAGGGAAAACAGAAGAACTGAAACATGTTCCTGCAATAACAGTAGATATTGCTTTAAAAATAAATGAATTGATTGAAATTATAAACAAGCAGCAGGAAGAAATAGAAAAATTAAGCGGTATTGTTGAAGCTTATGGATTTAGAATCGATAGATTAGAATTAGACGGTTATGATTATGGAATAATAGGAGAAGCAATATGAAAAAGCCTGATGATTGGTTAAAGGATTTACCGCAAACAACTGCGGAAACGCTGATAAGAAATAATGTTTCAATAGAATCATTTGAAGCAATTATAGCAAGAAGGAAAGATAGATATAGATTTTGGCTTAAAAACAATCAGAAATTTATAGCTGAACAAGAAAGAGAATTGATTGAGCATGGAGAAAAGACATTAGCTATATTAAAAAGCCTAGAGAATAAAACTAATAAACAGAGTTAAAATATAATTGACTACGTGAAGTTCAGCCACTACCAAGAAAATATATTCTCAGAAGTAATTACTACTAATAAGAACATAGCTATACAGGCGACAGCGGGTGCCGGTAAGTGTCTAAAATTTGACACTCCTGTTTTGATGTTTAGCGGCGAAATAAAAAAGGTTCAAGATGTAAAACAAGGTGATCAATTGATGGGGCCGGATTCGATGCCTAGAAATGTTTTATCGACTGTAATGGGAGAAGATGAAATGTATGACGTTATTCCTGTAAAGGGGGATATATGGGGGTGCAATAAAAGTCACATATTAAGTTTAAAAGCTTCCTATTCTGAGTCAGGAATAAATAAAAACGATACAATAGATATTCCATTAAATGATTGGCTATTGGTGCCCAAATGGCAACGACATCAATTTAAACAGTTTAGGGTTGGAGTTGAGTTTGCAAAACAAAAAACTAACATTGATCCTTATTTATTGGGAGTATGGATTGGAGATGGAACAAAGCATAATGGAACCCCTACAGTTTCTATAAATGCGAAAGACATTGAGCTAATCAGTTACTTAAAGAATATAAAAGAAGAAGGTATTGAAGTTAAAATGGTTTCTGATAATGATAGAGATTCATGCTATAGAATTTCATTAACCACTCAAAATAGCGGCAAAAGATCAGGAAGAAATAAGTTTAGAAATGAATTTTTAAGATGTTTAAGTGACAAAGAGGTATTTATACCAAAAGAATATCTTATAAATTCAAGAAAAAACAGACTTCAATTATTGGCAGGCTTACTTGATACTGATGGTCATTATTCACGAGGATATTATGAGATTTCTACTAAGTTTGATGTCCTCAAGAATGATATTTTATTTTTAGCTAGAAGTTTGGGATTTTATTCCAATTATACTTATAAAAAATCAACGATTAAGGATAGTAATTTTATTGGATATTATTGGCGAATTTCTATTTGTGGAAATGTTCACGAAATACCATGTAAAATAAAAAGAAAAAAGGCGAAGATTAGAAAGCAAAAGAAAGATGTCTTAAATACTGGATTTTCTATAGAGTATAAAGGTATAGGGAATTATTATGGTTTTGAAATAGATGGCGATGGTCGATTCCTTCTTGGAGATTTTACAGTTACACACAACACAACTGTTCTTGTAGAAATATCCAAGTTAATTCCTTATGGAAAAAGAGGTTTATTTGTAGCATTTAATAAACACATAGTAAATGAACTGAAAGAAAGATTAGAAAATAGCTTCGAATGTAGTACGATGCACTCCATTGGATTTGGAGCAATTAGAAAACATTATCCCGGCAACGTAACATTAAAAGAAAACAAACAGATAGATTTTATACTTCCATTATTAGAAAGAGAAAAAAATAATAGAAAGAAATGGAGTACAATCTATGAGGTAGACAGAGTAATGAAATTGGCAAGAGCAACAATGACAAAGCCAGAAAAAGAAGAAGTAGAAAAATTATTAGAAAATTATGCGATAGATTTAGAAGAAGAACAGATAAGTATAATGATAAGAGCAATTAAGAATTTCTATAAATACAACGATACAAATGATTATAGTTTAAATGTAGATTTTCAGGACTTTATAGAGATGCCGGTAAGGAATAAAGAAATAAGAATGCCACAATATGATTACTTGGCAATCGATGAGGCACAGGATATGAGTAAGCTAGATCAATTGTTCTTGAACAGGTTAGTAAAACCAATGACAGGAAGAAATATTTTGGTCGGTGATCCTCGGCAATCTATCTACGCTTTTCGCGGTTCAGATGTTAATTCATTTGACAGCTTTGCAAGCCAACCTAATACCGTAACACTCCCATTATCAATAAGTTACAGGTGCGCTAAGAACATTGTAAAAGAAGCACAAAAGGTATATAAAGAAATCGAAGAGAATCCAGAAGGAAAAGAAGGAATAGTAAGAAAAGGAAAATTAGAAGAAGCGCAAGACGGAGATTTTGTTTTGTGCCGCAATACTCGTCCACTTGTAGATGCATTCATGCAGCTAATAAAGATGGGAAAGAAAGCTTATATAGTGGGAAAGGAATTAGAAAAGGGATTATTAGCATTACTTGTAAATTGTCCGGATACAGAGGATAAAGAAGAGATAGAATTGTATTTTCAACAAATTTTAGTGAAGAAAATTGAAAATATTTCAAAGAAAACCGGAAAAAAATTGATTAATCCTAAAAATCACCCCCAATACGCTATAATTCTTGAAAAAATAGAAATACTACGAATGTTATTTGATAAATTTGACACCTTATCAGAGGTAGAAACGTTTATAGAAACAGTATTTGATGATAATGAAAGGGATGGAATAGCATTAATGACTGTGCACAAGGCAAAAGGCCTTGAATCGGATAGGGTGTTCTTCATTGAGAAATACGAAGGAAAAAAACTAATACCGAGTCAGTATGCGGTAACAAAGGAACAATTAATACAAGAATCGAATTTGTCCTTCGTTTGTTTAACCCGTGCAAAGAATGAATTTGTTTATCTTGAACTATGAAATAAAAACAATATGGCTAAGAAAAAAGTAAATGAACATATGTTAGAGTTAGCTGATGCTCAATTTATCGGTTATTCTCATGGTAAAAATAGAAGTTTAATTCAAATGGTTCAATCAATGGGCTTAACTCAAGATGAATATGAAGCATGGAAAGAGGAATATGGTACTTCATATTTAACAGATCGTGAAATAGGTGAACTTCATGAGTATTTTTATGATAATAAAAAATGAGATAAAAATGAGAGTACCCCTTTTTCTTGCTCTGCTGATTTCCTCAGTCGGGAGCGTTTTTGCGCAAGCCGATATGACAACCTCGGGCGACTGGGTCACGACAGCCAACTGGACCAGCGGCAACATTGGAGATAATGTAACCGAAACGGTTACAATCAATAACAATATCAACCCCACCGTAAATAACGGAACCAACCTGACAGTTGGAACAACCACCCTGACCAACAACAACACGCTGACCGTAAATTCGGGAGGCACGCTGAACGTTGGCGATGTGGGTCATGCCAACAGCCTGATCACAACAAATAATAATAC